CCTGTAACCGTTGTGCCACAACGCTTTCTTAGCTCTGGGGCTTCATTGTCGGGAATATTACCCCGGTATCATCATAACTTCTCATAAGTTCTTATAACCCTTGTGCCACAACGTTTTGAGGACTTTTACAATAACGTAAGTTCTCATAAATTCTTATAACTCTTCGGTCAATTGGTGTCAAAACTGGTGTCAAACCCAGCTCAGGACACTCTGATTTTTCCTTCGAGATTTGCAAAGCTGGACATCTTCTTTTCCTTGGTTGCTTCGTTGTAGACATCCATCGTTGTCTCGATGTTTCGGTGACCCATAATTTCTTGGATTACCTTTAGGTTTGTTTCGTTCTCGCAAAGGCGAGTACAGAATGTGTGTCTGAGATTGTGTGCGCTGAAGTGTGGAAGTAAAACTGGTTCTCGGTGTTCTTGTTCTGCACGCTCTGTTTCCTCGGCATTGCAGTCACGAATAATTCTCTCAAGCGCTCTATTGATGACGTGTGGATTCAGCATCTCTCCGAACCGGTTCTTAAAAATGAAGTTCGTGTATCCATCAACCTCGCACTCGTTGAAGCCTTCCTCCATATGTTTCAATCGAATCTGGAGTAAAGCTGCTCGCACGTCAGAAAACATTGGAATGATTCGCGTGCCAGCCCGTGTCTTCGGAGTAGTGATGTGGAGCTCCATCTTCCCGCTTTCTTGTTGACGATATATCAAATTATGGTTAATGTCAATAATATTCTGCGTGAAGTCGCAATCTTCCCATCTCAATCCAAGGATTTCTCCTATGCGTGCGCCTGTCCCAAGCATGACCGTAAACAGCGGCATCCAGTGTTTGTACGTTTTCGAACTGGAAACAAAATCGAGGAACCTATTTTGCTGTGTCTCTGTCAACGCATGACGCTTTGGTTTCTCCCAGTTATGGCTCTTCTTGATTTCTGCAATCACACCGTCGGTAGGATTTGTTCTTATGAACCCATCCCTCACTGCTACATTAAAGACCGGATGAAGAATCGTATGAATTATCTCCATACTGTTCGGCTTAAATCCAATATCTTTAATGAGGTGGATGTAGAACCGCTTGATATCGCTATACTTGATGTCGGCAATGTTCTTCGCGCCTATTTCGTCCTGCACATACTTCCTGTACATATACTTATAGTTGGTTCTTGTAGATGCTTTAAGCTCGTACTTAGTTTCAATGTAGGCGTCATAAAAGCTGTTCAGCGTCATCCTGTACGCCGTATTGGAGCTGATGCCGTCATCAATATCCCTTTGGATTCGTTTTATCTGAGTCCTTAATGGTTCTGTGCTACGCTTACCATCAGGCGCTTTATCTGACTCTACAAGCTTCCAGCTATAAATCGCTCGGCGTACTCCACCAGAATCAGTATAACGGTACATATACTTCCCGTCGCTTCTCTGCACCTCACCTTCTCTCAGAACTCTGCCTTTGTTGTCTTTTCTTTTTTCAGGCATGGCTACTCCTTTAGTCTGAAAATGAATATCAACATGGCATTCTCAATATACCATAGTCTGGATTCACTTTCAAGTTAGATGTCATATAAGGTTGAGTTGGTCAACAAATCGCTCGAATTTTGTACGTTTAATCTGTGGGCGTGTGCCATTCCAAAGAACAAAATCAGCGTTTTTGTTTTCGCTGACAATCTTACGCAGCTTAGTTTCTCCGATGCGGAAGTATTGTGATGCCTCCTGAATTGTCAGTGTGTACCTTTCCCAAAATGGGATTTGCAGGGTGTTAATAATCTCGCCTCCTCGTGCGCTGCGCGTATGTAAAAAAGAAAGGGCTGGCAGTGAAGCCAGCCCCATGTCTACCTCTTGAGTAATAAGGAACCTAATCAACGATACTGATTACTATGTAAGCAATGACTACGATAATAACCGGAATCCAGACAGGCGCAAGTACCCACCACCAGCTCCAGTCAATCACGCCAATCAGCTTTAGAACGATAAAAACTACGGCGAGTACATCGCACAATCCAAGACCTTTCGAAGATGAGTCTTTCATGCGTGGTTCCTCTTACGCCTTGCTGTCCGTGGAGCCCATACCGCCGTTTCTGACGCCGGTTGCATCATCGGAGTATGTAATCCCATACGGAATGAAGATTGCCTGCATAAAGCCGTTACCGGCTTCAACGTGCACAATCTTTTGACTCTTGCTGTCGTTTGTAATCTTGGCGAAGATGTGCCCCTCGTTGTCGGAGAAGTAATAATCGCTGTCGATAACGCCCATCGTATTGTCAAACTGCATACGGAACTTGAAGCCCAGACCACTACGCGGCAGGCAACCGAGCCACCAGCCCTCGTCAATCTTCACTCTGATACCGGTGGGAATCTTCATTGTTTCGCCGGGGCGCATCTCAAATGTAAATGGTGCCTTAAAGTCATAACCGGCGGAGCCAGTCGTTGCTCTGCTGGGGAGTGCAATTTCCTCCCACATCTTTTTAAGGTCATCTTCGATGGCAGGCGGCAATTCCTGCCCCCTATAGAATTCATCTTTCATTGCGTCACGGAACTGTTCAAAGCTGACCTTTTCAAATTCTCCAACTCTCTGCATTGTGCCCTCCTTAGCTATTTGTTTTGCAAGTACAAGACGGCTCGCCCCACCAAGGCTTAACTGTTTCTTGGTAGGTTTGGAACGGCGGGAAGTACATGGTGTCGTCATCTTCGGTCGTCTCAGTAACCGTTTCTCTCACGACTTTCCCGTCTGCGTCATACTCGCGGACAGTTTCCTTAATTGTACGTTTAATCATACGCCCTCCTTATTTGCGCTTGATTGTCTTTGCAATCAGACAAACGGAAGCGATGATGGATGCAATACCGGCAGCACCGGTAATGATGTCCAGAATTGAAGGTGTCGGTTCCTGAAGCTCAATCAGACCGTCGAGCATTTCAGCGATATCCTCGTCGCTCGTAGTGGAAGTAGTGACTGTGTAACTGGCACAATCAGGCTCTTCTCTCGTCTCCGTATGAATCTCGTGGGTCACGTTACCTTTCTCATCGAACTCTCTTGTGGTCTCGTAGGTAGTTGTCAATTTGTTCATGGCTGTCATCATGGTTAATCCTCTCTTTATGCCGTCTTTGTGTAGAGACCGCAGTGGCAGGTTCCACTTGCCATCTCTCTGAACTCCTTGCACATACACTTCGTATCCTCGTTCTTTTCGAGGGAGCATGGGCAGAAGCCATTATTGTCTTTCAATGCTTTCCGCATATCGTTAACAAACTCTTTGTCTGGATTGATGTTGATTTTCATTGATGTCTTCTCCAATATGTTTAACTGCCGAACCTTTCTGCGTATTGATTGTCAGAAGCGAGTTCGACGCCAAGCACTTCATCGAATATGTGCTTTTGGTTTGGGATATATCGTCCGAACTTCACAACCACATTCCCATAAGTGGCAAGCCGTTGAATCCATTCAGGGACTTCTTCAAAGTAGTAACCCGTATAAATGACAACGTCATCTTTACACTGGAATTGCCCGCGAAGAACCTCAAGGAACGAACACAGCTCATCAAATTGTTCAAGCGGTTCAAGCCCACCAAACACGATTGATTCTGTAAGCGGATTGTTCAGATACCGGATGCACAGTTGCTCGTCGTCAATGCTGATGGGGGCGCTTGCACGCCACCCATCATTTTGACAGACCGACAACGGGATGCCTGCTTCGATACAGCACTTACCACCACAAGAAATTGTTCCAATAAACATCGCTGGCTTTTTATAATTGGTGAAGTCTTCATCCACGATTGTCTTTACTCTCATTCGCTCATAGCCTCCGCATAGCTGTACCACTGTCTTGTGTTGAACTCACGGAAACGGTCTTTGGAGTAAGCCCTTGATGGGACGAGATACCCAACAATGCGCTGGTATGTATCGAAGACAGGTTCACCGCATACTGGGCAATGGTCAGTGCCAACAAAGCCGTGATGGTTCTTGCACTCATTGATACGGGTGTTGAACGCAAAGTAAATCACGCCAGCCTGAGCAATCTTGTTCAGCATCTTCCACGCTGTTTCTGTGTTGGGGAAGTTGGATTCCAAGTTGATGTGCGCGATACTGCCGCCAGAACACTTCTCATCAAGGATTGAACTGAGGCGAAGCTTTTCCTGAATGGTGCATTTCGCGGACAGCGGAATCCACTGGTTCGAGTAGATGAACTTATCATTGTGGTCGTACAGAACGTTATCTTTCTGGCACAGGATAACTGCCGCACGCTCTGCAGGAACACTCTCGATGTTAAAAGAGTAGGCATCAGTGAAGTTGTCCTTGACCTCATTCAGCACCTCAAAGATTTTGCTTGCAAAAGCGATGCCTTCATCAGTGTAGCTGATGTACCCGAACTCATCCGTCTTGGTGTAACCAAACGCCTCAATGACTTCATACAGACCAAGGATGCCCATTGTGCAGTATTGCTTGTCCATCTCGACCGCGCCATCCTGATAGTTGGGGAGCAACCCTTTTTCAACGTTTCTCTGGATAATATGGCGGACAGTATCAAGCGTCTTACAACACAGCAACGCACGCTTTTTAAGCAGAGCAAGATACTTTTTCTCGTCGCACTCAGTTTCCAGCGCAATCCGCATGAGGTTAATTGTGTTGACCTTTACAGAACCGATGGAGAGCGCCGTACCGCCAATCGAATTGATAAATGCATTGAGTTTTGAAGTATCGGACAGCAGGCGGCAGCAGTTACTCAACGTGTTCACATCGCCGCTGATGAAGAAATTGCTGTCATTCCACGTCACATTGTGGTCGGAGCACCATCTGGCGAACTCTTCATCGACAAATTTGCCATCGCGGTAAAGCAAGCTGTATGTCAGCACTGGGAATGTAAACATATTCTCGCTTCTGATTTGCGAAACGACCTCCATAAAGAGCTTTTGATGCTCAATCAGCTCTTCAACGCAGTCAATCACATATGTTCCATCAGGATACTGCACGCCGCCGAACAGCGCTTCAATGTAATTACGGTCAAAAATTGACACATTAACAAAAGCAGTCTGGTCGATGCGCATAAACGGCTGGTTCAGACGGTAGATAAACTTCTGGAAGCACTGCTTGATGTAGTATTCGGGGTTCTTAATGAAGTGACCGCTCTCACAGTCCTTTTTCCAGAAGTAATACGTCCAGATAAGGACGTTGGGGATGCCTACAGCGCCGGAACTGCGGTTGCTCATATAGCTGATATACTCAATTACGTCATCCATGAACGTTGTGAGATGCTTCGGAGCCTGATTGTTATAGTTTTTGAGGAAAAACAGCCCCTCGGTTGCCAGTCTGGTCAGGTCATAAGCGTAGCAGTATGGCAGGTATGTAGAAGTAGACGCATCATGCAGATAGAATCCGCCGTTATACTCTGTTTCAAGCCATTCACGGGCTGTTTTCAGGTTGTAGCGCTTCTTCATCTCATAGAAAATCTTGTTAAAAGCGAACAGCTTATCGTGAGACTTGCCCTTTTCATTCAAAAGACTGCGAATATCCTTGTTGGATGCGTTCGCATTGGCATCGATGGTTACGTCGGCGACATTCTTGTCAATGAAGCCATCGATGAAATCAGAAAAGTTCAATTGTGTCTCGTGGAAACCGTTCAGGTACTCGAAATCTTCGCCATAACGCTCATTGAGGGTGGTCATAGCCTTTTCAAAGTCCCTGTTCATTTTGAGTGGAATGTTCATTGCTTAATCTCCCTTCGCTTATTGTTGGTTAACCCAGTTATTTGCTGTCGAGAAGTCAAGCAATTTGTTGTTCACACTAAGAACGGGCACCTGACTGATTCCAAGTGACAGCATCTCATCCACAGAATTGTTCTCTGTGTACTTGATACCCTTTTCTTCCAGTTTCTTTTTCAGAACCTTGCACTTTGGACATCCTGTTGAGTACAAAGTAATTTCCATTGGCACCTCCTCCCAACCTTTAAGGTCATCTTCCTCTGCAAGAGCCGTAATCGCTGAATAGACCTCAGCCCACGTTCCCACACGGAGCATCCCATTGGCTTCTGCATCATATTTTTTATTGTGATGCGCAGTCATAAGGATTTTGAAATAGTTCCCACCCTCAAGATTGTGGATGCCATCATCGATGAGGACATCACCATTCACAAGCTGTTTGTGGGAAGTAATAATGACATCGTTCCATGTTAGGAACGGGAAGTATTTGAATAATACCCGCTCCATTTTTGATGCGAGCGTATGGTAGTTCGATGTGGTTACAATCAAGACCTTATGCCCATCTGCAATAAGCTTTTGCAAAACCTCTGATGCACCATCAATTGGTTTAACCCAATCCCAGAAATCATCCTCGAACAGTGGTGCGTACACCTGTTCATTCGTGAGTGTCGGGAACGCCTTAGAAATATCCCAACTGGTGATGTCTGTCAGCTTTGTAGTCGTCCCGTGGCGGGTGTTCAGGTAATCAACCCAAGCACTTGCCAGCGACTCAATCGTGTCATCCATATCAACCAAGATTGTCAGATGCTTCATTTAACCTCCTTATAGCTCATCAATCGTCATCTGATGAGAGCCAAGGTATTCGACCAGCCAATCGATGACGTTTCTTTTCAGGTCAGTCAGTGACCCGTTATTCGTTATGTAATAATCTGGCTCAACATCGTCGAGCGCTGTCTCAGAAGGGTGCGCTTGCTGTTCTGGGGTAAGAGGGCTCTTGAAGTCCTTTCTGACAACACGCAAATTAACTGTGTCCAATCCAGCCTCTTTGAGATAATCAATCTCATTTGGGAATCGGCAATCAGGAATCAGCACATAGTCCCACTCATTTGGGAATAACTCCAAAATCGATGTGACAAACCCAACCCAATAGTCAGGGCGCTTCTGCCGAATGATGTCCGTCCCGACATATTGAAGAATATGCCGACCAGCATCATCTTTCTGTCCGTCCCATCCAAAGAACTGTTTGCAAATATATTTGAGCAGGTCTGCGTAATGGGTAATCAAGACTTTATATCCGTCTGCTTCTAAAGCTGCTTTAAGCAATCCAGCAGTGGTGTCTTTTCCGTTTTGGGCTTTACCAGAAATCGTAATAACTTTCACCTGTCAACCTCCTTTGTGTTGCTTCGCATACTTTCGGAATTTATCTATGGCTTGTCGAACATTCATTGGCGAATCTGGCGGTCGCCATTTGTGTTCACCGCCGTAATACAGCTCTCTGACCTTGCAAAATGCTGCAACCACAGGCTTGTCTGTATCATCTACTTTGTGCTCACAAACAATTGCAACTGCCTTCTTACCAGCCTTTGTAAAGTCATCGACCATTCTTTGGATAGCAAGTCGTTGCCCGTATGGTACTCTTGCATCCTTGTGTTTTACTTCGAGGAGTATGTATTCTGAGTCGTGATACTCAATTAGCCCATCAATATCTGTAGGGTATATTCCGTTATCAAGTTCCAGCCCTTTGAAATCGATGAGTTGTTTCATGCGTTTGGGGTTCAGTATCTTGCTTTTCATAAGACCTCCAGATTAAGCAGGTCTTGGTCGGTTGTCGTCATTGCCGAATAGCAATACAGCCGCAAGAATCACAACGACAACTGTAAGCGCCCCATTCATTGTTTGCGCGGCATCATACCGCAGGTCTTTTTCTCTGAGCAAAAACCCATGAGCTTGCATTTCGGCATGAAATAGTGGTCTACGATGTACTCCCATTCCTCCGAGTAGTTTCCCAAAGCATCGCATACATCGTTGAATAGCCCCCTGTATTCATGGTAGGCTCGATTACACATTCTCTGATGCGACATATCCATCAGGTTGCGCATATTGTGCTTACACACAATTTTCGTTTCCATGCCAAGCGGAAGCCCTAATGCTGAGTCCTCACGAGGAACACCAATAGTGTCGAGACTCTCTAAATATGATTTGATATGTCCCATCAAATCCTCATAGACCTTCTTCGCTTCTGGATTGCCTTCGATGCTTGGCGGCGTAACATATCCAAAACCATGTTCGTAGTCGATATATCGCGTACTCGCCTGAAGGCGTGTGGGCAGACCGCCAATATGGGTGTACCATTCACGGATAACCCGTGCCGAATACCCCTCAAGAGTCAAATACACATCAGGGAACTCAAACGTTCTCCCGTGTCCACTCTCAAGGCAGTCAATGCCTCTGAGATAATTCTTCTCATCATTACTGGTATTTGCCCCCCAGCAGATACCAGCCTCTACACCAATCATCGTGATTGGCTTTTTGTATGTATAATCTTGAACAATTACTTTTCCCATTCGTTACTTAACCTCCGTAAAGTTCTGGGTAACTGCTATAACACAAATAGGTATAGCCGTAATAGCTGCTGTACAGTTCAAGATAAACGCCGCTACCTTGTACCCCACCAGACTGGAATACGACTGACGGTTCATTCAAAACACGTTCGCCGCTTAAAAGGCGAGCTGCTGCTTCAACGCAGGATTCAAATGGAGTCAAGTTTTTGAAATAGTCTGTATTCGCGTTAGCATATTGCCCTTCTGCGTGGATGACTTCTTTGATTGTATCTGGGAACTCTGGGGAGTCAGCTCTATTGATAACCACTTCGCCAACAGCCAGCTTCCACTCAAAGGGCAAGCGCTCGTCACCACATTCATCCGTGAGAATCTTTGATAGCTCAAGCAAATCTTCAAAGAAAACCTTTATCACGTCTAAGTCGAGCACATCAATTTTCTTGTTTCTGGCTTTCTCTGCAGCCAAGCCCGCTTCATAATCACCGTTTAAGCAGCTCTGCTTCATTATGCTGAGATAATCAATGTCATCAGAGAAACCGTCTACTTCCTCCGTGTGGCACACTACATCCTCTTCAGGCTCCTCAATCGTCTGGTTTGCGTCCGTCGCTGTGATAGCGGTTTCCAACGCATCGACTTCCGTTTTCTCCTCAATGGTTAATGGTGCCTCTTGTCTGGCAGATGCGCTACTGCATCCGCAGATTGAAACGCACATCATAGATACCAGCAAGAAGATAGTGAAAATTTTTCGCATTGTTCTACCTCTCTACTGTCTACGAAAAAAGAGCTCCAGAGTGTTTTACTCTGGGCTCTTCCACATAGTATGTTTAGCCTCTTACTTTTCTTATGCGTGCTGGAGAGTGTCTTTAATGGCAAAACTGTCAAGGAACTCATCCAGCATTTTTGTATCGCCGGGATTCAGCGGTTCTTCTGCTCGTGACGCCATAGGGCGTGCTGGTCTCTGTGCCCGCACTGGGCGTGCAGGTTCGACAGTAGCAGCAGGAACCGCACCAAGCCAATCAACCGTCGCACGACCAATGTTATTCCAATTAAGTCGTGCTGTCGTTCCCGCAAGGTCTTCCATTTCAAGCACCCCGTGTTGGAGGTCAATCGGGATTCCATCGACAAACAACCGCCCATCTCTATAGTTCATTTCTACTGGACGTGCGGCATTGACCGCCGCAGCAGTTACTGCCCCCGCCGCATTTGTCTCATTGATGGCATTAGCAACGGTATTCGTTACGGTTGCATTAGCTGTTGCTCTTGCGCCATTCCCAAAACTGACGGTTAACCCCATGTCCCGGAAGCAAATCGGTTCTCTGCTCTCAAGCTGAAACAGTCTGTTCTCATCGCCGACGACGATAATGTCGTTTACTTCCATGCCGTTGTAATACTCCATTCCGAGCATAGCCGGTTTGAGAATGTCGCTGTACCCCTGCTCGTTAACAATGCCAATTCTGTATCCACGATAAATACCGTGGTCGGTATTGCGAATGTCAAACGTAACACCTGCGTGCTCAGAGAGAAATCTATAAACATCTCTCGTTACAATCAACGCAATTTCATACCTTCCACTCGTATAAGCTCGTGCTCGCGCTGCTTTCTGCAGAGCTTCCTCCAAAGCATTGTTAAACTCTGCCCTCGTCACTCGTCATCGACCTCCTCGATTGGAGACACGTTGCATTCGCTTACAATCTTGTCGAAGCAGTCACAGCAAAGTTGTAAATCAACATTGTCTCCGTCATGGATACTTCCGTATCCGATATGTTGTCTATGTATAGAGAAATCTTCCTGCAGGTCAAAGAGGTCGAGCTCCTTGCCGCAATAATTGCAGACACGTTTGTCTGACAAGCTTTGCACCTCCCATGCACTTATAAAATCTGTGTTTTATATCACCCTTACTGTTGAAGCAGCAGGTTTGATTTTGAAACCACTGAGGAAGTCGTCCAGTTCCTCACCGCCATATGTTCCATCGGTAAACCGCAATGGCTGTTCACAGCGTTCAATCTCAGACAGGATGACCGTGTTCAAGTCACTTAGGTATAGGATGCGGTTAAATGTGCGCCCCTTGAAATTTTGCGTGTCATATGCGGTAATGAAATACATAGCGGATGATTTCTTCGTGTTTAGAATGGAGTATGTATTAGAGAAGGACGCTACATCAAATTCTCTTTGCATTACCCATCCCGGAAGATTCCCCAACTCTATTTCCCTCCAAAGAATCTCGACCAGCTCTTTGGTATTACGCATATTATCAAGTACGACACACACTGAAACATTCTCTTGTTGAGAGCAGAACAATAGTGCTTCTGCCAATGTGTCTCCGGTTAACACTTCCATGTTTTCGCCTCCAATTACAGAACCTTGTCATACGCTGTCAGCTTGAAATACTCACCATCGCGCTGGTAGCCTTTACAGTAAATAATGTCACCGACTTTAACCGGTTCTTTCTTAAACTCACGATTGAATAACGTGAACCTACTTTCCTTGCCGCTACCGATTGATTTTGTGAAGACGCTGTAAGCAAATTGCTCACCATCTCTTCTCCGAACCAGTGGCTTCATATCTGTTATGTATAGCTTGCGTCTGTCCGCTTCATTGCCAGACACATATCCGATATAGCCCATCACATCATAGAAGTTACGGACTTTGATAATATCGCTTAGGTCGTCCATGCCAACTGCTTTTACCGCATCTTCTGCGCCACGCAAAATTGACATCACATCAAGAAGTGTGTAGCTCTTAGCTTCGCCACCAGACTTTGTAACACCGACCGCGTATCGCTTCACAATTTCTTCGAGTGGTGTTCCATCAACCTCAGTCTTTTTGATTTGCTTCGCTTGACCTCTCTTGAAGATATTAAAGAACAGGTCAACCATCCGAAGCAGCTCACGCTGATTGCCGAAGTCAGAGAAGAAATCAAGCTTAATCAGAATATCAAGCTGCCTTGAGTTAATACTCGTTTTTTCATCGAGGTCTTTCAACAAATCCATAAAACAGGAATACTTGTTTTTTGCTGCAAGGTTGTACAGTTCATCGGCAAGACCAGCGCTCATATACTTGATTGACGTGAGACCTTTGGCGATGATTTTCCGCTCTCTATCGAAGAAGTATTCACCTCTGGACAGCCCCCATTTAGGCAACGTAACTCGAATACCGACCTTATGGGCATAGCTTGTAATGTCAGCAGTCTTGTCCATATTGTCTCCGAAGATATTCAATGCTGCTGTTAAGAACTCCAATGGGTAATAGTAGCGCAAATATCCGCAGATATAACCGATGGACGAATAAGCGTCTGAGTGGTTCCACGAGAAGCCATACGCTGACGCATCCAGAATGATTTGCAGGAACGGCTTGATAACCTCTTCGCAACGCTCTGCACTCATCTTGTACGCCTTTGAGCAATAAGCCACAAAGCGTTCTTCAATCTCCGGCAAGAGCTTTTCTGTTCCTTTTTTCTTGGCAATCGCTCGGCGGACGTTGTCTGATTCCGCGCTTGAGTAGCCGCAGAACTTAACCAAGAACTGCATAATGGTTTCCTGCATTGCGATTCGTCCTGCCTCTGGAGCAAGGAACTCATTCAGTGCGTCAAAACCGTTATCGTAAAACTCGCCTTTGGCTACACTATCACGGAAGCTGGCACACGCAGGTCGGAGCAAGCCGTTTCCAAATGACATCCATTTTAGCATTGAGAAATTTGGAATCTTTGACCGAGCAATATCGAGCGTGGCATCAGACATGAACTGCTTTAGATAATGCTGTGCGCTGTCAGACTCCCATTGGAAGATAAGCGTCGTATCGTCTCGGATACTTCTCCACACATTCATATCCTCCATATCAGTGTTGTCTGGCGTCAAGCGCTCAATCCCAAGCATTTTACAGGTATCGTTGATGACACCGATATTATCCAAGCCAAGGATGTCAAGCTTGACATACATCAAGTCGTCCAGCTCTTTCATGTTAATCATGGATACCGGATACTCGGATGTGGAGATACTGCACAGACCAACCGTTTGGTCAATAGGTAGGTCACTGATAAGGACTCCACTCGGGTGTGTACCGATGGAGACGATTGTTCCATTAACGATATCTACATACTTGAAGACATCTGGATACTTCTTTCGGATAGCATCTTCATGGAGCTCCGCTTCTTTGCAGATGTGGTTTGCCACTTGAAGATAGTTCATGTCTGCGCGGTCTTTATAGAGAGCGCGGCAAACATCGCGGATTGCGCCTTTGAGTGCAATGGTATTAAAGGTAATAATTTCTGCTGAACGAATACTCGGCAGATTCATCTTATCTTTAAGCAGGAACCGCTTAATTGTTTCTCTGTCCTTGCCAGAATAGTCCGTGTCAATATCAGCATTTGTAACACGGGACGGATTCATAAAGCGGAAGAAGTTCAAACCATACCTCATACTGTCCATCTGCGTAATCCCCAAGAGATACGCAATCATGCTACCTGAAACTGAGCCACGACCATAGCCGCACTGGATATCGTTTTGCTTTTCCCACTCACGCAAGTAAGTTTGGAGCAGCATAAAGTCAATTGACTTCGTTGCCTTATAAACATCGAACTCTTCATCGATAGTTTTCTGCAACTCTTCCTTTGTGTGATGTTTGAGTGCATATGGGTGGTTCTCAACTGCTGTCTGAATCTTGTCACGGAACGTCTTCTCGGGTTCAGAGTAGATATGTGGGTACTTTGTACCTCTATCTAATTCAAACGGCTCTACCATATCTGCCATCACATTGGTGTTTTCAATGGCTTGCATATATTCTGCTTCTGGAAGCGACCCTTGCTCTCTATATGCAGCAACTAACTCGTCATAAGTCTTAAACTTTAAGTCCCAACGTTCTTCACCATCAAACGTAATGTTTTTAGATGCCTGTAAGATGCTTCTTCCTTTTTCATGCTCTGCATTGAGGACGTGCGTATCAGTTCCTGCAATCAAAGGGACACCGGTACTCTTGCTAAGCAATAACAGTTTTTCGTTGTAGGTGACCTGCTTCTCATCCATGTGGTGACCGACTTCTAAGAAACAGCGGTGCTTATTTCGTTCAAGAAAATCCAGATAATACTGCTGAACCTGTTCGTCACCTTTTCCGAGAACGCCACCGACGCAAGCCGTAGTGATGATAATGTTGTCAGATGTCGCAAACAATTCGTTGAACGTGATTCGTGGGACGTAGTAAAAGTGGTTGTCGGTTCTGCAGAAACTCTTAGACACAAGGCTGTTGAGTTCTAAGAACCCGTCGTAGTTCTTCGCAAGCAAGACACAGTGGTAGTTGTCTCTGATTTTTTCGTCGATGTTAAGCGTAAGATATGCCTCGATGCCGTGGATATACTTCATTCCAGCAGCTTCGATAGCACTTTTCTTGTGCCACCACTCAAAAACAGAGCCATGCTCCGTAAACGCCATTGCTTTCATGCCGCACTCTTTGGCACGCTCTATGTATTCGCCGTACTTTGTAACGGAGTCAATGTTGGTAACACCGTTTGAAAGGTCACTATGCAAGTGGTATAGGGTGTATTGATTGCTCATCGCCATGACAGCCTCCCGTCGTAGAGTTTTTTCCAAGTGTCTTGACCTCTATCGACAGGGCTGTCCTTATCGCCAAGCAAATCTTCCTTGTCCCAAATGTATTCAACGTTGACAAACTGCTTTAACCGCTTGATATTGTGGTCGTCCCTGATGCAAACATCCTTGTCAAGGGCGAAAACCACCCTGCACCCAAGGGAGACCAGCAGTTTCATCTGATTCGGATTAAGATGCGATGTCAAAATCGCACCAGTGTTTTGTACCCCATATGTATCTGCGAGTAAAACTGACTTACATCCTTCGAAAAGAATGATTTCTCCCTTTTCCCTGATGCCCTCCATGTTTTCTGCAAGACCATAAATAGTTTTCAGCTCACCCCACGCCATAAAGTAGGTGTATTTACGCAAACCTTTTTCTTTCCATGCCGGGTCAAGCGTTCTACCACCTACATTTACGATTTTTCCATCTGGATTCCGTATTGGATAGACCAATCTATCCGAAAAGCTGTCGTAGTACACGCCAAACTTGTCGAGTGAACCTTTGGATATACCCTCGCGCTCCCAAACAGCTAATTTGTCCGGTCTTTTTTCATACCGTTCCATATAATCGTCTGGAAGCACAGTTGATTTTGACTGCTTCTGCACTTTTTTCGGCGGCATAAACCTCTTGGCGACCTCAACTGTCGCCAATTTCTTTCTGGCGACCACATTACCATCGACTCCGCTGTAATTTTTCAGTTTTTCGATAGCTTCAGCATAACCACACTTGTCGTAATACCGAATGAATGTCAGTACGTTACCGCCGATACCCGATGAAAAGTCGTAGAATGAGTTTGTTTCCTTACGAACGGAGAAGGAGGGGGTTTTCTCATCTTTGAATGGCGACAATGCCCAATATTCTCCGTTCTTTTCTGTGAACTCTGTATATTGCGAGATATATTCAAGGATATCGACTGATTCAATCAGCTCAGATAGCTCCACCCCCACTCCTCCTTCCGTATTTTATTTAATTATGTTGATAGGTTAAAAAGGTGTCTGTGGAATATGCTGTTTTGCCTGTTCATAGAGTATGTGATTTCCATCGAACAGCAAATCTATGTATTCGTCCTGCGTCATCTGCATACCATTACGGTTTACAGTTACACGGAGTTTTTTGTTGCCGCACTCGGCACCATCAGCTTCGATTTCCTCTGGGGTTTTATCGGAAATCATTGCAATGGTTGATGCGTTACGAGCAATCTTTGCACTATCGGCAAGCTTACCGGTAATGGTTGCTTGAGCGGCGCCAATACCAGCAATATTCATCTCACCGCAAATCTGATTCTTCACCATATCTACAAATCTGCCAAGCTCTTGATAGCTGTCAAACGCATCACCCTCGCCTTTACCCTTGAAGTAATCAACAATAAGAACATCAAGCCCTTGCGTATGTTTCACCTTATTCACAGCCGTAAAAATACTCTGTTGGTCAAACATTGGGATATAGATATGGGTGAACTTGCGCGTTTTTAACCATTCCTTTGCATCCAGAATACGCTTTTCCTCTTCGTCGCTATAATTGCCAGATGTCAATCGCTTGTACTCAATACCAGATAGGTGTGCCAAGATTCTTGATGTAAACAGTCGCGTATTTAGCTCACTGTCCAGATAGAGGACTGCGTAATCCTGCTTCAGCAAGTCAACTGCACAATTCAAAAGCATCATACTCTTGCCCTGCTTTTGCTCTGCGCCAAAGATGAACAGTTCTCCACGCTCAATGGTCGCATAATCGTTCAATGCAGGAAACTTAAAGGGAATACCTGCGTATCCAGCGCCTTGCCTACCTTTGATTTCTTCCCAGCATTTATCTACGACATCTTTGTATGGTGGGACTTCGTTTGTTGCTGAGAACTCCATCATCACATCATCCAGCATCTTGTAGATTTTCTGTTCGATGTTTTCTTCGGACGGCTGAGTGCAAAGCTTCTGGCACTCTTTGAGTTGCTGAAAAGTATCCCGCCTAAAAGCCGCATCCATAACATTGTTGACAAGCAACTTGTACTCTTCAACAGTATTTCGAGCAATGCTGTCACTGTTGTCCATCAATGTATAGAGCTGGTCGATACTGAGCTCATCTGCAAAACGCCTTGTCGCTTCTTTCGCAGACAGCGCTTGGATAATGTTATACGGGTCAATCGTCGTAATCCCGTCTCGTGCAAGAGAACAAATTGCCTGATAGATATAGCGGTTCTCCTCGTTAGTGAAATGGTTTGGCAACAGTTGCTCTGAGTAATATGAGAACTCCGGGTGATGAATCAGCGTAGCGATAATGCCAGCTTCGCTCTCAACCCTTGCCATGTCTTCACTTGCCCTAATAATTCATCACCTCTTTCTCATCAACTCGTAATACTCACACATATCCTGCATTTCACACAGGTGTGTGCATTTGAAAAACTCTACTGATGGTTTGAAATCTGATTCCTCACGAATCTTTCCGATGCTCTTCGCAAGCCATTCTTTAGATTCGGCGTATGCCTGTTCCTTAAATGGCTCTATAATAAACAGCTTATCTCTAAAGCAGTTGAAGCAAAGACTCTTTGGCGTCTTACCATATTCTTCTTCAACTGCCGCAGAGTAGATATAAAGCTGTCTTAAATAAGCATCCAACTCTTCGTCAGCCTTAGTTGGTTTTGCTCTGCTGCTTCGTGGTTTCAAAATCCTCGACTTGTTGTCTACGACATATAGGTCACCATCTTTTTCCCCAAGGAAGTCTATGTAACCAACAAACGGGATACCGTTTACTACGAAGTCAACTTTCTTTTCGACACCAACCATGCCATACGGGAATGGCTGAAGTGCTTTAAGATATTGCAAGCCGCCAGTAAAGTAACTACTGAACACCTTCCTGTTTGGAGCACGTCCCACAACTTCAGTTTTGAAGTCTTGCAAGTACATATCGACAATCTGCCTTGGCGTTTTTTCACCTTTGTGATACAACTCAATAAGCTTGTGCATAAAAGTACCATAGCTTGAAAAGAACATATCCTTACCATGAAACTTCTTTATGTACTTCAAGTACCACCTATACGGGCAATCCTCAAAAGCCTTTATTCGTGAGTAGCTCCACACCATGTCATCAATGAGTGGTGCGTAGTTTACTTCTCCCATAGGCGATTACCTTAGAATGGCAACCGGCTGTCATCAATTTCGCCATCATCAACCGTAGGCTGAGGGTCTGTGGTTTGAGAGCTACTCTCGTCGCCCTCAACTTCAAAGGAGAACATCTTGAAGTTGGTGTACGTCACCTTTTTCTCCTTGTCGTACTTCGTCGTGACATCAACGTCTCCAAGCTTAATGCGCTCGCCCTCTTTCAGACAAGCTGCTTTCTTTGCCGCCGCAGTCCCAATGGCAAGAACAAAACCAGAAAAGTCTTGCTCGTACTCATTGGTCTGCTTGTTCTTTCTGCTGACCGACAACCGAACCTTTGTGCTCGTGTCGCTCATGGGAGTTACTTCCCAAATTTTTGCATAGGCACCTGTACGAAAACCCATAGTGTATCACTCCTCAATCTTAAACGTTTCCTTGAAATCCGACAGAAGTTTTCCTGCCAACACGGACTCTGTAATTGCAAAGTAGTTGCCGCCCTTTGCGTACTTGGATACAAACTTTTTAACATCGTCTGTTTTATCCTTATGCACACTGAGATACTCTTTCAGTGTCTCATCAAAACTCTGAATGATTTGCTCGGCAATCATTTTGTCCTCTGCTGTTTCCGCCGCTCTCTGCTTGCTACGGAATGCATCAGGGTCTGCATCAGGTGTAGCAATATTGAAGAACTTGAGCAGGAAATAACGATTCGAATATGTCAAACCAGAGCCAAATGCCTGAGAAGCATCTCCCTGTTGCCCAACAAGCGCCCACTCAACATCGATACGCTCTTCCGGGTTGTCGTTATCAACCCAAGACCACATCATATCTGCGCTAACCAAGACCTCGTTGTTGTTTTCTTCATAGATATCACCCTTGCCGGTAGTCTTGGTCTTTTTGTATGTATATGGGGACACAATTGTGCTGCCCTGCTTGATATTCGGAATCAGAGACAGACCATACTTATCCATAAATACCGAGATTTTTGCGAGAATCTCATCCTCGGAAACATACTTGTAACCGTAGCCACTCTTGTTCTTCTGGATGACCTCCACTTGCTTTCTGATTCTGGCAAGTTTCTGATAAATGTTCATCTGTTCTGCCATTTCACCCCTCCATTAAATATGTCGCTCCCATGTCGGCAAGATGCAACAGGAGCGCCAGTTTGCTACGCTCAAAAATCTTACCAATGAAAGCGTTACCACCTTTTACTGCGGTGTCCCAACCGCCCATGTGGGCACGAATTGCCAAGATTTCTTCTGGCTCAAGGCGAATGAAATTCTGAAGGATGATAATAGACTTATCTGCGTGTTCTCCACAGGGAAATTTTTCATCAACCTCATAAACCTCTTTTTTATACCACTGCCCAGTCTCTTCATCTTTGACATTCCGAAAGCCCTTTTTGTAGTAGTTGACTTTACAAAGGTCGTGCATCAAAGAAACAATTGCGATTGTTTCCTCGCTATAGGTGCCTTGTAGTCCGGCTGCCTCGATTCCGATTTTCAAACAATCATAAACATTAAGAGAGTGTTGCAAAAGCCCACCCTCATAGCATCCGTGATACCTTGTCGAAGCCGGTGCCACGAAGAAATCAGAATGTTCGAGCCAGTCCAGTAAAGAATCCGAACCCTCTCGCGTAACTGTTTCCTTGTAGACCGCGAGGAATCTTTCCTTTAATTCGCTCAATGAATCTCCTCCTTAATCAACGCACAACAGCTTGGCGAAGTTCTGCATGATTTTTTCATTCTTGTCGTGAGTGGTGCTGAGGCTGCTGCGAGTATCATTCAACCGCTGCATATATGTATCGATTTCATCCATCGTGGTCTGGATGTCACTGTTGACCGCTTGCAGATTATCAATGGTGTTCTGAACCATCTGAACCGCATATGCGGACTCTTCTGTCAATTCAGCCAGACGCTTTTCCTTTTCCTGCAGCAAGTCCAATGCCTCTTGCTTTGTCTTCTTGAAAGCCATACACTTTCTCCTTTCTTTCCAGATTTATACCTAAGCCGTTCGGCAATGTATGTTATTTAATTATGTTGATATATGTAAAAGAGAAACCCACTTCTGTGGGAATCTCTTCATTCGCTTCGTTAGATTGAAAACGCCAGCTTCCAACGCTGATAATCTTCCATATAATTTTTTTCTATGCGGTTCTGCTTGTGCTCCAACTTGATTCTTCCGTTGAGCACATAAGTTCTGTCAGCGACAAAGTCTGTTGCTGCTTCTGAGAAATCGACCGGAATACCGGCTCGTTCTCTATCGTACATTCTGTAGAATAACCCTGACATCCATACTCTGTAGAAACTAAGTTGTTGCTGGGTGAGTCCATCTTCAATGGCTTTTGCTGATTTCTTAGATAAAATTGAACGAAGTGTCGCGGTCTTTTTTACTGCGCGAATACCACGCATCAAAGTATCGCCAGAAACTCTATCTCGTGTAATCGTTCGAGAGTAATTGGGATTCTTGTAGCAGAAGCTATTGAGTTCTGCTGCTTTATGGAACGCTGGCAGTGCTTCACGATAAAGCGGGACGTGCGTATCTTGATAGACAATTTCCATGTTGGCGAAGTCAATATCAGACGCTCTTACGAGAAGTGTATCATCTTCTTTGATGCCACCAAAAGCCATCCAATAATAACAACGGTAGGTGACATCGATTGTCTCTTCGCTCTCTTTGTCAAAGACCTCATCAAGAATACGTTGAAGATGGAGTGGACTTGAGACCATCTGCCGCCTAACTTTTGCTAACCCCGCTGCCTCAATATTAAGCATCCCATCGCAAGCGTCTGGAACCTTCATGGCAATACACCATTTTACATACTCTTTTAATATCGTGAGAGACATCCACTGGCTTCTGGAGCGCAGTGCAAGTATCTCATCGATAGCTGGCTGCAGTTCTTCTCTGTCTCTTGTACAGAGGTCTGCATTCCACGAAGTTTCATACGGTTCAAACGCTTCGAAAACAGTTGTGGCAACGTTAGCCGTGTTGATACTCTTGGTATAGTCCTTAACGAATCTTGACTTTAACTCCGCATTGTACATAGCGAGCCTCCTACTTAGTATGTAGCATTATGCTGGTACAACAGCGTTTAGGGCTGCGGCTTTCTTCCACACAGCAAGCAGCGCTTCGATGTCCAGATAGGCGATTGCACCCGTCGCCAGCAAGTTTGCTTCGGCAACTTGCTTCATGTGCTCCTCTGACAACGTAGTGATGTACTGCCCGAGGCGTTCTTTAGACATACGCTCTGGGTTTTCGCAAAGAACCATGCTGTCTCTGCGAAGCCCACTATCTGCTGCTTTGATGATAACGTGTGTAGGTTGGTTCGTCTTTTTGAGCGAACTGGTAAGTGGGAGTGCGATGATGTTGGGGCTGTATGCATTCCCCATGTTGTTCTGGAAGACGACGCCCGGACGCCAACCACTCTGCTCGCTGCCACTGCCACCGAACTTCATCAAATACACTTCACCAATCTGTGGAACCCGTTCTTTATGATTCTGAAAACCCAATGCGCTAAACCCCTTAAATACAATTATGTTGATGGTTGGAGTATAGCACGCCCAATATGGCATAGTCAAGTCAATTATATAGACAACATCGAAAAATATTTAACCGGCTAACAGGGTATAGGTGATTTCTTGTTCTTTGTCGTTTCTACCTCCACAAAAAACTGTGAAAACAGTTCCAATCACGGTCATTTCAGTGTCTATCTCGACACAACGTACTCGGTCAAAACATAAGGTATTTGCTCCAGATTTCAAGCAAATCATATTGGGGTTCTCGCATATCAACATAACCGGGAATGACAACTTGAATTTGCATGGGTCTGAGACGCAATACCAACTCTGGTTCTCTGTGTAAAAGGAAATCTGCTGAGGCTTATGGTTTTCACAATACTCTTTAAGTTCCTTGACTGAGACTATCTTCTTCATCCTGTAGTAAAAACCTCCATTGATTTACGAGAAATCCCGTGTTATACTACAAGTGAGTCATTGCTGAGTGGTGTCAACGATGACTTCGACCTGTCGTTAACGGGTCGTTGCACGCTGTTATTACGTTGGTGTTCATGGCAGTGTGCGTTTCGTGGTAGCTCGTCTATATTGGCGAGCTACCTTTTTTAATTATTGACAGAAGCAGTTGTTTGTGTTAATCTGTCAATAGAAACAGTTGTTGCGGTTTTATGCTACCACAAACACAGTGGTCTGTCAACATCAAAACTTGTGCTATTTTTTTGGAGGACTTTAACATGGACTTCGGGCAGAGGCTAAAGAGCCTTCGTGCAGAACGGAACCTCACACAGCAAAATCTTGGAGATGCAGTAGGTGTTTCCACAGTTACAATTCGCGCTTGGGAACGCAACGCTAAGAAACCCGCAATGGATGCGTTGCTTTCTCTCGGGCGGGCTCTCAATATATCGATAGACACGCTACTGGACTTCCATTTGGAGAGCACACCAAACTACGCTTTGGTTCTCACTTCTGCCGAAAAAAAACTTTTGTCCAGCTATCAAGCTCTTGACAACTATGGCAAAAAAGCAGTTGACGCAATCTGTGTACTTGAGAAGGAAAGGGTCGATGCCGCTAAAACAATTCGTGTCATTCCAAAGGTCATAGATTTTCAGCAGGTCAACAGCGAGCGATTCATTCCACGCTATACTACTCCATCTGCTGCCGGTAGCTCTGTACCTCTCGACGGGGTTGACTTCGAGATGATTCTTGTTGATAGCTCCGTACCAGAGGAAGCAGACTACGCTGTTTATATCCAAGGTAACAGTATGTACCCATATATACATGATGGTGATATGGTATATGTAAAAAAAGACGCAGAGCTTTCAGTTGGAGATGTTGGCATCTTCTGTGTCGATGGAGCAATGTATTGTAAGCAATACTATCTTGATGATAATAACAATCTGGTTTTGGTTTCTGCAAACTCAGAGCTTCGCCATACAAACATCTTCGTCTCAGCCGACAGCGGACGTTCTGTAAAAGCCTGCGGTAAGGTGCTGCTGAAAGAAAAAATTGACCTTCCAGATTATTTGTTTGAGGATTGAAAAAGTAGGGCGTGAGCCCTACTTTTTATAATTCCCAATGGATATTACCTGCTCCATATTTACCGATTGATGGAACAATAAACTCATTTGGCACCCCATGTTCCTTTATGGCTTTCGCACACCAGATAAGAACATACGCCGTCAATGGAGAATCTGCTGAGATACCACTTGATATTACACTGGGGCTGTAAGATGCGCTTCTGTCTGCGTCATAGTCCAAAATCTTCCCGCGCTTTGCCATCATAATTCTAAGCGCGTTTTCTGAGTTCTTCATACATACTTCTCGCTGGACTTGCTCGTGATACTCTGGCGTCCATCCTGCTTTTGGTTTGCACCACCGTTCTTTTGGAAACAACTCGCAAAGTTGCTTACCGGCGAAGATTCCCTCATATACAGGAGCAACTTCCTCAGAAACTTGTTCTTTATTGTCTGGATTATGGATAAAGCTTTTCAGTCGCTGCTCAAGGCTGCGGTCTGTCACTACACTTTTCCACTCCGAAATTACCTGCTGTTTCTTGTCATACGCCTTTCGAGTAATCCTCACTGCGTTTTTATCTGACCCAAATTTAATGAGCAAGATAACTCCGAGAATCACAGCAACCACAAGTTCCATAAAGCCACCACTACATCAGCCTAACGCAGACTGGATATGTCCTTTCGCATCATCAATCTTTTCGAGCGCATCACTGAGACTATCAACCGCATCTTCTATACGCTCAAACTTCTCTGTTCCTTGCAAGTTTTCAGGATAGTTATCCATACAGTCTTGCTCACTATCGCAGACTGTTTCCACAATGGATGCAGCACTGCTCAGCATTTTCAAGGCGTCTCTTAGCCGCCCTCTTCTTTTCTCATTCACTCATACGCTCCCATACATTCGAAATGTTCAACTCAATTTTGATGAACTCTCGACCCTGCTTTGAAAAGCTAAAAGAGTTCAGTTTCGTAATTAGCTTGAAAAACCCGTTGGTTCTTCCTCCGTGAAGCTCAAGCTCATCACACACAATGACAATACGGAGTGTCTTTGTTTTTTCTTCAATATCTGCATGGACACTTTCGCATTCAATTTCAGATACCAACTCATCCACGCCATCACAAATCTCATCGATTTTAGAAAGCATTTCTTCTGAAATCTTATAGTCGCGTCCAAAGACCTTAGAACCATCGCTAATCAACTCCATGACGGAGTCTTTGCAAGTTGTGTACTCCATTCCAGCCTCCTCTTATTCAATCGGTTTAGTGAGACCGTGGAATGTAAATGTCAAACGGACTCGGTTCTTAACCAATGGATAGACCTCCATGTTGTTTGCAAACTCTGCTACTCTCGCAAACCACTCCGGTTTGTCAAAAGCCAGCGTCTCTCCCTCGACACTGATGCTCCCCATCGTTTTGAACGGTGTATTTAATTTGTAGGAAACTTCAACGTCAGAATCCCTTGTAATGTATTTTAGTGCCGCATGAGCAAACTGCATCTGCTGCAGCTTCATCGGATTCAAAACCGTTGTCTTTTCTTCATCTGCTGCGACATCGTCCTTAACGCTGTCGATGAACTCATCCATTGCGTTTCGCAGCTCCTCGTCTGACATAAACTTCAAGTCAAAGCCGTTATCCATTTGACCACTCCTTCAATTCAATTCTATCACAAAGATACAGATTATCAAGGCAAATCAACCAAGGTTGCACACAATTTCAACCTCTCCAACTGCATTGTCGCCCAAGATATGTAGCAAAGAATTCGCAATCATGTTGACATCAATTCTCCCGTTAAAGCACAATGAAAAGCGCTTCATATCCATACTCTGTTTGGAAGCTGCTTCGTCCAACTTGGTAGCTGGTACATCTTCTACTTCTACTTCGGCATCCTCATCAGATGTTTTCCCATGCAGCAATTCATCCCACGCATCCTTTTGCGCTGTACTCATAGAGTGACCAACTGGGAACTTGATATTCAGCTTGTTCATTTGGATATGCCGACGAATCGTAAGTGGTTGCACTCCGAACATGGCGGCAAAACTCGTTGCGTTAGCGCCATAGTTTTCCATCATGTGTTTGAGATACTCTTCTTGCATTGAAGCCGTCAGTGCCTTGAAGTCATCCCATGTAATTGGCTGGTTCAAATTAACGGTCACAACTTTCCCATTCCTTTCTTTCCATTGTTTTTGCGTCATGTGGTCTGTTGACATTGAGCATTTCTTGCTCTTGCTTCCGCACTTGCGGTACTTTGCTTGCTGTGCAATACGTTTACGCTGCCAGCAATCATACTCAAAATCAGACATCATTGCGCACACCTCATTCTCTTCGAAACTTCGAACTTATCCTCAAGTTCTTTCGGTGTCCGTGCTTTTCCAAGCTTCTTAAACTCTCCGTCAACAAGCTCATACAGGAAATAAAACTCACGGCTCTCTTTGCTGGTAAGAATAAAGCAGAGCTCATGCTCGGCATTATAATATCCAACCCAGACTCTTTCACCTTTGGGGTATTTGGGTTCAGCCAAGAAGCTCCACCGCCCTCTGCATCAAAGCATTGTGTTCGTTTTCTAAAGCACCCGAAATCACTTCATCTAAAAGGCTGTTAAGGATTTCGCCAACACGTTTCCCTTGTTCAATGCCGAGGTTCATAATATCTCTTCCGTTGATTTGCAAGTCTTTTAATGCGAAACACTGCTCTGCTTCTAAAACCTCAGACATAATGGAACCGAGTGCAATGCATCTTTCGATTCTGGACTCCTGTGTACCCTCTGCATGGGCAAGAATATCAGCCATCCGCACATCCAAAAACTGCGAGAACCGACGTTCACCGAGTTTATGCAGCCATTTGCGGACTGTGCGGGGTGTTGGCTCAATCATAGTGTCGTGATAAAGCACGAGTTCAAGAACTTCCTGCTTTGTCTTATTATCGAACCGCAGTCTATCCAAAACTTGTTCTGCAATATCACGGCTTGGTACCCCATGACCGTGGAAGTGCCCACCGTTTTCATCTTCAGTGTAGCATTGTGGCTTTCCGATGTCGTGGAGTAGTAAGGCTACCTTAACAGACACATCGGTACCCTTGTAGTTCGCAACAGCGTGGGCGATATGCTCGTACACAGTGTATTGATGATACTTGTTGTTCTGTTCAAACCCAATGCAAGGCTCCATTTCTGGAATAATCGTCGCAATAACATCTGAGAAATTCAGCAGCACATTCAAGATGCCGTCGCCGAGCAGCATTTTGCAAAGCTCGCCATTGATTCGCTCTGCAGCAATACGTTTTAGCATCCAAGCATCCTTGTGGATGGCAGCGGCTGTCTGTTCTTCGATAGAAAAGCCATAGGTCGCTGCGAATCTCAGCGCTCGCAAAATGCGAAGCGCATCTTCTTCAAAACGCTCATCAGGCTTGCCAACACAGCGAATAATCCCTGCTTGTAAATCATCTCTCCCGTGGAAGGGGTCAATCAATCCAGCACTGTTGTACGCCATAGCGTTGATGGTGAAATCCCTGCGAGACAAGTCCTTATAAATGCTCTCGGTAAACTCCACATAATCAGGGTGCCTCCCGTCTGTATAGTTTCCATCAATTCGAAACGTTGTGACTTCATACTTCCCAACAGTGCCCATGTCAACCGTTACTGTTCCATGCTGCAGCCCAGTATCAATTGTCTTTATGCCACGACGATGCATTAGTTCCTTAACTTCATCCGGTGTAGCAGAGGTACAGATATCCCAATCTTTTGGTTCTTTCCCAAGCAGACTGTCTCGGACACATCCGCCAACCACATATGCCTCATGGTTTTCATATCGGAGATTCAGCAGAACTGCTCGCGCACCTTTGGGGATAGAAATCCTATGCATCAATCGCCCTCCTGTTTACACTCATAACGAACTCCTCAACTTTCTTCATATCCGGGTTATCTGGGAGGCTCGTGTTTTGCTTTGCATAATTGAGTCGTTTTTCAAAGTCAGAAACCATTTCAAAAAACTCTGGTCTATATGTTCCATCTTCCAGTTGATAGTCACCCTTACGGATACTCATCAGCAGAGGCAGGTCATCACCACGATATGTGACAATATCCTCTTTCTCCAGAATATCCAAGCAGAGAAGGTACAAACGAATAAGATGCATCGCGTGTTTGTTCAAATGCTCATCGTCCTTCTTGTGGTTTCTGTGGTTGAGCTTCTCATACGTCCCGATAACATTCGTCAGGTCGTTGATTACACTATTGAACTCTCTGACCGGATACTTTTTAAGCTGGATATCTGCAAAAATCTCACGGTCTAAATCCTCTCGCGGACTCTCATCTGTATAGAGAACAATGCTGCCATTTTCAAAAATCGTGTATCGACTCTCAAATGATTTAACGGCGCCTTTCATAGAGTTGAGAATATGTTCCTCTCTTCTTGCCTGTGACAGCCTATCTCGCGCAAGAGCATTCTCCAAGCGCCGGAGCTGCTGATTCGCATAACCTCCAAAAGAATGAACTGCTCGTTTGGACAGAAACATTTTTCTGTTGGCAATCATTTCTCTGCCAATGTCTGAGATGTAGAAATAGTGCTCTGGCTTACACCCAAGCATTTCAATCGTATTTGGATTACAATTTAGGAGCAGGCTCACCAGCTTATTAAAAGCATAGATTGTCGTATCCGTTTGTGTATTAACGACCTGCTCAAAGCTCGTCAGACCAAGCAAATCTGATTCACTGTTCAACGCACACCCTCTTACATCAACATCGGATGTTTCGACGTTCGTTCCATAGGAATAGCTGCCACCAAGCGTAAGAAAGATAATCTTGCGCCCGAGGTGCTCGTTTGTTCTAAGGAAATCATAAGCAGAACCGTTGACCATCTCTTTGATTTGCTCAATCGTCATAACCTTACTCCTTTTCTTCTCTCGCCCTGAGCGCTGAAATGCACCCAGCTAAAATCTGTGCAGCTCTTACGGCTTCATCAGCCGTGTTTTTCTTTGAGAACGAAATTCTGATGGAAGACCGCGCTTCATCTTTGGATAATCCCATTGCAGATAAAACGTGACTTGGTTCTGCTTCGTGACTCCTACACGCAGACCCGGCAGAAACACAAACTCCCTTGCCGTCCAACATAAGCAAGAGCGTTTCACCATCAACGCCGTCCATTCTCAAGTTAATTGTCTTTCCGGGTGTAAGAATCGACATACCATTTACATGGACGCAGCTTTCATCACCCGTATCTTTAAGCGCTTCATTCAGCGCCATGAAAAATCGCTGTTTCAATGTTGAAACCCACACCGTATCTTCGTGCAAACTCTTCGATGAAATCTCACAAGCCTTTCCGAATCCTACGATACCAGCAACATTTTCTGTTCCGCCCCTCAGCCCGAACTCTTGCTCTGAACCACCATATACAATGGGTGTAAGTTTGGACTTATCCTTTGCGTACAAAGCTCCAATGCCTTTACACCCATGAATCTTATGTGATGACACCGAAAGGAAATCGCAACCGATTTTCACTACATCAATAGGATAGCATCCCGCAGCTTGCACGCAATCTGTGTGGAACAGAATCCCGCGCTTCATGCAAATCGTTCCAATATCTTCGATTGGGTTGATTGCGCCTGTTTCATTGTTCGCAAACATCACAGATACGAGCCCCGTATCTGCCCGTAATGCGCCCTCAATGACAGCAGGAGAGACCCTGCACTCACTGGATACCGGAATATACTCTACATGAAACCCGTCTTTTATAAGCGATTCTGCGGCTCGTAGGACGGAATCATGCTCAACAGCCGATACCAAAATGTGCGTCTTACCGATACTCTTCAGATAGTCCTTCAAACCCCGAAAGACTAAATTGTTTGCTTCGCTACCACCAGATGTAAAAATGATTTGCTCTGGTTCTGCGTTGATTAAAGCTGCCACTTGCGTTCTGGCTTTCTGCACAGCCTCATTCGCAGCTCGTCCAAACTTATAGAGGGTTCCTGCATTACCATACTCCGTTGTCAGGTATGGCATCATTGCTTCAAGAACCCGTTCATCCATTTGTGTGGTGGCAGCATTGTCAAGGTAAATCACAAGTGACCACTCCTTTTGTTTTATATGATGCACTAATACCACTCATCAAGCGCCTTTCAAAGCCTTGTGGCACAAGTGATTCAAGCCATCATTTATTTCTAACAGCCTCGTTATGCGAATTTGCCGCAATGATTTCATCAAGCGTCCGAGGCGTGTAGTCCATCCACGGCATCATTGCTCCGACATTAAACATCTGGCAAGGTGTCGTGTACAGTTCTTCCATCAGATACTTGTCATGCTCCATCATGTTCCACTCGAAAGAATTGTGGACGTGTCCATACAAGTGGAAGGAACCGTAAAAGTGATTCTTAAAGCACGGAATTGGGTAATGGCAAAGAATCACTGTTCGACCGCTGTCCTTCACTTCGAGATACTCTGTGACCTTAACAAACTCCCGCAAGAACTTGTTGTCATTGCACCGGTCATGGTTCCCTTTAATCAGGAACTTCTGTCCTTTTAAGGAACGCAAAATAGGGATAGCATCTTGTGCCTTACACCAGAACATATCCCCAAGAACATACACAATATCGCCCGGAGAAACCACTGCATTCCACCGGTCAACCAGTGCTTCGTCCATCTCCAGAAGCGATTTGAACGGACGGTTATCAAAGGCAATCACGTTTGCATGACCATAATGCCAATCTGAAATGTAGAACTGTTTATTGCTTTGTTCTTGCATTTTTTAACTCCTCGATTCTGTCTGCCGCAAGAACGAGCAGCCACTTTGGAACACGACTCTCATCTCCCATTCGTCCCGGTGCAAGCGTTGTTCCGTATTGACGGAGGAGAATGACCACTTCGTCATCCAGAATCTGCTTGGCTACGTCGTGCAGGTTTCCGATTGCCTGTAATCTTTGCGGCTCGCGCGACTTTCTTTTAAGGTACTCCGGCTTGCTTGCTGGACATTCATAGCAAGAATACATCTCATAAATACCACAGCCACCGTCTTTATAGCAACTCATATTTTTCCTCCTTAGAACGGAAGGCGTTCGTCTTGCTCAACACGAATAAGCTCCCGAACCCTTAGCAAAAACTCTTCCTCATCCAAAGCTTGGATGTCTTGGTATCGTAGATACTCAATCAATTCATGGACAGCCGTTGTCAGGGCTATATCGATTTTGTTTTCGATATCTGTCTGCTGGTTCAGGAACTCTTCTGTGTGCTGCCTGTTTCGTTCTATTGTGGTGACTAAATCTCCTCGTGTATTTTCGAGGCGGCATTCTAAACGTCCGAGTTTCTCATAGATATCGCAAATACAAGTAGCAACTTCAGCCGGTGTCATATCCATTTTTCAACGTACCCTCTTTCTTGTGAGAAAATGGGAGGCTCTCGGTCGATAACCCAACGGTTTCTAACGACCTCAACCATTTCGGTGTCGCCTTTATCGTTGAGAAGAGGAGCGGTCTCTTTAACTTTTGTTTTGTAGCAAGCAGAACCACGCTTACAATCAACGGGGAAGTCATTCCAATTGATGCCACGTTCTTTCCACAGCATATCTTGGATAGAGTTGCAGCTCTTGCCGTGGAGTTCTTTTTGACTGAAATTTGCATGACCAACTGACTCAATGCTGTTACGAGTCGCATCTTGTTGACGCCAAATCAGGCAGTTACAAACTTCGTCTTTTGGAATAGAAAAAACTCTGGCATCAAACATGGCTGTACCCATCTTTGCGACCAGAGTTTCAATGTACTTATTTGTGCCATTGTCACTGCTGCACATCGCTTCAGGAAAGTTCTTCCACAGCTCGGCAGCATAGGCATTTGAAAAAGCAAGCGTAGCCATTGAAGCGGAAACGCTGCACATCTTTTGGATGTTGTATCCGAACCATGCATCCGTTGTAATTGTTGCATAGTCCGTAAGTACCAACGTGATTTCATCTGACTGCGTATATCCAAAGACACAGCCCTGAATGTTTTCACACAGGTACTTCATTGTATTTTGCATCGTTGTCATCAGGATGCGGTCAAATGGCTTTTCCATACCTCTTGTGAATGTATGAAACGCCTTGCCGTCCACTCTGATAATGGTTGGAATCCGACGAGTCAAATAGTTGCGAGCAATATTCTCGTAGCCTTTCATTCTGTCGCCGAGTGAATCATATTTCTTACTCAAGTGGGTTCACCTCCAAAGTATGTATGCAGGCTTGCACCTGCAATTATGATGCGAAGTATCCAGACGGCATCTCAACAAATGGATATGCCGGAGTGGGAATCAGGCACAGACCAGTTTCTGTGCAAGCATTTGGTTGATTCATGTCAGTTGCTTGTTTGAGGTCGAAGATGATGACGCCTTCATCTGCGAAGCGAACACCCGGCGCCTTTAACGGAACATTCATCTCGACACCAATACCGGCTTTTACAAGCGCCGTCAGCGCACGATTTCCAACCGGAATCATTCTCTTCTTGGGCTTTCCGTCTTTCGTAGAATCCGATGTAAAGAACTTCATCGCGTTCGGCGTTTCTTTGGCACAAGGCTGCAACGCAATCTGCGTTTTGTCTCTGCTGATAAACAGCCGCACAAACGGCGGATAGCCAATCTCGGAAGCTGTTGCAAGGTTAAAGGAGATGCGGTTCTTCAGGATTCGAACCTCTGCAATACTGAATGTACGAGGAACACCAACCACATCAAAGTTGTCTAAGATACTCATTGTTTCCATCCTTTCGAGGTTTAATTACAAAAAAGCCATCCAATATCCGAGGGACATCAGATGCAGACAAATCTGCCACCTCATCAACTGATGGAACCGGAACAACATTTTCGCCCTTTAGAATCTGTTGCACCTCAAGCCAAAGTTCTCTCGGAATAATCGCTTCGTGATAGCCTTGGATAAAAAACTGGTTAGCACGTCCGTCGTTCCGAATAGAGCGATGCGAAAAGATATCCACGGTAACGGTCTTCTGCATCAAAACGTCACCGGAATATTTCTCATTTGTCAAGATTGTCTTTACCGTAGAGTATGTCCACTGACCACCTCGTGGGGATGGAATACCTTGCTGGTTTAAGATGTAGCAGATTTCAGGAATCGTTTTGTCATCGTAGAACATTTGATAAATCAGCCGCACAACATTCGCTTCAGGTTCGTAAATCTCCAGCAGCCTCTTATCTCTGGTGTACCCATAGAGGTCTGCGAGCTTTGGGAGCCCCTTCTCAAATCTTTTCTGGAACCCCCATTTCACGCTCTCAGACTTTGCTTCTAACTCGCCTTGCGCAATAGCAGCCATAACGACCATCAGAAGCTCGCCGGTCTGTGTCAAGGTATTGATTGCAATATCCTCAAAATAAACAGCAACCGGCTTGTCCAGTGCCTTGAGCATACGCACAGTGGCAACGCAGTCAACAACATTTCGTGCGAACCTTGCAATGTTCTTCACGATAATCATGTCGATTTTGCCTGCTTTACAGTCATCAATCATCCGTAAGAAGTCCGTGCGTTTCTTTACGGAAGTCCCAGAAATCCCTTCATCGGCGTAGATGTCATAAAGCCGCCACCCCGGATGCTTCGACACATATTCTTTGTAATACTGGCACTGCAGCTCGTAGCTTGCGAGCTGGTCTTTGTTGTCCGTACTGACTCTGCAATACGGCGCGACCACCAATGGGTCTTCTTCGCTGTGCTCAGTAGTCTTTTTAATCGAAGCGGGAATACACTGGACTTGTGCGCTATGCTCATAAGCATTGCGTATCTCATTTTGTTTATTTGTTTCCAACTTGTGTCACCCCTTTCGAATATGTATCTGTGGTTTAGGGTGACCTATCGTGATACGGGAAGCGCGTCTACCTATTCCGTCACCGCATCATCGTTATCTCAGGGTATTGAACAGAGGAGGAGCTGTTACCTGCGCAGGAGTATCTCGCTCAATGGCGAAGATTTTCCAGTCAAAGTTCTTACCATACCGTTCAGCCCACGCAATGTCCTCAAGAACCACGGCGTTCTCATTCAGGTCTTCGCCTTCAAGATAAGACTCTTTGACTTCGTCAGGAGAGATATCGTAAACCTCAGCGACACGTCGGCACATCTCATCATGCGCCGCATCGTGCGTATCGAAATACTCAGGCTCGGAAATTTCTCGCTCCATTACTTCAATCAGCATATACTTCATAGCATTTTCTCCTTATAAAACTCAGGTTTTATTCGTAACATACGAACACATGACCCACGAAATCACCGCCACCAATGAGATACGAGCCAACATATTTCAGTCTGTCCTTCTCATCTTCCCGGATTTCCTCGCCGGTCATTTTTGTTACAACCTTCATTGGATATGTCTGATTCTCGGTGTCAACCATGCACCAAAGGCAAGGTCGAATCACGTCTTGAACATCCACATGAAGAACTTGTTCGTTGCATCTTGCAACGCGGTCATCGAAGTACAGCATCGGGATATTGATTACCTGTTCTGCTGTAATCTCCAATGGATACTTGTAGATTACTCTCACGTTTGCCTCCTATAGATTTAGAGATTCCAAAAGCTCTCGTTGCGGCGAGAACTCTTTATACAATTCGACCTCCTTGGTCAGCCGAGCCAAGATTGCTTCTTCCTTGACCGCGTACCTGCCCAAGTAAACTTTCTTATGGTTATAAGTAATGCTGGCAACCCACTTCTTACGTTGTTTGTCGAAGTAGACGCCAGCGACACCAGACGTATTGCACGAATACAGGCTGCGGTTTCTGTCGTTCTCAGAACGCTCGCAACACCGCAAGTTTTTCTTCCTGTTATCCGCTTTGTTTTTGTTGATGTGGTCAACGCATTGACCGGGCTTTGCGTGCATCACAAGTCGATGGAACCGGACAAAGCGTCGAACGCCATTATAAAAGTAGCTGCTGACAAGATAACCGTCCTTGTCACAGTACCAACTGTCGCGCCCCTTGATAAGGGGGAGGTCTTCCAAATCAAAAAGGAATTCGGTCGTCTTGATTCGCAGGATACCGTATGTATCGAGAAGTTCAATCCGCATTATGTTCTGTCCAATCCGGCTTGAAGGCGTGTAAAACATGGTATGCCATCTCGGTAACTATCTCCAACCTAATTCCAATAGCGTCTGCCATTGTCTTATTCACACTACACGCCAAGAACCTGTCGAAAGACCCGTTCTCTTCGTAATCACAAATGGCATTCTCAATCAAGTGTTCTGCATCACTCATTCTTCACCACCTCCCACAACATTGTTTGTAACCGCTTTCCGCATCGGTCGTTTCTCTAAATCCCTCAACCGATGTGCATGGGCATTGGTCGTAAACCAGAACTCACGAGCGTTGCTTGCAATGCGAGTGAGTAAAAGAAAAACCGCCCGCGTAGCGGGCTTCTGGTTTACGAGCATAGTGCCGAATTCTTGCTTTTGCCTTTGGCGAAAAGCTGCTGAGAGAAATATGTATAACAGCAAATCTACAAAGCGGTCGTTGCCTACATCCATTCGGAGACAGTCCAGTATGTCAAACTGCCATTCTCTTCGTACTCGTATTTTGAAATAACCTCATCCACAGAATAGTAATCGCCATCAGCAGGAATGAGCTTATCACCGTCCCAAGAACAATAACCAACCAACAATCCCTGTTCAATTCTCTCGCTGCTTAGATACGGCAAAAGGCTTTCTGGATAGTTGGTTCTAACCATGATTTCAACTGGATGATTTGGAAGAATATCCTTGACTGTCATTTGAATTCCTCACTCTGCCTGTTGGTTCTTCTCTTGTTGATAACCCCATCAATATGTCCAACTTTAATGAAGCCTTCTGGCTCGTCTAAGTCAATCGCATATCCGTCATTGATTTTAATGAACGATGTGCCATCCACAACCCACAGGTCACCGAAGCATGGATTCAAATAGATGTCACCATCTTGGTATTTTTTGTTCTTGTGCTCGTTGCGCTCAGTCACAGCCACACCTCCAATTGGTCGTCTTAAATGTGGGCAAGGATTTGCACCTCGCATGGAGAGAAAATTGGTTCGACGGGTTTATCAGGTCTGCAGCACTGTCTCTCCCACCCGCATGGTGTCTACCTATTCCACCACCACATATGTTCTATGCTCAGCTTAATCCATCCACAAAATCCCACTCGATATTGTAACGGAATTCATCGTTCAAAATTCCGTCCAGCAGTTCGTCGATGTACTCCTCATCGTCTCGGTCTGTCGGGACGGGAATAATCATCTCAAACTCTGGAGCAAACGTAGACGGTTTCACCCAAATCGTTCTTTTCTCCATAGCTGGAACCTCCTTATCGCATAAGGGGCAGTACCCCATAGATTCGCCAAGCTGTATATTCACATGATGCCCGCATCTTGGGCAGTGGATAATACCGTTCACGCAAATCAACCTTTCACAAATCTCTTCCCACACAATGGGCAACTTCGTATCTCGACGATATCTTGAGTCGTAAAGCCGCCGTCATCGTCAAGCACTCTTACCCTCAACATTCCTTGCCTGTTTACAGACATCTCAATGCCGCTGTATTCAGCGGTCTGGTTCATTGGAACAAAATCGTTTGTTCCAGATTCACAATATGGACACTTCATCGGGCTACCCCTCGCTTCTTTGCAAAAACTTTTTAATGCAGCCTCCGCAATCATAACTAACCTTGCAATTGTTTCCGCAGCAATCACCATCTCTTACAAAAGCGCAAAGCACATTCTCACAAGTATCACCGCCGCAAAACTCTATCAGCTCATCGGTATTCATATTGGCTATTTTCCTTTTAATTTCCTCGAAATAAGTCATCAAATTAACCTTTCATTACGACACCGTGCGCAACGAGGTGTTTCGCAACGGCTCTCGGATTGAACACTCCACCAGCCTCAACCAGAAGACGGGTTATTGCGGTCTCCTCGTCGACTGGAGACTGTTCTATTTCAAATCTGAAATAATCTCTTACGATACACTCGCTGCGCTTGACACCAGAACACTTCGAGTCGTTTTCGCACCAATCGCATTTGTTCATTATCAAATCAGCCTTTCGTAAAAACGTCATGGAACAAATCTTTGGGGAGGCTACGTCCAGTGCCATGCTTATACACGGCACACATTAGTAGCGCTGTGGTGCCCATAATGGCGAGCGCAACAATTAAACCGCCCATACAAATCAAGACTTTTGCTCAGCCACCAGAGATACCAGCATATCTCTGAGCTCCGAATCATCCGGCATGATAACATCGTAGTTGAATGGGAAGAGGCGCTTAACACCCAGAGTCTGCTCCTTATTGGAATAGACGACCTCGGTCACCGAAACCATACACATTTCCATGTACTTCTTTGTAAGCTCGTCTTTTGTATCGCCAACAACCTTGAACCAATAGTCTTCGTACTCATCATCCATATGGTCAAAGACAAAATCTTCTCTCTTCATAAATTCTCCTCCCGCTCATTCTCCAACTTGTTTATCCGATATGCTATAAACAAGTTCTTTTCGTAGTTCATCTTTTAGTCTGCGCTTAGCCAACCGCTTATTGGACTTTTTAGCTTTTGCCCACCCATTGTGGTTGTTCGCCCAACACGCATATCTATGGCTAAACTCGGACTGCCAGCCGAGTTTTCCTTTATAAGTGTTAGCTCTCTTCATAGCTCACATCACATTTCTGCTCTGACCCGCATAAGGATTTTGCCAAGGCGATTTTCTCCAACGCCATCGCAAACGCCCCAGATACTGTCGCCCCAAGTATTGCCTTCAATGAGTTCGGCATCCTTGGTCGCCGCAAGCTTGTCTGCCAAATCAGGATTCTGTGAGAACTTTGCCTTGCAAATCTCATACATAACGGTATCTTTGACCGCCTCCCAGTCACCACGGAGCTTAACCCTACGCCCAAGCCTCTTTGCCTCTGACGGATTCAGACGGCAAAACTCAGTCATACGTTCTGGGCATTTAGCCGCTTGAAACGCCGCCTCGTTATTCTCAAAACACATTCCGTTGTAGGTAACTGGTGCCGAGTAGAAGTTACTCAGAAAATAATACTCACCTCTAAATTCGCTGATACTTACTCCCATGTTATACCTCCATCATTTCGTATCGATATATACAGAGCATATGTCCGGTTCTTTTGCCGTCAGACGCTGCGCCAACCACTCTTTCCCGATGAATTTATCGAATAGGGAGCACGTTACTATGTCGGCATTAACTTCTCGTACAAATCCAACCGGTGTGTAGTCCACAAGGACTGGGATTCCCACTGCTGATTGGCTGTATGAACCATCGTTCTTAAAAAATATATCCATAGCAGCTTAGCTCCGCCAGCATTTCAGGTCTTCGTCCCACCACTCCGTAGTTGTGTACGGTGACTTTTTACGGTAAGTTATCCTGTGCAGATAGTTCCGTCCACCGTGATGGAATTCTTCAAAGGCACGCTCTTCATCCGGGAAATATACAACATTGCTGTACGTTGACCCGGAGCCAAGGATTTCTGGCTCCTCAATGCCAGTTTCATAAAGCACCCTACAATCAGAGTCGGTGTCTTCCTCCTCGTCGAAGTCGCAGTTCTCTTCATCGAGCTCATCGCTGTCTGAAATGTACTCAAGTTCGCCAAGGTTAATCTCGTCAATATGTTCTTTGGCATATTTGATTGCCTCTTCAAACGTCAGTTCGCGTGGAACCATAATACTGCTGTTATACACAGCCATACATTGGACGGTCACATTGAGCTTCCGCATATTTTTATTCTCCATTAGTCAACCTCCCACGCATAATCGAAATGTCTCCGGTACGAATTTCCTTTACGAATGTTGTCCTTATAGCGTCTGATTTTCCTGTTGGAATATGTCTTCCAAAATGTCTGCCTGTTTGAGTTCTTGGGATACTGGATGTAACTTCCGACCGGCTGATAAATACCGTCTTTCCAGCCCCAATCTGTATAGCCGATACCTGACTTATATCCGTATGTCATAATACGCATCAGCTTTTCTTTCTTCTGCTTGCGCATCTTGCGCCGATATGCTCTCCCAGTTTTCCTTGGTTCGCACGGTTTGCCCTGCGGCTTGTCCGCCCCAAAAGCATCACTGCAATAACCACTGATAAAAAACTCAGTCTGGACTTTATCGCAACCGCAGTATTCAAGCTGCGGTTCGTAGCCGCCCTCTCTTGCAACCCTGAGCCTATGCTCAATGCCTTCACAAATCGGGCATTCATCGCAAGTGAACTTTCTTCCATAGAACTCAAGCATTATTGACCTCCTGCTGAAAAGTCTTACTGCTTCGTCAAGATGTACTCCGTATTTGCTGTTTGGATAGTAATTGTGTCTTCGCCGTTTTCCCACGGAGTAAAATCCAAAACAGTAGATGTATGTAGGCAATGATACCGGTCATCATAGTCTGGCAAATACTTGATAAAGCCACGCTCTCCGACCTCCAAGTAAACAACGTATGCCTTTCGCCCAAGCGCCTCGTCATGCAACGGATTCGCTCTGCCATTTTTGCTCCTAATCGATGTAATCGTGTAATAAGCCGCTGGGATGTATGTCCTGCTTAGCTCATATCCTTTCCACAAATCCATAATCGTCCTCCATCAATTGCGGTTTCGTCCGCGCCCCTCGCTTCGCGCTGGCGTGTCTTCCTTTTTGCTTCTTCTCTCCGAACTCTTTTACATATTCACGGTCTGCCTTACACTGATTGCAATTATTTTTTTGTTTGCAGAACCAGCACCCGTCTTGTCCCCACCAAAACCAGTCTGGCATTGATGGTCTTGGTTTTCTTTTCGCCTTACCCATAATTATGCCTCTCGCAAGGGAATGGGCAGCTATCGCACTGCGAATAGTCGCAAGCATTTTCATAGTCGCACAGGCAAAGACACTTTAACCAATACGCAAGACCGCCAATGACCGCTGCTGTTGCCAGCGCAAACAGAATTACACGAAAAATCATGTCCATCACCTCACCAGCAATCGTAGTCAGTAATGTTCTTTTCTTCTCCGCAGACAGGACACTTAATTGTAATCGCCGTTCCAATGCCTGTTCCGGTCAGCTCGTACAAATACTTACTGCCGTTCTTACATGACTTGTAGTGGTTATCCCTGAAAGCTCTTACTGCCTTCGTTTCGTTATCTGACATCTGGCATAAGGAGTGGGTGCGATTATACTCAGCCAGCTCAACTGCCTTTCGAATCTCTTCGTCCTTATTCCATTCGGCAACTTTCTTTCGCAAGCTCTCGTTCAATTCAACGAGGGAATCGTATTCGTCCTGTGCGGCTTTCAATAACCCTTTGAAATCTCTATGAACTCTAAACATTTGTGCCACTCCTTTCGATTCTTTTCTTCAAGTAATCATAGGTTTGATTGCTCAAAGAAAAGAGCCGAATAGCTCGGCTCCGTTTATATGTAAGCGGCTTGTAATGAGCCGCTCTGTTCTCTTCGCAACATTCCGAGAAGCCTGTCTGCATCTACATCTGTCAAAATCCTATACCATTCAGAATGGAAGAACCTCTCCAGATTTTTTAACAATCCCTCGTCTTCATTACGAAGTGCTGAACGATAATCATCCGCTGCAACTGCAACAATAGCATTCGCCAAATTGCGCCAAGGGTCATCGTTGCTTTTTCTCAACCGACCAAGGCTCACCGATGGCTGTGCCATTGCTCGCTCTGGCATTTCACCCTGCGGGACACCTCTCGGCAAACACCCGCAAGATTTTACGGCACCATTTTTAAGGAATCGCCCATCAACGATGCAGGTCTTGCCGCATCTGCATTCGCACAGCCACCTTGGTTGACCACTGCTGCTGTTCTCAGCTCGCTTGACCACCTTCAATTTCCCGAACGTTTTGTTAGTCAAGTCTGTTGATTTACCGCTCATAAAAATCAGTCCTTTTCTGCGAGAAGGAAGTCAGGATTGATGACCTTGAAGCTGATGTTGCTCTGGACATTACGCATAACTACGCCTTCTCGTTTTTGCTCCTTACGAACCACTGATTTTCCCTTGGAATACTCGACCAGCTCAGCGATGGTCTCTGGCAAGGTCTTACCCTCCTCTACAATCGGAACAGTCTTAATTCCATACGGCTCAAGCAGCTTCTTGATTTCCGCCGTGCCACATTTGTGGTCTGGATAAATCAGATTGAAGGCAAACAGGTCGTACCCACTGATGTGGTATTTGTTGCCTTGAATCTGGTTGCCGCAAATTTCACCTTGTAAAACGATGGTTTCATAATCACCGACAAGGTGTTTCAGCACATCTTCGATGTGAAGCTGGCGTGCAATTGTCCAGTATGAGCTGTTGTCAGGCGTGCCAAGGTAGATATTTCGGCTGCAAACGCCAAACTCATACTTGCGTTTGGAAACTTTACGCAGGTAATACGTCGCTGACTGCCCATCAACTTTCTCTGTGACAGAGAACTTCGTTCCCTTGTTACGCTCCATCTCAAAGAGCGTCGTAAGGTTTTGAATGCGGGTCTCATCCGTCTTGGCAATCCAGTCGGGGAATCCTCCCTTGCGCTTTGGCTTCATAAACAGTTTGCGATACCACTTGAATCGCATCAGGAAGCGAGCGATTGCGCTCTGCGGTTTTTGCGGTTGCTTCGTCAAGAGCTGTGCTTCTTGCTGCGCTTCTGGGTCATACTTCTTAATGCCCAAAGCGTCTGTCACATCGGCGCCAAGAATGGCAGGAGTACCATTCGGAAGGATTGACAGTGGGAGAACCAAACCCTGACTGACCTGACCACGCAGCTTAATGGTGCGGACTCTGAACTTTCTGTCTCTCAAGAACTCGAACTCTGGGCGCTCTGGGACGATAGAATCGACCTCAATGTAAACGATATGCTCTCCTATATGGAACTCGCCTTTCTGAACCACACATTCCCAACCATCGACCTGCGCAACTTCAATGCGGTCAGCTCCTGCAATCGGGCGAAGAGATGCAATCTCACGGATTGTTGCCAAATGTCGCATAGGACACCCTCCTTTGAATTATTAAAACCATCGTTTTTAGCTTCTGCTGATAACTCTTTTGAACTTCAATGAGCAATTTGCGATGTAATCATCAATCAGTTTGCTCTGTGCTTTTGTCTCTGCATAGGCAGTGATGGTAATGGACTTTTTGCTCCAGTCCAAGGTATAGCTGTCTGCAGCGACATTCGTGATGTGATGTGTTGCCAGAAAATCTCGAAACTCTTGCATCGCCTCCAAATTATCCGACATAATGACGTTCACATAGGTCTTGTCTTTTGAAAACCTGTTGCTTAATGCGACAGCTAAACAGCAGCCAACACCGCTTGCAATGGAAACAGTTGCAAGGGCGAGGCTGCTGTCACTCGTTACAATATCTTTTGTGATGCTAAGGTAGATAAAATTTGACAAGCCGAGAGCGACTCCGGCAAGGACACAACGATTTCTCTGTACCAAGATTGTCTTGGCTGTACCAAGCGTGTTGTCCAGCACCTTAGCGAAAAATAAAATGACCAGATATACGGCTGTCAAATAATCTCCTCCTTATTTAGAAATCAAAAAACTCTTGGTAAGCCCATACGCCGACAAAGATACCTGCGGGGATGCACCACAAAAGCAGAAAGGCTGGGTTATGCAGCTTGATGCTCCAAACAATTGGCATAATCATCGTAAGAATGATTAGCGCAATCGAGACGATGGAGACAACAATGCAAATTAGAACTTTAACCCAATCTTTTGCATTGTCCCACCATTTTTCCATCACGGTTCGAGACTAATGATGGGCGTTGAGCCAGTCACCGTAGGCAGCTCGCCGTTCCACTGCTCATACTTGATTTTTTCAATCAACTCATTGGTAAGTGAAGCCGCAATCTTGCGGTTTGCGTCGGCTTCTGCCTCCGCAGCAATACGCAATGTCTCTGCTTTTGCTTCTGCTTCAATAACCGCTTTCTCTGCGTTAATCTGTGCGACCTCTCTGTCTTTCTCAGCCTGAACCTTGGCGGTTTGCTTTTCAATATTCGCCAACTCAAGCTCCTGCTGAGCAGTGACTTTCTTCTGGATAGCCGCAGCCGTTTCATCGTCAACTGAGATATCCGTAAAGTTTACAGTGTCAATAATGATGCCATACTGGTCGAACTTCTCACGCAAATAGGTATCCAACTCGGCATTGATTTCAGTACGCTTGTCGCCAAAGATGTCGGTGACAGGGTAGTTTGCGGAAACTTCCTGCGTCCACGCCACAACCTTGGGCTTAATAAACGAATCCTTGATTGCCTCGCCAGATTTTCCTTTGAACATTGCAAAGGTTTCGGAGACTCGTGCCTCATCAAAACGATATGAGAACTCAATATTCACTCGGACAGTCTTACCATCAGAGGTAGGGATGTTGAAACTCTCATCCTTGGGTGAGTCGCCCTTATCCTCAGCCGTCAGATATGACTGCTCAATACCGATAGAATACTTGGTCACCTTTTTGGTCGGAGCAACCAGATGCCAGCCCTGTTCCAAGACCTCGCCATCAACGCCGCCGTTCATGTTATACACAACGCCGACGTAACCTGCGGGAATCTTCTCCAGACACACAACGCAGCAAACCAAGCCGATAATCAGCACAAGTGCCAGCAAGATTGCGCCAAGTTTACCCTTCTTCATTATTTTACTTCCTTTTCTTCGTCAGTTTTTTTCTCCGTTTCCTCGGAGATTTCTTTCTTCGCATCATTGTACAATCGCATTCCAACTCCGCCGACGCCCTTAAAGGCGAAACTCAAACAGAACCAGATAAGCACAAGCACAATGACTACGATGAGCCAGAACACGATGTTCATGTTGTTGCCTCCTGCTCTAAGACTCTTGGTATGTATGTGCGGGTTTCCATACGCTCTTCGACCTTTCTGGTCTTACCCAGCGCTTCACGCACAAGGTTCAAAAGGTTTTTGCCTTTGTCGCTTTCAAGAAACTGAACGAGCGGCTCAAGAATTTCTACCGTATCCTTGCACTCGCGCCGTGCTTGGCGACACTTTGCAAGCTGTGTAGCAACCTTGGCTCGCTCTTTGTAATCAAGACCGTCAAGCTCCAGTTTGTGAAGGTAGTCCTGCGTGAGCCTATCCATGCGGTTCACCTCATCATAGTTCCACGCATAGTCCCTTTGCGCATTTTCCATCAGCTTACAGAAGCTACTGATAGATTCTGAAAACTGTGGTACCGCCTTTACTTTACCCACGCAAGCCTCCTTCCTCAGCCGTAGCTGACCTCGTCTTTGTCTGTTCGGATAGAAATAAACACCGGGAACTGTAAGCTCTCAGCACCGGTGTTTTTGTCATATGATATTTCCTTGTATTTTACCTCGCACAACCGTCCGGGCATTTCATCTTTTGCCGCCCAAAAAGCTGTACGCTGCTCATCGGAAAAGCCAGACCCAACATTTACTTCGTTGCCTTTATAGTCCAGCACAAATGCGCCCAGCGTTCCTGCAAGCCTGCCGCTTCCTTCTTCACAGCGCAAGATATGCAAATCCATAGTGTAGAAGCGTTTGACTTTGAGAATTCCGTTGTGACGCTTTCGCTTATATGGAACATCAAAGTTGACCATTAAGCCCTCTTTGTCCTCCCGAACCATTTGCTCTAATAGCTCATCGATTTTTGTCTGGTCTTTACCGTGATATAAAACAGGGAGGATGTTAACTCGACCATCTTGCGGAATGAAGCGATGAAGCTGGTCTAAGAAAGACCGGCGATACCCATAGCCGCCCTCGCTTACACCAGCATCGAATTCTTCTGTCGTAAGCACATCAAAAATGGTGTAGCAAACTGCCGTTTTATCAGTGTCATCTGAGTTGATAATGCCCGTTGCCTTGCGGAATGCCTCATTGTCAGACAGCGCTCCTTTATCGCGCAAGGTAAGTTCACCGTCAAAAACATAGCTATCGTTATCGTCGATTTTGAGCGCGTCCAGAATGTGCCCGAGCCCTTCGTAGGGAACTCCGCTTCTTGCGAACAGTTGCCCTTTGTAGTATGTTGCTCTGACACCATTCAGTTTTTGAGTGAGCCAAAACTCTGTGCCGTCCTTGACTGGGTATTTGTCGATTGGATATGCCTGCTGAACCTCCCATTCGGGAATCAGTCCGGGGATAACCTTGTTCACAGTTTTCGCTGTGACACCCAACCGAAGTGTTTTTGACAGAAGTTCAATGTAAAACTCGGATGACTCCGGGTCAGTTAAACACTGCACGAAGACCCGCACTTGATATACAGTTGCTGCGTCCAATGCTTTTCGCTTTGCCAGCAGCTCACAAATTTCGAAGATGTCGGTCATTGTGATTGTAATTGCTGGGTCATACTCGACAGGCGTTCGCAATGTTTGTTCCGAAATCTTGTACGTTAGCATTGGATTCAAAGCGTAGTACAAAATCTTACGGAAATTCTCAACATCTTTGAAGGCTTGCAAGACCCGCATTTTACTAATCGCGCCGCTTGCGTTCTGCAAACAGCGGACGATTGCTATTTCTTCCATACAATCACCTTACGGATGTGAGCCGTAGGCTGGCATCGGATTGAGCTTGTGCAGGTTCTGCGTATGCTTCTTTGCAATTACTTTGTCGATGTCTTCATCCCCACTACTACCGTGCATGATGTAGTTGTCGAGCTGCATATAGGTAAAGCCCAGATTGTCTTCGTCTGTCTTACCGCAAAGACCGTCCGATGGAGTCTTGTCCACCAGCTCACGAGGAATGGGGAGTTCGTAGCCAATCTGACGAACCTCATGCACCATGATATTTGCGAGTGGGCTGAAGTCACCAGCGCTGTCACCGAATTTTGTGGAGTATCCAACATAATCTTCAGAGCGATTGCAGGTGTTTGCCACCCGACCTCCGCGAGCCAAAGACTGCGCGACCATATAGAGCGTCGCCATACGCAGCCTTGGAGGGAGATTGACCGCTGCCTGATTGCTTACTCCAGATGGCATTGCTCTGCCGACTACATCAACCATCTTGCTGTATGCGCCGCCAATGTCAACTGTAATACTTGCAATGCCAAGCGTATCGACCAGCAGCTTGGAGTCTGCGATATCTTTCTGCCGACCATTCGGCATCAGCACACCGATAACCCGCTCTGCGCCAAGGGCTTCAACACAAAGTGCTGCGACCACGCTGCTATCTTTGCCACCGGAAATGCCGATAACAGCACAGCAGTCGTTGCCGTTTGCAGCGAAATATTCTCGAATCCACTGCACGATTTCATCTTTTGTTCTTTTCGGATTTGCCAGCATACTATACCTCTTTTCTCCACAACTCTACTGTGTACTTATCGGACAGTTCCTTTTGGATAAGACCCAAAATCACATTCCAGTCCCCACCGCCAAGACCGCATCCAATCTTAAACGGCATGGCAATTGTTTCTCCTGCAGGTACGGTCAACTTAATCCGTTTTAAGCAGCTCTGAAATGCGGTGTAATCTGTGTACAGTTTCCCATCATATCCGTAGTTGCTCTGCGCAAACATATTGACAACGACTTTACCGTCGTTAGCTTGAACGAACTGCGTCTGACCGAACGCATTGCGCTCTTCGTTGCAGAAGCCAACATAGGCGTTATAGACTTCTGGATACTTGGCTCGAACCTGTTTCGCCACACCACTACCCATTCTCGCCTGACAGTTAACCTGATGGCAAATATATTTGGCGTGGGTCTGAAACAAATCTCCATCAATAATTTGTACCGGCATCAGAACGTTCCTCCGTGAAGATTCTTACGAACCTCATCCAGCGTGAACTGCTTTTCAAACTTTCCATCTCTAAACACGGTGCGCAGCTCATTGCTGTCCTGTGCTTCAGCCCAAGTAAGACCATCAACGTAATCGTAGCCGTCATTAGTTTTGACTACGCGGCAGCAACCACGCTGAGACTTCTTAAAATGTCCTGTGTCTGTCTTGGGGTTCTTGAAAATCATAATCGGTTTGCCGTCGGCATCTTCTGCATATGTCGCTTTAACTGCAATGCCGAATGTATCCCTTGTGTACGGATTGTACTGTTTGCTTCCATCGCTCTCGATTGTCTCTAAGCACTCCATTGAGAATGAACCGACACCGAGCGAAACATTATTGATTGCAAAGCCGTTTTTCTCCAAAAGAGAATAGATTTGCTCACAGCGCTGCGGAGTAATGCTGTCCCCGTAAATTGCCTTGACGTGCGGATTCAGCACCTTGTACCCCTTGCTATTTACTGTGCCGCCAAAGATGTCCCACAGACGATATACGGTCTCAGTGATTACACTAACAGGGTCACCGCTGTCGCCGCGAATTGAGATGAAGCCATCGTGATTTAGGATGTCATCTTTGAGCTGAGGGAGGACTTTTTCAACAAGATTCCAATAGTCATAGCTGTCGCTAACCATTGAGAAACTTTGATGCGGATACACCTCACAAAGAAGTCGTCGAATCTGTGTCACCTCATCACCGTCAACAGCAAAGTTGGAACACATTACGCTGTGTTCTGTTGAGAGCGCACCATATGCGACAGGTTCCTTGCTACAATCACAGTTGTAATTATGCTCAAGCCACAAAATCGCAGGAACTGTCGCCGTATTCAAGAAGCTCAGGCAGAAAGCCGCTGCGCTCTTTGTTGCACTTTCAACGCTCTCTTGCCCGCGCATAGAAAAATCGCCAAGGAGCCTCGCACGAACCACACTGTCATCGCAAGTGCGTTCTGCATACTCATTGACGATTTTACGATATCTGTACCCAACCTCAGCGGAGACTTGCGTATGCCACATTGTGCAAGAGAGCATCGTCTCGATGGTGTTGACCAGCCATACGAAGTTAGGGTGTGTATTTGAGATTTCAATTTGTGGGACTTTGATATTGGTTCTCGTTCCTTCGGGAACAGCACGAATCTGTAACGGAAGATAGCCGAGGTCATGCAATTCACGAAGCCGTTTCTCTCCAACGCCTTTCGTTCTAATTGTTACCCCAAGAACTCTGGTGTACTCCTTGAGTACACTATCAAACGGGACATTAAAGAAGTGGTCGTTGAATGCCTCAATGAGATATTCCTGAATGAATGCCTGAAGCCCAAACAGTGTAACCTTATCGGTATCACCGAGGCGACTCATGCGTGGCGTGTAGTAGGAGACCATTTTGGTCAAGCCATTCGGATACTGTTCAGCGTGACACGTCTTATAGAAGTCCAGACACAGGAGCGGATTATATGTAATCATTCAGTTTTTCCTCTTTTCTTTAGCTTTTCACCATATTTTGCAAAAAACACAGCAAACGCAAACGGTGCTGCAACAATCCAGAAAACGCCTACCATAATATACCCGTCTTCGAACCCATTATATTTGTTATATGGTTCTACGATAACGTACAAGCGGCAAAGTGCGAATGTTACAATCGCACCAATGCAGAGGTACAGGAGCACCAAAAGGACTATCATCATTCCTCTTCACCCGCCTTAAAGTTATAAATCGGCTTGATGATGGCATCAATGGTCACTGTTGGTTCGACATTGTTTACGATATCATCCATACCTTTGTATGCCATCGGGCATTCATCGAGCGTGCTTCTTCCAACAGATGTAGTGTAGATACCCTCCATCTGCTTCTTGAACTCAGAAACTGTGAATGTCTCTTTCGCCGCGCTGCGGCTCATCAAACGCCCAGCTCCATGCGGGGCAGAGAAGTTCCAGTCTTCATTTCCTTTGCCGGTACACAGCAAACTACCGTCTCTCATGTTGATAGGAATCAGCAGCCGCTCACCAGCTTGTGCAGAGACCGAGCCCTTGCGAAGAATCATATTCTCTACATCGATGTAGTTGTGAATAGTCGTAAACTGCTCTTCGACATGGAAGCCCATACCCTTAACAATGGTGTCCATCATTGCTTGGCGGTTAAGTTCAGCAAAACGTTGAGCAATTTTCATGTCATGGATATACTGCTCAAACAATTCTCCCTCAACGTATGCAAGCTGCTTTGGAACTCCCGGCTTCTTTGCCTTCATGCCTTTAAGAACAGCTTGGATTTCTTTTTGTCTTCCAGCCGCTTTTAACTCGTTGACGACCTCCTCGATTTCTTCCTTGGAATACGATGTTAACGCCTTGAACGCAGCTTCCTGATAGAAGTTAGCAATCTCCAGACCAAGGTGTCTACTACCGGAATGCACCACAATATAGATGTGTCCATCATCATCTTTGTTGGCTTCGATGAAATGATTCCCTCCACCAAGCGTACCGATGCTTTTATATGCGCGGTCTACATTGACCATCTTTGCACAGCACAGTTCCGACAGGTCGATGCTACTTGCATATCTATGAGCTTCTGTGCGAATCTCAAAACCGGACGGAACTCCTGCACGAATAACTTTGTCCAGCTTCTGCGGTTCAATATGCGTTTCTTTGATACGGATAGTTTCCATGCCGCATCCAATGTCAACGCCGACAAGGTTCGGGCAAATCTTATCCTTGATGGTCATCGTGGTTCCGATTGTACAACCAGCCCCAGCATGAATGTCTGGCATCATACGGACTTTGCTTCCCTCGATGTACGGTTGATTCAAAAGATTGATAACCTGAGAGATAGACTCATTATCGACCACGTCGGTAAACACCTTTGCAGTGCCAAACTTACCCTGTAACTCAAGCATTTGCCCGCCTCCTTTAAGATTAAATGAGCGAAATCATCTCGCTATTTCCGCGATAGATACTATCTGTGGTAAACACACGACTGATTAAGCCGTCTGTGAGAACCGTTCCACTGTGAATTGTGTTTTCACAATGGGTCACATACAAATACACCTCATTCGCGCCAGCCTCTTTTAGTGCCTTAGCTGTAAAAGTGAATGTGCCTCCGCGAGAACAAATATCATCGACAATCAGCACATTTCTATCGGTAACCTTTTCTGGGCTCGTCAGTTCCAGCCGTTCAATTTTCCCGGTGCGCCAGTCTCTGTGCTTGATGCAGAACACATACTCTCTGCCAGCTTGCGATGAATATCGTTTTGCTGCTCCTTCATCAGGATAGCACAGCAACACATTTTTGTCATTCAACTTGTCCAAGACTCTTCGAATATTTGACTGCGCATCTATCACACAGACCCTATCAAACAGTGCTGTTGAAACATTCGAGTGCGGGTCGCTGACAAGCACCCGGTCAAAGCCTAATGCGTTGATGAACTCTGCAAACCATTTCAACGTAAAGACTTCATCTGCATTTTTTACTCTATCCATTCTGGCGTTTGGAATATACGGCAGACTCAAACGGATGATAGGTCTTTGGTTATTCTCTCGAATATGGTTTGTCAAGTACCACAAGAGAATACACTCTTCATCGTTGTCGTATTTCCATGTGATACTGAAAATGGGCGATTCCATTGGTTGAGCAAACATCCGTGGGGGAAGATGCGGAGAGAATCTGAAAGAGGTTGTTCCATCAGGGAACTTTGTAAACTCGACCTGCTTGTCGTTGACAAGAATCATGCCGTGACCCCCTCGTTCTCGATGTTAATCTGGCACATTTTCATTGCCGACAGTGCAGTCTTGTGACTCTCTGGTGTCACGCCAGCGCAGCAGGAAGCATCGACCGTAATCTTAACTTCCGGCATAAACGCCTTGAGCAGCAAGGCATTTGAGATAACACAGATATCGGTACAAAGACCAACAAGGACAATTTCTTCTATGCCATCACCAAACGCAACTTTTGGATATAGGCGACCAGCAAGTGCTAATGAACCAAACGTTTTCTTCTCGAAACCATTCAACTGGTCATCCGCTGGATGCTTGCTCTGAATTGCTGCTTTGACTGAGCTATGAATCTGCCAGCCATTACTTGCAGATATACAGTGTTTTACCGGCAACAGTCTTCCTTCTTGCGTTTCGAGGTAATCATCAGAATGGGTGTCTTGTGTCCACAAAACTTCCCCATCAAACTCTTCAATTTTCTTGACGACCTTCGGCACAATAGCCTGTGCCTCCGGTGTCCCGAGCGCACCATCAATAAAGTCGTTCTGCATATCAACAACAACAAGAACCTTCATTCTTCACCCTCCATCTCACAGCGACGTTTGTTTGCTAATAAAGTTTATCGCTTTGCCTGTTTTCTTGTTTACACCATGTCCAACAACATGGACGAGGTAATCTTCCCAAGTTTCTCCCGCTTTCCAATACTCGGAGTCCTTTTCGTATGTACCGGTTTCTTTTACAACTTCGATTTGAATAGTCCCTTTGAAGTCTGGAATTATCGTAGTCGTCCACGGTCTCTCTAAGTGATAATTGAAGTTTGGGTTATAGGCAAGAACTTCATGCAGCAGAAATACAGATACAAGACCGGCATCTGCACAGAACCGCCCCAACGGCTTCTTTGTGTCAGAATCAAAAACTGTGCATCCCCAGTCTCCATAGATGGTGTCATGGGTCAAATAATTTTTAATCCCAAGTCGCTCCATATATTCACCGTACTCACAATAATGCCAGTCGTTCTTAGTTATCCCGTTTTCATTGCGAATAATGTAGCAGGGGTCTGTAATGATAATGTCACCATCAAACTCTTTTTCCGGGGTACTCTGATATCTCATTCTTGCTCGCCCTCCTTATACTTACAGCGAATATCATTCTCACGCTTACGATTATAGGCTCGTTTGTTTGGAACAATTTGAGTAACGGGGCGAGCACAAGTCCAGAAATTGCGTGCTCTCTTCGCTTGAAGTTTTCGCCTATTCTTGTCTGTCATTGAACTCGCCTCCGTTCTCAATTTGCCGACCGCTTTCCGCATGGGGCGTGATTGTTACAGAAGCCCCATGTGCACAAAGTGACATTTTTAGCAAGCAATTTCCGGGTTATTATTTTTATTCGCTGAATAAAAATTATAACCTCGGAAATGCGAGGCTAAAAATGAAGAACTCAAATCTTTTCTTCTGCTTTAAGCGAGAAGATACTACACGTTTTGCTGAGACATATGTATGTAGTCAATCTTCAAAGCGGTCTGTATCATAGCGGTTATCCGCTTATGTTTTAGGTTGCAATACGTCTCCCATCCATGCTCAGGAGCTGTGCGAACGCCTCGTCTTCTTCTTGCTGCTTTTCCACTTCATCATTCTGGATAGCCACAAACACTACACTGCACATACCGATGAGGTCATCGATGGAGAAATCCTCTTCCTCAATGGTTTCATCTTCGTCGGGTTCCTCTTCCAGAGAATCGAGGAAGTCGTCATCTGCATCGGCGTACTCTTCATCTTCATCTTCCTCGTCGTCCCATGCGCCGTAGTCATCGCCCCATTCGAGGACATCCTCTTTGTAGTCTTCGAAGTCATCGTCATCGAGACCATCATAATCAAAGGCGCTGTTACGACGGTAGTAATAGTACCCGCTGGGGAGGTTGCCAAGGAAGTCTCGGATGTCCCTCCAGCCGTAGTCGGCGATAGCATCGCGGATATCTTCTTCGACGCTGTCATCGTAATCATCATCGTCATAGATGTCCTCACAGATATCGCAGTCAAAGTCGTTGCAAAAGTCTTTCAGTTCACACCACTCAGTGATATTGTCAATAAATTCATTCCTTGTCATGTTTTAATCCTCCATTTCCACTATTTCAGTTGAGACCCTAACGAGCTTGGACAATGCTTTTTCTGTCAGGAACGCATATTGTACGCCAAGCTGCGTACTGGTTAACTCTTTTCGCATTGCTGTAGCCGCCACGTCAATCGACACATTGCTATTTCTCAGCTTTGTAAATTTACTTTTCAAATTACTTCCTCCGCCAGCCATATATCCGATTACCAAATCGACATTTGGAGCGGTGCCGAGCCTTGAAGAAACCACGAACCGAAGCCAATCCTCAGACCTTTCATCAAACTCCAGAACAGAAAGTCCATCCAAGTCTGTGAGCAGATATGTTTGGACATATCCCACCCGAGAGTTTTTGACTGCCATCGGCAAGGCATCGAAATAATTTGTGGCAAGATAAAAGCCGCATCCGAAATCTCGGTGCGGCTTACACTTGTTCAGGGTTGGTACATCGAAATCTGCCGGAGTACCGTGATACAGATACATGGCAACCCTCCTCTATAAAATTGGTCTGGGTGAGAGGACTCGAACCCCCGACATCTTGCTCCCAAAGCAAGCGCACTACCATCTGTGCTACACCCAGATATAATGGTTTTGTTTCCGAACACACACGCACTACTGATGGGCTCGAACCATCCTCACCATAAGCATCGCCATCAATGCTTAGTAGTGCGTGCCGGGGCAGAAAGGAAAACGGATATGTCAGTCCGTTGGAGCTGGTGACAGGGCTCGAACCCGCAACCCAGTGAGTACAAATCACTTGCGCTACCAATTACGCTACACCAGCGTGCACCCTCGTCTTTCCGAGGTGTCAGCTTTTAGCTAAAAGGCTGCTGATGACTGGACTTGAACCAGCGGCTCGCACTTCCGGTGCTGCTCTACCAACTGAGCTACATCAGCATAGATACGCCCTGCGCACGTAGGACTCCGTGTGCATCCGGCTGTGTCTCTTACAGAGATAACAGTTGAGTGATGAACTAACCGTACAAACGTAAGCATGACCAACAGAGCAGATGGAGCTGGAACTCGGAGTCGAACCGAGAACCCACGCTGTACGAAAGCGTTACTCTACCAGTTGAGCTATTCCAGCATAGATGCCATCCTGAAACTATGGCGATGTCATTAACACCGCCAATACAAACTCACTATGATGGCAGTTTTGATAGCGTGAAAGGAGAATCATGGATAAATCATCGTGGCACAAGGGATTGCAGGGATAGAAAACAAACTCTAATACCGAAGATGATTTTGGCAGGGGCAGTAGGATTCGAACCTACGAATAACGGAGTCAAAGTCCGCTGTGTTACCGCTTCACCATACCCCTGTATCTGCAGGCTCATGCAGCGGCGTCCCGCCAAACCAACCTGTAACCGACTTCCAGAGCAGGCTCTGACGTGTCGTAAAGGCATTTCCTTTAACGCATAATTTAATGGTTTCTTACTTGGAGCGGCGTACCAGACTCGAACTGGCACCACCGGTTTGGAAGACCGGAGTGCTAACCGTTGAACACCAACGCCGCATGGTCGGCTTCTCGCTTAGATTGTCACACGCTACCGGCAACTACGCTCCGAAAAGTCGTAGCCCCTATTCCGTCAGGTCAAACCGGTCTTGACGCATCAAGACAAGCGCAGTTTTCAGCAAGCATTTTCATTCTTTGTGAGGTAAGCCGATAATCGCTCACATCAGTTGGGAGCTACCCAACAACTGGCAGGGGTGAATGGATTCGAACCACCATCTGACGGTTTTGGAGACCGCTATGTTAGCCATTGCACCACACCCCTTGGCGGAGTGGACAGGACTTGAACCTGCACATCCTTTCGGATTACTCACGGTTTAGCAAACCGCTGCCTTACCGTTAGGCTTACCACTCCATTGGAATTACTTTATTATACAGAGCAATAAATTTCTCATTGACCTGCTTATCCACATGATAATGTCCAAAGAACCGCCGCTTGAATGTGAGGTCGGAACAAACCCTGTCCAAAAAGCTGACCATCGGGTCGTTCTCGTACCAGCTTGCGAGCAGAGTCTGAACACTCCTTGGCGCACAATGTGTAATCACATAGTCAACTCGCCAATTATTTTCTTCGAGCGCTGCAATCGCTCGTTCCATTTCTTCTCTGGACGGCATTTCCTCTTTCCACCATGAGATATGTTCCACGCGATACTCTTTATCAACAGAGCGAGCACCGCCCATGCAGAAGATTTTCTTTCCATCAATCGTGACTACCTGACCTCTGTCCAGATGATAGATGTCAGGAGCGATTTCACGCACCTTTCCGCCAAATTTGTCAATCAGCGGGAACTGGTAGAGCATATCAAAGTTCTCATGGTTGCCATCAATCCAAAGTGTCGTAAAGTTTTTCGCTGTCAGCCAGTCTTGCCACCACATCTCTCGATGCGAACCGTCCCAGCAGAGTCCAAAATCGCCACATATGATTACGAAATCATTCTTCGTCAATTCCTTTTGTTGTGGGAACTTTGTTGTATTAAGCTTGGCAATATCAATGTTTGCGTGTGTATCTCCAGTGACATAAATCATGCTCAGTTCCTTTCTCATCTGCAGTCCATATGTATATTCTGTTCTGGTCTCTTCGTTTATCTCCTGTAACGACGGGATTTAGATGAGCTGAAAGCGAGTTCAAATCCCAAGTGGCGATGATGAAATCATTGGGAGACAATGGGTTCGACGGTCGCTCATCGGATGGAGGTGACATGACATCCAGAATAGTTTTAATGAGCTGTACAGCGAGCTTAGGCGCCTTCGCGGCAGGCTGCGGGCGGGGAATTGTGCTGTCCAGCAAAGTGATACTTCAGCCTTTGGCGTGAAGCACATTCCTTACGAAATGTTATTCACTGCAAATGATAATTTGATTACCCTGTAATCTACATGGAGGTAGCTCCTCGTGAGGAGGAGCTCCGGCACCCAGTGTCTGGCGTGCGACATCCTTTGGTCAAGCTCGTTGAATCCATTGTGGCACAATGGATTCAAGTGATTCGGGCTACTCATCGTGTGGTTTCCAGCCTCGAAGGATGACTTGAGTCTGCAGGTGAATGCGCCTCCGGGGAGGTTTTCCTCCCCATCAAGTTGTTACTTATGCCTTTGGCGATAAGCATTGCTTTCGCAATTATGCATTACAGGATTGCGGGTTATTTATAGACGTTACCGCAGGTCGTCCTTCATCATGCGGATTACATCCACATTCATTTTCTTGTTGATGTAAGCTACAATTGCGTCGATGGTCTCTTTTTCGACCATACGATAATAGCTATGCAGACCATACATTACCTGTACATCATTCCGTTCCCAAGCGACACCATTGTTCTTATCTGTGATGTAATTGTACAGCATTGACTGGAACTGCTTTTTCTTTTTATGACCGACCGTAATCTCGTTGTCCTTATTCAGCATAACGCCAAGATTCCAGTTGCGCCCCGCTGATGAACCATACCGAGTCTTGCTTGCATTGATTGTGAACGGGGCACCAAAGCTGTTCAATGTACTTACTACCAGCTCTTCAACAGAACGAACATCAAAATCATACTTGGATGAAATGATGAAGTCATCCGCATATCTGGTATAAATGAAGCTCTGTTTTTCAAAATTACGGAGCGTATTCGACAGTTTGAAATCAACCGGAATCATCATTACGTTTGTGATAAGCGGTGAAATTGGGGTACCTTGCGGTAGCCCACCATTTAAGAACGCTAACGACATAGCTGTCCGCAATGCTGCCTCGCCCTGTGGCTCTTTAACAATCTCACTAAAAGGAAAAACCATCGAGAACATTGAGATGGCATAATCCAATGTTGTGCTGCCAAAAAAATCGTGCAGGTCAAGCTTTGCGAACCATTTGCTGCTGTTCTTCTGGTGACGCTTAACCGCATCGACTGTACTCCGCTTCTTTACATAAGCAAACGCGGCAGTATGATAGAGTGCATGGAAATCATCCTCGAAAATCGTTTTGAGTCTTCTCAGGGCGTCCATCAGCTCTGCCTTTGGCGCATCGATTCTACGAAGACCACCAGATTTCTTTGGGATGTAAAAGGTCTCATACAACTCGCTCCGTTCCTTTGCACGAAGCTCTGCTGTATCGTTATTAAATCGCACGAGTTTTCCGATTAAAGCTTCAACACCAATCTTGCTGGAAAAATGTTCACTGACATTTTCGACCTCGTATGTTCTTGTGTTTGCAATATTGGCATTGACAACCGGAGGTGTCTGATAGTTTTGAAACAGGTACTCTTCCAGTGTCATCTGATGATAAATCGGTGACTGCCTAACAGTGATATAGACCATTTCTTCCCCTCCTTGTCCAATAACTAACTGTAACCTACATATGTCTGCTGCTTCGCAGAATTCCTAAGTCTGAAGACTACGTCGTCCCTGTGGGAGGTGGTGCGAGCTCTTGCAAGATGCGAGATTTTTTTCTTTGATTTTCATTGCGACTGAAAGCATGAGTCTGATGTTAGTACATTTCGCTCATGTATCGAGGAATTGGCGAAAAGTGCTTGACATTTGGTTGGTTTTATGGCGTGATGCTGCCGACCTGTGGCAGCCGGTTTGCTTTCAGGGTTCCACCGCGTCATCCCCCGGGGGTCATCCTCCCGACAACTTGTTACTTTAGCCTTTGGCGTAAAGCTCTCTTACGAGAAAATCCGTTACAGTCTGCGGCGCATTAAGGCTGCGCCATGCCTAATAATTCAAACAGTTCTTCATCCGTAAAGACATTTTGAGTTGTGAATGGCTTGATGAAAAACACGCCAGCTTCTCGCTGTTCGACAATCGTGTCAGGGTTCAAGGTGCACACCGGTCTTACCCCGGAACAGCTTGATGCTGTCAGCCTGTTTAACACACCAGAGCGATTCGAAATCGCCGCTCTTTCGGTCTCAACATCGTCTAACAGCCAGAAGCTCATAAATCCACGGTCTGAATCAAGCCCTGCATAACGAGCTTTCAGGTCGAACAAGTCGGCTGTCGGATTCGGACGAATGCCTTTTCTTTTGAATAAGTCAAAGCGCCGCCCATCTTGGATGCTAAAAATGTCTGCAACTGATGGTAGGCGAATCAACGAAGACACTCGGTTCTCTCCGACCACATACTCTTTCCTGACCAAAGAAGCAACCTCGTGGTCTTCAAAGAAATACAGAAACCCGTAATGGTCTTCATAGCGAGCATAACTATACCTCACAAAGGCACCGGGCGAAGAATCATTATCGTGCATTGCGTGATACCACATCATCTGGTCACTGTTCAAGAACGAAAACAGATTGGACACTGGATACTTCGCATTATTAACACGCCTATAATGCCCAGTCTCTTCCGCCGCATCGAAGCACAGGTAGTCGATAGCTTTTTCTGTGATAAAATCACAGTTTGGATTTCCTTTCAGCCAAACAATCGGGTACGGGTTGTCTTTGTCCACACCGTACTTGCCCATCACGAGTTGTGCACCTACTTTGAGAGCACCAACGGTCGTGTCCATACCTTACCCCTCCCTTCGTTCTTTTTGAAAATTAAAACGCATCCAACAGCGGCTGGAATGCGTCACAAATAATCAGCTTATTCAGCCCCTTGCCTCTGATGTACTTGACGAAGTTGCTCACACCCAGAGCACAAATCACTCTGACCGTAGTCACAACGCCAAGCGTGATGCCACAAGCTGAGACTGGAGTTTCTTCCGCCGCCTCATCGTGTGTAAAATTCATGGAGTTGAGGAGGTCTTTCTTCATCTTGTAGTCAGACCAATCAGCAGCATAGTGCTGACCAGCCTCCAGCAGAGTTCTGAAATCAAACATCGCCTTTACATACGGATTGTCGAAGTGTTTCTCAACAATCTTTTTTCTCAGCTCGATGTTATCGACGCACAAGAACACATAGCCGGATAACTGCTGCCCGTTCCACCCATCCTTGTAAAGCTTCAGGTCGTCCTTAACATCAGGATTGATGTCGAAAAGAATATCCGCCAATGCCTCGACCTTAGAGCGCCCAATGTCCTGCTGACGGAAAATCTGATTCGCCAGATTGTGCGGGCTTACCGTGTCCATATCCCACAGCGCGATGTTCGTGAGCCCTAAGCGAACCAGCAGCTCCGCAACCGTCGCGCCGACAGAACCACACCCGACGATATGGATTCTACAATCAACCTTCTCGGGCTGGAAATATTCATAGCTCTTTGACAGGTCAATAGCCATATTACTTACCTCCTAAGTATGCATAAGGGTCGTAGTCATCTTCGTCTTCCCAGCCATACATCGATTCTTGGCAAGCATTCTGTCCATGCCAACCAGCTCCAATTCTGGTTCTGGGTTTCTCTCCATCGTTCTTTTTACCAGATGACTTATCCTTGTTTTCTTCTTTCTTGCTGTCCTTTTTGTCGTCGGACTTACCTGCAAGTGGATTGTACGGAGTACCAGCCGGAGCTCCCCTGTATCCCTGATTGTAGTAACCGCCGTATCCGCTCTGACCGCCATACGCATAGGACTTTGACTTCACCATATCCTTCGCGTTTTTGATAAACTCATCAAGTCCTTCATTCTGACCGATAATCTTGACCGTGATATCTTTATCCTCAAACATCACGTTCTTCTTGAGGTCATAGATTTTATTTGTGCTTGCAAATGACTTGTTCCAAATCATAAAGATGTAGAAGTCATTATCGCCAAGCATCCCGAGGATTTCCTCTTGATGATTGAGGTCAACAGAGGATGGAGACGTACCCATATTTACATGGGAATGTCCCTGCATATAGATGTGGTTGAAACGCTCATCTTCGATGTTTTCCTGAATCCACAGAGCATATTTCTCGGTGTCCATCTCAACCGTTGCGCCGGTTACCTCCTGCGGATAGACAACGATGTCATCGATGACATACTCGTCAAGCGATTCATCTTCAGTTCGACGTGCGACACCATGCCATGCGACCTCTTTATCGAACTCTTTGATAAGCATAGTCATCTTTGCCCACGCCTCTGCGCTGAAGTAAACTACTGCCTTTCTGTCACCACATGAGAACGCTTTGGTAAAAGAAAGCTTTCCATCCGAGAGCTTTGTAAGTGACAAAGCCTTCTCAAAATCTTGACGGCACTCATCAATGAGTTCCTGCGTCAACTTAATTGGTCTGCTCATTTTGCGCCTCCTCCGTCTGCTCATTCTTTGCCTCCTGCTCATCAAGCCATCTAATTGCTTCGTTCGGCTTTACAACGCGACCATCTGGCAACTCAATACAACGACTGACCGTGTTATTTGACCACATGGTTCTCATAAACTCGCCCATAACTGCACTGTCGCCGAAGTTCAGACTCTTACAGGACGCAATACACTGCTCAAGTGCACCGATATAATTTCGTTTTCTCAGCAGTTCATTGATAGTCCTGCTGTAATTGCCCATGCAATGATAACGGTCAATATGCGTATTAGGCATATAACCATCAAATGTGTAATCAGAAAAATCACCAGTCTGCGCAGAAACACTACCATTCAGGTCGAATCTATATGCTGCGCAAAAGCGGATTCTAAGCCGAGGATTTTCACTTACGAAAATCTCCTGCATCAGCTTCTGCATTTTCTCTGAAGCTGCCGCATTGTGACCGTTGCCACCATCCGGTCGATACACATAACTGCTTCTATTGTTGATTGCTCGCTCAGCCATATCTCTGTCAAAGTATTCAAGGTAGTCTTTAACCGAGAAATACATATCCGTATTGCTAACATGAGACAGGACAAGTCTGTTGTTGCAGAGGAAATAATCCATGATTTCAGAATCTCCACCGCCCTCTGCAATTCTTTGCTCAAGTCCCAACAATCTGATGCACTTGTCATTGCGGCGCGACAGATACGCGCCGATAGAATCATTGAGTCGCTGAATCTCCATGTCAATAGATTGGATTTCATTGCGAACAGTATCGCATTCGATGCGCTCATATCTGGTTTCAAAATCACCCAGCAACTGACGAATCCGCGCTGTTCTGAAATCATATCCCTCGGCAAGCTTTGCAATGTACTTCTCATAGTTTGCCGAATTTGTTTCTCGCAAGGATTGCATCAATGCAAGCTCATCTTCTGTCAAACCATCATCCTGATTCAGGTACCACGGCATGAATGCAAGAATAGATACCTGAAGGTAATGCATTTTCTTAACATCAAGATTGTCAACGAAGACAATCACCGACTTCTTGTCAGGGTTGATATAACAATCAACATTGAATGACTTCCGATAAAACGCTTTGACCTTATCAAGACGGTGATACTCTGGGTAGATAGAAGTAAACTTGTCCTCCACAATCTGCATACAAGCCAGATTGCTATTTTGGTCGGCATTGAAGCTATGGACTATGAGCGCACCGCTGGCATTCATTTGATAACTGCTACAGATAGCACTAACCGCACGTTCTGCTGGAACGGTACGGATAGTGTTCCCATCATAATTGGTCGAACCGAAAGTCAGGTAAACACTTTCGTCCTCTTTGATTCGAGGTGCAACCAGTGCACGAAGCGTTGAAAGGAACGAACAGTCATTGCCAAAATAGCTTCCGGTAATGTTCTGAAAAAAGCTATTAGCCGCCTCTGACGTAAACGGTGTCGATGTAATGCTTGTCTTGAACACAGAAACACCTCAATTCATTTTTATCTTGGTGGGGAATATCGGATTTGAACCGATACGGCATACGCCAACAGAACTTAAATCTGTTGTGTCTTCCAATTCCACCAGTTCCCCATGAAAAGAGCCGCCCCTCATGGGGCGGCTCTAATCTAAAACTTAGGCGTTGTCCGCCTTAACGACATTCAGCAGGAAGCACTTCTCGGTAATGCCGAACTGCTGGAAGGTCTTATCGAGGTCGCCGGGGTTCAGAGAAGAACCATCGAGGTGCATGACACCACGAGTGTAATCAACGCCGTTTGCCTCAAGGCAGGAGCGCAGGGTGGTATTCTCATCGATGATGACAGCCTCACGCTTAACATTGTTGCCAACAGTAACCTTAATCATTATGTATTCTCCTTTTATTCGTTTTTTGTTTTTGGGTGGTGGGGCGGCATAGCCGCCCCGTTGCAGTGTCTCTTACTGAGCGACAGTGATATTGCTCATCACGGTTGCCTTCTCAGCCGCAATCTCTTCGAGAACAGTGGGGAGCTTCTCTTCGAGCTTGTTGAGGTTGATGATGGCAGCGCCAAGGCGGTCAGCGACCCAATCCTTCACATCGCCGGTAACACCGTCGAGGAACAGGGTGATGCACGCCAGCTTGTCATCGTCACGGGTCTCGGAGCCGAAGGATGCGCCAACTGCGTTGATATTGCCTGCACCATGAGTGGTGCCGACACCGAAGATGGGCTCCTTGCCATCCTCGCCGCCCTTCAGGACGAGCTCCTTGGGACGATACTTCTCGATGGTCTTGATGTCCTCAAGCTTCATTGCGGAAGTGACGACGACTGCGTCGCCTGCGATAACGATTTTTGCCATGTGTATGTACTCCTTGATTTCAAATGTACCCCTATTAGTTCGTCTTACGACTATCCGCCCACACCACGAGGAGGTTGGAGCCATTGTGGACATAAAACCACTGAAGCGACTGCCCCAGTGGTTATGGTTTTATCTTGCACCACTTCCGTGGTGCTGATGCTTTTGATACACAGATTAGAAACTGAAAGCCGGGGCGACGCCACCGGAAAACCTTGCGTTGCGAAAGTTCGCGGTGCCGTTCGTGTACACAAAGCAGAAGGTGTTGCTGTTGTTGTAAATAGGAGAACGCAGCATAGTGTACTCAGCGGAACCATTACGCTTCTTGCCCCAAGGGACATCTTCTTGCCGGTAATATTCGTACCAATGACCTTCGCCCGGTGCCGAATAGATGTTCCGTCCAAAGGTTTCTTTTTCGGACTTAATCCAAAACTTGCACTCCGTTTCGAGCAATTCGTTCGCTCCGTCATAGGTGTTTGCAGTAAGCTTGATTACTGGTTCGACCACCTCAAGAATCTCGTCTGGCATGAGCTGGTAAATTACGCCATCTTCGTCGTTCATCTTATGGAACAACTCTGTTGCACCCCAAGAGCCTCTGTTCGTGTCGTTGCTACTCCAACGATGCCGGTTTGGAAGGCAGTCAACCATCTCCCAAGTCAGTGGGAGGATACGTCCACTTTTTGTAACATCGTGTTTGAATCCAATGATGCGGAACTGAACCAGTGTATCGTCTTTTAATCTGACGTTTTTGAAATCTCCCAATCTAAGGAAGTCGGGTGCCATATCCCCAAGCCCCTTCAGCGAACGCCACGGCATATTATCCAAACATTCAGGCATATGTTACCTCCATCCATTATCATTTAGTTGGCGGGGAGTGTAGGATTCGAACCCACGGACGGCTTTCACCGTCAACGGTTTTCAAGACCGCCACCATAAGCCACTCGGTCAACTCCCCAAATAAAAAGAGACGGGTCATTCGCCCGTCTCAGTTTCATCTTCTTCATCTTCCGGTTCGTCCACGCCGTCGATGTCATATTCATCATACGGAAACTCTGTAAAGACTTCACAGCCGCTTTCTTTTTCCGTTATAATCATCGGTCGATAGATATGGAAACCGTAATCTTCTGAAAGCTCTTTCAAAAATCCATCAAGGATTTCATCGACAGCTTCATAGCCATACGCTTCTAAGATATTTGTTCCGTCGTTGTCACCCTCCTGCAGCGCGATTGCGAGGAAATCTGCCATAGCCAAACGGAGTTCATCATCTCGCTCATACATAGCATCCTCTATGTCCATCCATGTTTCATCGCTTTCTTCTTTGCCGCCATCTGGATTATCTCCCGGAACATACTTGTTGTCTGTAATCACAACAGGAAAGAGATAGCGTGTGTAGAATTTCTTCGACACCGCTGTACAGTCCTCCTCACTCACGCAAGGTTCTTTGTACTCAATTTTTTCGTTGCCCTTTGCAACAGCCAAAACTGGGAGGTCGTTTTCCTCGGTAAGATACACGGCGTACTCCGTGTCGGTGTTCTCAGCAATGAGAACCATTTCTTTGTTCAAACGTTTTCTGCTTGCTTGAAAAAACCCCCATACTGCATCAGCGGGGATATGAATATGAACTCCCATAAGGAACCTCCTTATATATTTGACTTTGGTACTCCCGACGAGGCTCGAACTCGTGACCCCAGCATTAAAAGTGCCGTGCTCTACCAACTGAGCTACGGAAGTATATTGACCGGCTATTACGGTATGCCCAGAAAGGTGGACACGCTTGAGTTCCACAAACAGTTTTGCCCGCAAAAGATGGAGGTGAATATTTGATGGAGGTGTTTATCTTGATGCAGGTACGAAGAAAGGAACTTACAAATGAACGAAGGACACGCGCATGGCAAAACTGCATGGTGCAGGATAAGAGACTTGAACTCTTACGCCGATGGCAGCGGGACTTGAATCCGCCGTGTCTGCCAATTCCACCAATCCTGCATATTTCTTATATCCAGCCAACTAATACTGCAATTGTCGTCACACTCAAGACGGTTAGCACAATGTTGTCATACACTATTCGGTTGTGGAGGTTTTTGCTTGCTCGCTCAACCTTTCTTTGGAGTCGCTCAATTTCTTCTTTTTTGCTTTCGCGCTCAAATTTGTATTTGCACCACGCTTCGCCTGATATGAAGTCACCACGCTCCATGTTTACCCCTCCTTGCCAAAGCCATACTCGTTCCATTGGTTATTCCTTCTTTTATGAGGTGGTGGAGATAGCCGGACTCGAACCGACGACCCTCTGCTTGCAAAGCAGATGCTCTCCCAACTGAGCTATATCCCCATACTTTACGGCATAAAACCCAAGTCAACTCCGCCGTTTGATGTTCCCCACACTAATACCTCAATGCTTCGGATTGCATCGATAAGCCTTGCGCTCCGATACTCAAGGAATGAACATCGTTCCCACTGGCGCCGAGAGCCGGTCTTGAACCGCCATTATAGCCTGCAGTGCTATGTTTTACCAGTTAAACTACCTCGGCAAAAAGCGCCGCCGAAGAATCGGCGGCGCCAAAACTCATTCAATCTATTGCACTTAATCTCCGCTACACTTGGATTAGGGCTGGTCTCGCGCTTTTTTCATAGTAGAGCCTCCTAACTACATCCCATGTGGTGCGCCGAATGTCGGCGCTGTTGAAGCATTAGGTATTGCAGATTGAACTGCTTTATATAAACAACTCGCTACCGTCCAGCCAAGTGGTACTCCCTGCGGTCACATATACACCCGACGAACCATCAATCTTGGATTTTATAAAAGGTTGGTGTTTATGCTTTAAGGCTTGAGCTTTGTTCAAAGAAAAAACTTTAAGCGTTGAGCCTTTAACCTTCAGTTTTGACTTTTGAGTTTTACAGTGATATTTCACCAGAACCAAGCCGACGTTCATCTTATGTCGCTTGGTTGCAGTGACTCTTTTCATCATAATTTGATTTTGTAAAACCCATTACAAAAATAGACAGCTTAGCAGGCTGGAGCCAAATTCTTTTTTACTTTACTTATCTGTATTTGGCGAAAACAGAGAAGGCATATGATTCAGGGTTTTCGGACGGCAGCGAAGTTGATTGCTTAATAGGTGATTTCCAGCTCAGTCAGAGCGTTGGACACAGACAGCGCGGAATCAATCTCGACAACGAAGTCATTGATTTCCTTTTCCAGCGTAGTCAACTCTGTCGTAATGTTGATGGGGTCAACAATCTCCATCGTCTGAGCAGCGATGAAGTCAGCACGAACCTTTTTGATTTCGTCGCTGGCACCCTTCATATCGACATTGCCGTAGAGGGACTTGACATACTCATCGGCACGCATCTCCAGCATATCGCCGTTGTTCTTGTCCGCCTCAAGACGGGCACGGCGATTGTCATTGTCCAGTTTTTTGAGAAGCAACTGCTTCAGCGGGATACCGTGGTTCTTCATCTCGATTGCTTCGGCAACCGTGTACTCTTTGCCGCCAATCGTTACCTTGACAGTAGCGTTGGACAGCGTAACCGCACGCTTGATAGCGTCGCGGCGAGCGATGAGGTCTTTTGCCGACTGATATGCAGCACGAATTTCTTCGCTATAAGTGCCGATGCTAACACCAGCAACCTTGTTGTTGCTGTGCTTATTTGCAAAAACGAACGTGCCCTGCTGGATGCTCTTCTGAATACGAGCGTCGAGCGTCTTCAGCTCACAGAGCGCCTTATGGACGGTCATCTTTTCAGTAGTCATTGATTTACTCTCCTAATCTTTGAAATTTGAAAATCACTTGCTGTTTGCAACAGCAGATTTCAGGGTAGAACCCGGCTTAAACACCGGAACACGCTTGGCAGGGATATTCACTGGAATATTTGCCCTCGGATTGCGTCCAACTCTTGCTGCTCGTTCCTTACTCTCAAAGGTTCCGAAACCGACGAGCTGGACTTTGTCGCCAGATACGAGCACATCAGAAATGATACTGATAACCGCTTCGAGCGCGACTTCTGCACTCACCTTGGTCATTCCCGCTCTCTGTGCAAGTTCGCTAACCATGTCTTCCTTGTTTATCGAAACCACCCTCACTTCCAGTTTGTTGTGATACGACCATCAGGATGGATGATGATGTTGGAGTAACCATCCCCATAGTCATTATGGCGTTGCTGCCACATATCGCCCAGCGTTACACGGGCGTGCTTTCCTGCATAATCAAAGGTTGCATAGACAAAGAAATCTCCAATGCGGAATGTGTGAACATCAATTTCTGTGTCGTTCTGCAAATCGTTCCAAACACCCACTGGATAGTCTTTCTTTTCGAGACCGCTCAAGAAGCGGAACGAAAAGCTATTCGCTTCCATCTTCATATACTCTTTGATGAAAGCAAGCGTGGGGTTCTCAATCACCGTCTGCACAGTGCATCCCGGATAATCGACTGGGTCTGCTCCAACATAATCGTTGCGAGAAAGATTGATGTGCGCCAGTCCATTCAACTCTGTGTTAAAGCCTGTGGTGTTGATAGAACAAAATACGTTGTTGCAATTATCTTTATAGGTCTGCACAATGTGTGCGATATGCTCAGGATACAAACCCGGCTCGCCGCCAGTGATTGACAATCTGGCATCGGGGTGTTCGGATAAAACCCGCTTTAGCGCTTCGATTTGTGCTTCAAAGTCATTGTCCCCAGACATCGGGTTCTGCCGCTCCAAGCAAAACGGGCAATGAAACGGACATTCCTGCGTCGTAATCATCTGAACATTGATGCGATAATAAAGCGGGCGTCCGAGAGAAGTCTGCGCAGTACGGCTGTTCAATCTGTACTGCAAATCTCTGTTCATTTCTGCCCGTACATCCTCGTAAGAACTGAGGAACGGTATCTGATTCATTTTGCTACTCATCTAAGGAACCCTCCATTCCTCGTCAACTTGCGAAGTCCTGTAATTCCTCTTGCGCTTCGCTTATGGTGTCAGCGGAAAACTGAAAGACACCATAGAGAAAAACTTCAATATGCCCACGGACATATCTGAACTCGTAATTCCCATAACTCATGTCTTACACCTCCCGCAATTTTTTATGGGAGAAGGTTTTACCTCAATAGGTTCGGGCGCGACTCCGAAAACTATTTTCAACTCCAACCTTCCAAGGATGCACTTTCATGTTTGTTTTCAACTCCCACGCGGTGGCAGCATTTCCTCCACTTGAACACTTTCGTAGTCCCGCACGCCCCGTAATGGCTTTCAGATTTTGGATGCCTCCTCACTTACCTTCACCAATACAGGGTCTAAGCGTTAGGTGAGTTGTGCGCACAGGGTTCACATCCCATTAAACCCACTCCACGGAATCGTACCGTGCCAGCCTTACGACATCGAACCTCGCTTTAGCGTGAACCAAACCCGACCAACAATCAGGTAGATTCCGCCATACCCATACCACCGGAGTTCAAGGAACCCCGGAAAACCGAGCTGTTTAACCATGCCCGACCAACTGATTGAAGAGCTCGGTATCGACAAATGCCTTGTCGTTGCTGCCGATATTGTCGAACATTTTTCTTGCCGCATCACGCTTAATTACAACGTAACGACCAGTGGGATAAACACCCTTCTGCATTTCGACCTTGGTTACACTGTTCGGCTTGTTGGTAGCTTCCATCAGTGTTACACCCAACGCCATGTTTGCACGGCATTTTTCGCACGGCTCGTAGTCGATAACCATATGCATCGGCGCTTCAAAATCCTCGTGCTTCCGACCGTCACCAATGTGACCGAGAAGTGCAACCTCATTGCGTTCTTCGCCACACCAGAAGCAAACCGGAATTGTTGGATTAAGACCGTGCTTTGGAGATAACTTGATTCCTGCGTTTGACATTTATCAGACCTCCTAACAAAAATCGTTCAGCTACGCTGACACTCAACCCGTTCAAGAAACCTCAGACTTTTCATTGAGTAAAACTCTTTTGTATGATTGCAAGTTTTCGACGGTGTTGTAGTGAAAGGAGCTAAAACTTCGAGGCATTACTGGATTACAATATGCCTCGTGAAAAGCAGATACAGACCGAACGGGAGAGTAATCAAAGCTGCTGTACAGTCTTTGTCCTCAAACGTTGTGCCTGTGGATGCCATCCAGAAAACTCCGATGGTGATGAGAAGAAGCACCGCGCCCATCAGCTTCTGTCTGGCAAAAAGTTTCCGGCGGCGCTGGTTTCTTGTTCTCGACCTTTGACGGGGATACGCGACCCCAGTATATGTAGCCATACAGAAACCTCCTGCTTTTGATTTTCCTCACTCTGCGTTTACACGGGCTTGTGACCGTTTATCAAAAACTCGATAAGCCGCATTACGGCGACCGCGTTGGCTCCCCACCTCATTTAACGCCGCCAATTTCCCTTTTGCCTACGGCGTACCAGCATCGGTCGAATAAAACTCAGATAGTGGCATAAGCGGTATGACCGCTGCCCCATTTAACAAGAACCCTCGGACAAAGCACATTACCAATGATGGTAACGCCATCAGAGCAGCGGGCAATGTGCTTTCCGTCCTCATGGTGAAAACTCACTTTGGAACCGGAGCGATTTACAAGCCCTCTCACTCGTTCTTTGAAAACATCATAGGACATATGAAAAACTCCTTTAGCGAATTGTCGGATATCCGCAGACGATGGCTTAAATGCCACCGTTTCGCCGTCATTACGGCTCATCAGTGCGGCTCAGGGTATAAGAAAACCACCGGCGGAAGCCCATTAGAAAACAACTGCCATATGGCATGGACTCGCGGTGGTTCAAATACCCTCACTGAGATATTTAGTTGTCTTTCTTGGTCTTGAAATCCAGCTCATAGGTCTTGCCGGTGACAATGCGGTGGCAAACCTCAGCCAGATAATTGCGGAAATACCGGTGATTTGCGCAGGTCACGGTCAGCGCCTTGCGGTTCTTCTTGGAATAAACCGACATCAGGAAGTTGACATCATGGCTCGTTGCCTTGTACTGCTCGCCGAGCATAGCGGTGATAACCGTCTGCAAAGTCTTGAGCAGGTTCGTCTTGCTGGTCGGATTCTTGCCCATATCAAACTCGCGGGCGATTTCGCTCATAGCATAGCTGTCATTGACAGCCTTGGGGTCGATACCAAGGTCAACCGCTTTCTGCGCGGTCAACAGGAAGTTCATCTTCTGCGCGATACTCGACCAATTCTCATTGGCGCCGATAGAACCACAATACTTGTGGAGCTTGAGCAGGTCAATCTGCCGTTCCTTGTCCACGATAGCGCGAACCGGCACCTTGTCATCACCCTTCTGCTCGTCCTTAACCCCGATAGTCACAAAGGACAGGGTCGTGACGGCGGTAAGCATGGGATTATCAGTGTTCTTGCAATCCTCGAAGCACATATCCCGAACGGTAGCGGTGTACTCATTGATTTTCTCGGTCATGGCTTTGTCGGCTTTGGAAGCGTCCTCAAACTTGCCATTCTGGATTGCATCATTGTAATCCTTGACAAGGGCTTCGGTTTCAGAGCGCAACTGTGCCAATTTAGCGGTGTTTTCTTCTCTGGTCATTTTGAAATGCCCCTTTCACAGATTTTTTGGTGATAACAAAGTTTATCACTCAAGAAAGCCGCTGAAAGATTTCTCAGTCAGCGGCTCTATCAATGATAAACTCAAGGACGCGGCGGCGGCTCTGCACTCGGCTCATGGGGCATAACCCGCCCATGTAACTATTGCAGTATCGAACGCCGCTCATATCATTTCTAATACTCGCGTCGATTGAGTGAAGTTCTGCTTATTCACAATACTCAACCAAATCCGACTTTCATATCTATATGCCCTCATTTTCGGCTCCTCGGAGCGCAACACCCTTGGGTGGAAAACTCGGACGATACTACTAACCATCAGAGGTCTTTTTCGTATAGCCATCAGTTATGCAAGCCGCACTTAGGTTCATAGGCACAAACCTCCGGGGATTTTCACTATCTCGTACCATGAGCCTAACTCTCATGCACCGGCGACGCCTTTGATAGCAAAGGTACTCACATTGACACTCACTCAATGGTGTGTTGGCTTGCCATACCCGAAAGTGGCGGACATCTCCGCTTGTATTTCGTGGCTTGCCGTGCGGGGTCTTGCCCTGCACCCTTAACCGCAAGGGGTGTACCCTGTGGCGGCGGGGCGGCGGGGTCTTGCCCTGCACCCTTAACCGCAAGGGGTGTACCCTGTGGCGGCGGGGCGGCGGGGTCTTGCCCTGCACCCTTAACCGCAAGGGGTGTACCCTGTGGCGGCGGGGCGGCGGGGTCTTGCCCTGCACCCTTAACCGCAAGGGGTGTACCCTGTGGCGGCGGGGCGGCGGGGTCTTGCCCTGCACCCTTAACCGCAAGGGGTGTACCCTGTGGCGGCGGGGCGGCGGGGTCTTGCCCTGCACCCTTAACCGCAAGGGGTGTACCCTGTGGCGGCGGGGCGGCGGGGTCTTGCCCCCCTTGCGCTTGCCGTGTGCCGTCCTTGCGGTTGCGTGTGCGGTCTGTCCAAAAAGAAAGGGCGGGGGCGTTGTGCCCCCGCCTTGTGCGGTCTGCGTGTTTAGTTGTTCGGGGTCAAGCCAAGGGCAAGCGCCTTTTTCTGGACTTGTTCAACGGTCTTTGCAATCGCCCTTTGCGTCACGCCAAGATAGGTTGCAATAGCCTTGTACCCCTTGCCTTGCATACGCAGTCTTAACACCTGCGCTTGACGGTCGGTCAAGTCCAATCGTGCAGCGGTCGTTTCGTAGTCCTCTACGGTCTGCCGGTCGGCGGTGTAGTTGCCGTCACAGTTGTACCCGCCAAGGTCGGCGTACTTGTGCAAGCGGTAGTAAATGGTTTCAAGCCCGTTTTCGCTGTCCTCTATGTAAGTATAGCCGTTGCGGGGGTCGGTCTGCGTTGCGCGGCTGTCCTGCACAGCTTGACGCACAGCGCGGTAAACTTCCTGTATCGGGGTTGTGGTTTCGTCACGATATGCGCGGCTGTCCTCTGTGCGGATATAGACACGGCGGGAAAGTCGGCGGGTTGTGTACGGCGTGTCAAGCCAAGGGGCGGCGGGGTCGGCGTGTTCGGCGGCTTGTTCGAGAATGGCAAGGGCGGCGGCGTTCACAAGGTCTATACCGTCGGAAAGGGTTTCCCCCACAAGGGCGGCAACCGCTTTTTTTGCGTCCTTGTCCACGGTTTCGGTTGTCAAGTCACCGTCGGCGTTGTACGCCGTGCGGGTTGCCTTGTTCGTTGCCGTGCGCAAGTTGTCCAGCGTTGCAAGGTCGGCGGCTATGCCCCTTTTCAGTTGGACTAATGCGGGGTTGTATCCGTTGTCGGATACGGTTTCACGGTCGGCGGCGGTCTTGCGTTGCGGGTCAATACACTTGTTCAAAACAGAGTATGCAACGGCGGTTGCAAGGGCGGTCAATTCCTGCGTGCTGTCCTTGCCGCTTGCAAGGGCGGTTTCATAGTTGCGCTTGACTTGTTCAAAGTCGGGGCGGCTTTTCGCCGTGTTGGTTGTGTTGGTGTTCATGTTTTCGTTTCCTTTCTGCCGTGTCGGTCGGGCGTGTTGGTGGTGTAGGGATTGCCCGCCGTGGTTGTCCGGCATGGATAGACTACCACAACGGCGGCACAATGTCAACACAATTTTTTTGCATACACAGACAGCCGCAAGGGGTGTACCCTGTCCGCCTTGCTTTTTCCGCTGTCCGTGTCGGTCTGTCCGCCGTTTCTACTTGCCCTTTCTGTGCTATGGCAAGTAGGGGGGTGGTTATGGTCTTTTCAGCCCCCGCCGACAGCGCAAACAGATGTAGTCGGTTCATCTGACCCAAACCATCACTTTTTATTACAAGCCCCAAACGCCTTGATTTTACTTGCTTTCTCGGCAAAGAATGTCCAGAGGAACATGATTGGTTAAGCCCTTTGCGTGGATGCTTGTGAGGAGGATTCAACTTGTCCAAAAGAGAAAAGGGCTTAACTACGCCGCCTGTTATTTATACTTCTGTTTTTCACTGTTTTCCCTATGTTGTCTACTAATTATACTTACATTCCATAAAGGAATGTGGTATAATATCGGTATAATCAAGATAATTAAATAGACTACATTTTGATTGAGAAAGGAGAGCTACGATGGCTAAGATAATCCACATCGACTTCACACAGGAGGCTAAGCCCTCATCTGTCATCGACATCGCCACCGTTCAGCAGAGCTATCGTAAGCTCAAGGCTGGCCTCATCGCCCCCGCTGCTGAAGAGGTACATACCGACCTTGCTGTCGAGCACTCCGCTGAACCTATCAAGAGCATGGATGACATCATCCGCATCTCTCAGTTCCTGATTGGACAAAAGCGGTTCAGAGATAATATGCTGTTCATTGTTGGTATCAACTTTGGACTTCGTATCAGTGACCTCCGTATGCTTCGGTTCACTCACATCATCAATGATGATTGTACTTTCCGTGACCGCTTTCCGGTTCTGGAAAAGAAGACGAGAAACACCCGCAAGCGTCAGCGCAACCGCTACATCACCATTAACACAGCAGTTGTGGAAGCTGTGACCCTGTATCTTGAGAACACGACCGGTGTTCATCTCAGCGACTATATGTTCCGCAGCCAGTCCAATAATGGATTGAACGAAAACAAGCCTATCAGCAAACAGGCCGTTGACCTTATGCTTAAGGGTATTGCTAAAGACCTTGGCCTTGGTAATCGTATGGCGACCCACACACTGCGTAAGACCTTCGCCTATCATCAGATGGTGATGAGTGGTAACGACCCCCGCAAGCTGCTGCTTCTCCAGAAAATATTTGGTCACTCCACCGCTGCTCAGACTCTGGACTACATCGGCATCACCAGCGAAGAGATTGATGAAGCCTATCGGAACCTCAACCTCGGCAGCGTCAATCACAACTATCTGGTCGATAGTGACATTGGAGAGACTGAGATTTTGATGGCCTAATGACCATCTGCTGCACCTTGATAATCGCATATCGGATAAACAAGTTAGGACACACCGAGTGTCCTGGCCGTTTCGGGAAGCCCTTGTGCTGCAAGGATTTTCGATTCAAAGGTTATAAAGAAGGAGGAGTTTGAAAAAAGAGCTATTAAAAAAGCTACTCAAAGCAGGTTACAGGAGCTGCGTTGATAGCGACAGTATAGCCAGTCGAGCGGCTTTTTTGTGTCCTAAAATTTTTTGGATGGTTTGGTTAATCAAAAATACGCAGAAAGGATGTGATGACACCACCAAATGAACCAGATAACTATTGTTGACGCCCGTATGGGCAGAGGTAAATCGTCGGCAGCTATTCGTTACATGAACCGGCACAAGGACAGCAAGCGGTTTTTGTACATCACCCCATATCTGGACGAGGTCGGGCGTATCTGCGAACGCTGCGACTTTGACCAGCCGGACAGCGACCACATGAGCAAGTCCTCCGAGCTGAAGCTCCATCTTCGTCTTGGACACAATGTCTCCGCAACGCATTCGCTGTTTTATCTGATGGACGATGAGGCGCTGAATCTGATTCGGGAGAAGCACTATTCTCTTATCGTAGATGAGAGCATCCAGGTGATAGAGAGGTTGAATATCACCGATAAGGATTTCGACCTGATTGTCACACAGCTCGCTGAAGTTTTAGAAGACGGGTGCATCCAGTGGAAAGATGAGGAGTACACCGGGCGGTTCAGCGATTACAAGGAGATGGCGAACACCCGCTCACTATTCCGGCTGGACAATGCGTTGCTGAACATTCTCAACCCAGAACTACTTCGCTCATTTGACGAAGTGTTCATGCTGACCTATCTTTTCAATGGGCAGTACCAGAAAGCATACCTGGATTATTTCGGGTTTGACTACAGAGTAGTTGGCGTGGAGAGCGACGCCAATGGCTATCGATTCTCTGACAGGCCGGATGAACCGCCGCCCCTGGATTACCACGACCTGATACATATTGTGGACAGCCCAAAACTCAATGCTGTTGGGGACAAGACTTATACCCTGTCCAAGTCATGGTACGACAAACGGGGGTATAACAACGCTGAGATTCGCACGCTGCGAAACGGCATGAAGAAGTTCTTTCAAAGTGTCCAAGGCGGTGGTCAGGATACACGACTGTGGACTTGCTACAAGAGCGATGTAAACAAACTGGTGGACAGCAAAACAGGAAGGTTCCGAAAGAACTTTTTACAGACCAGTGCCAGAGCGACCAATGAGTACAAAGACCGTACCGATGTGGCATACCTGGTCAACCGGTTTGCAGACCCCAACATCATGAAATTCTTCCATGCCCAGAATATTACTATTGATGCGGATGCCTTCGCACTGTCAGAGATGCTGCAGTGGATATGGAGAAGCGCCATTCGTGATGACCGCCCCATTAACCTATACATACCGAGCAAGCGCATGAGAGAGTTGCTCATAAATTGGATAGACACAACGAACGGAGGAAAGACGATTGCAGAATAGTTACCCTTATACATATGAAGATTCCGATGAGCTGTGGCTCAAGCAGGAGGAGATTCTTGAGAACCCGCTTGAAAACGAAGCGGAGCTGGAACGATACATAGAGCGCGAGCGGATGCGCTTTTACCGAGAATGGTTTCAATATACAGCCGAAGACTACGAGTAAGGATTTTATTTTTTCCTTATCATAGCAATTAAATATAATACAACTGTGAGGTGAGCAAGTCTGGCAAAACAGTTAGTATGTCAGAAGTATATCTTCAAACTGCATAGCAGCAGACTGCGAAAGGCCAAGTGGAAGCTGACGCTGCCCATAGCGGAGGCGAGACGAAACGATGAGGTCATTTCGCTTGCAGACAGCCAGGTATTGCGCTGGCTGGATGAGCTGAACGGGATTACCGATGCTGAGGTTAGAGCGAAGGAAATCAAGATGGAAATTCGGCGTCTGCGCAAAGAGCAGAACAGTGTGCAGAACCGCCGCCGTATCAAGCAGCTTTATGCTCAGCTGGATACTATCCAGTTCAAGCCGGATTATCTGTGCGTAATCATCGACAAGGAAAAAGACTACCACCGTGCCTGCCGTGGATTCAGCATTAACGGCATCAAGTATCAGCGGCTCTTGGGGACGAATGGCGGCGTCAAGAATGAGACGATTGTCTTTGTCAGCGAACGGCACGCAGATGAAATCCGCAGGCGTATCAACAACGGTCGCAATATGGAAAAGGCGATGGTGCCTGCCAAACTGGAAGCTTATAACGCATTGACTTGCAGCGCATCCATCCCCGTGTCTATGCCGCACGGTATTCTGGTGGTGAGCGACTGTGAGACGGAGTTCCTGTCCGATATCATTTACCTGAACGATGAGGGCGACGGCGAACCTGTGATGGAGGAGCGTAAGCAAACGACGGTGCAGCTTAAGGAGTCAGACGGATATGGCCTGATGCTTCCATCTCTGGCAAGGCGTTGGTCAGAGGAGCTTGAAGTTGACTATCTTGTCAGCGGAGTGAACACCAGATTCTCATGGGAGAAGGGTATGGTATTTACCTTTGACTTTTTGGACTTCGCCGAGAATATTGCAGGGACTTACATTGTCAAGGACGCATGGGGTAACGATGTGGATGTGCGGAATGTGGAACTGATACTGACAACATCCATGCTGAAGCTGTGGGACGCCTATGACAGCTGCGATGACTATGTGCAGAATTGTCTCCGCAACGGTTATACCTTCGGCGTGGCGAAGACCTGTCCCAGAGAGCTGGAAAGTGAGAGAACACTGAACTATCAGTTCATCCAGAGCTATGAACTGGATGACGCAGATATGGAGCAGCTCATCAAGCCAACAATGGATGAGATAAAGGATGTGCTGTATGCCGATTGGGCAAAAACCGTTCTGTTTCTCAAAGGCGCAGGGCTGAACGAAGAGAATGTCGGCTGCATGGAAAATGACTTCATAAAGGCACTGATGATTGAACCACATATTCTCAACGACCCCTATGTGCAGAGCAGCGTCTACCAGATGATAAAGAACCGCATCAATGAGGCAAAGGTAGGTGTATTGAAGGTACACGGAAATTATTCCATCGTATCTGGCGACCCCTATTCTCTCTGCCAGCACATCTTTGCCATGCCGGTGACGGGACTGCTGAAAGCCGGTGAAATCTATAACCAGTACTGGTGCCGACAGGGCACGCAGAAGCTTGCCTGCTATCGAGCACCAATGACCTGCCACAATAACATTCGGCTGGTGTATCCGAATCACAGCGAAGCGGCTGCTTACTGGTATCAATATATGACGACCTGCACTATCTTCAATTCGTGGGACACTGCTGCCCATGCCCTGAATGGCATGGACAAAGATGGCGACCTTGTGATGCTGACCGATAACGATGTTCTCGTCCGCAACCTGAGAGAACTTCCTGCGCTGATGTGTGTGCAGCGTAATGCCAAAAAGAAAATCGTCACCGAGGCAGACTTCATTCAGGCGAATATCGACAGCTTCGGCGACGATATCGGAAAAACAACAAACTGGATTACCTCCATGTTTGATGTGCGGGCGCAATTCAAAAAGGGCAGCGAGGAATACGAAGTGCTTGATTATCGTATCAAGTGCGGGCAATTGTTCCAGCAGAATGCTATCGACAAGGCAAAAGGTATTATTGCCAAGCCCATGCCGAGAGAATGGCACGACCGCCACAGCGTCAACACCATTGACGAGCCTGTCAAGCGCCGCTTTTATCAGAAAATCGTAGCGGATAAGAAACCGTATTTCATGCGTATTATCTATCCTGCGCTGATGAAGCAGTACAATACATACATAAAAAACACCAATAAAAATGCCATGCGTGAATTCCAGATGACGGTAGATGAATTACTGGAGCTGCCGCCTGCGGAACTGAGTGACCGGCAGAAAGATTTCCTTCGCTACTACGAGTCCCGGATGCCCGTGGGTAATCACGACTGTGTGATGAACCGGATATGCCGCCGTTTCGAGCAAGAGTTTGATGGGTATCTCGGACGGCATGGCGCCGAAACAGAGTTTGATTATACCGTCATGAAAAGTGGAACCGCCTATACCCGCTCACAGTACAACGCAATCTTGAAACTATATGAGAATTACAACCACCGGCTGCGCAGCTATGCTGTGTTTGCGAACTACGAACGGGTAGACGAGTATGACACCTTCTCAAAGATGATGGAAATGCGCACTGAGTTTGAGCAGGAGTGCAGCAAGATTTGCTCCAATCGGTTTGCCCTGTGTGACATTGTATTGGACATTTGTTACCGGAAGAGCTCGACCAAACGGTTTGCATGGGAGATGTGCGGAAATGAAATCATCTGCAATCTGCTGAACAAGCACGAAGGATTGATTTCTTATCCGACTATCGACCCCGCCGGAGAAATCGTGTTCTGCGGGAATCGCTTTACCCTGAGACAAAAAAGACTGGAGGAATTCAATGAGCATTGTTCTTAACGAATATGACTGGGCGGAGAGAATGTTGAACAACCACGAGCTTGGTCAGAAACCCGTGGAGACGCTTAACCGTATTTCGAGATACTACTATGCGAACCAGTACAGCAAAAAGGAGATTCGGCGATTGCTTGACTCCTTTATGCTGCAGTGTGACCCGTCCGTCTCGCTTGTCCAGTGGTCGGATATTCTGGACAAGCTGACAAAGAATGTCGCCAAGTTTCCATTGATTCGGTTGGACGGGGTTGACATCACCGAGAACGAACTGCGAAAGATTGAGTCGCTTGAAGGAAAGCAGCTTCGGCGGTTGGCGTTCACGCTGTTGTGTGTTGCCAAGTACTGGGACGCCGCATCCGACAAGAACAATCACTGGGTCAACAGTTCCGATAAGGAAGTCATGCAGATGGCAAACATCAACACCTCTATCAAGAGGCAAAGCCTTATGTTTGCAGAGCTGCGCAGTGCTGGCTTTATTCGGTTTTCCAAAAAGATTGACAACCTGAATGTGCAGGTGTGTTTTATGGAGAACGGTAAAACAGCGATACATATTCAGGACTTCCGCAACCTGGGCTATCAGTACATGAAGCATTATGGTGGGCAGTACTTTGAGTGCGAGAACTGTGGCCTGACGGTAAAGGTGCAGGAGCCCGCCAAAGGCCGTCCGCAGAAGTATTGCCCCAACTGCGCTGTGGAGCTTCACACAAGACAGATTGTAAATTCAGTAATGCGCCGAAGACAGGCTTTGAAAAACTGAATCTGTTTACAAAAAGTACCCCCGTCAAACCGTTGTGCCACAAGGGAAAAGGGCGTGTTTGATGGGGTGTTGTAATGAATGATAAAAGCAAATCTATAAAATAAAAATTTGAAGCAAAGGATGATAGTTCAGTGATTGCAATTACTTTATCAGAAAAAGAGGCCATTCGTGAGAGGTTCCCCCGTGTTCACATTGTGCGCACGATGAAGAGCGACTCAAAACGGCATCATTATTATATGGTTGAGGAGGGCGCCCCCATGAGACTGTTGCGCAGCCTGCGTGGGCAGGAGCGCCCTCGTGACAAACGAAAGGGAGTGTAAGCCATAGGCACCAATACAGCAAGCTATAAAGAAATGCGCAACATCGTTATGGGAAAGCTGGTTGACCACACCATAGACGATGAGTACGAGGATTTGAGCGAGCGTCTGTTTGGTGAGGGCAACTGCTTCAACTCCAGTGAAGTCCGGAAGAGGATGTACGGGATGCGTACCATCATCGAAGCTATTGAGCGTGACGGTGAGGACGCCGTATGCGATGAAGAGCAGCTGTCTGCACTGGAGACCAGACGCATTGAGCTGCTCAAGGAACGACAGAAGTTCTTTGACCAGAGAAATGCATTCAACAAACTAATTCGTGAGCGTTCCCGACAGGAGGAACTTAACGAGATTCTTGTGGAGGCAGTCAGGAACGGAAACTTACCTCGCCTTGCCTATGAGCCGTGCCACATCGAGTCGTCCGACAATGACCTGTTGGTCAGTCTCAACGACATCCATTACGGTGCGGATGTGGACAACCATTGGAATACATACAACTCAAATGTGTGCAGAGAGATGATGTGCCGATATCTGGACAGGGTCGTTGCTATCGGCGAGACTCATGGCAGTGAGAATTGCATTGTCTGGTCAAACGGTGACGCAATCAGCGGCAATATTCACCAGTCTATTGCTGTCACCAACAAAGAGAATGTGATTGAGCAAATCAAGGGTGTTTCAGAATTGATTGCAGAGTTCATTGCCGAACTGAGCAAGCATTTCAAGTCTGTGGTGTTTGTCAGTGTGGCGGGCAATCACAGCCGCATTACGCCAAACAAGGATGACGCTTTGCTCAGCGAGCGTTTAGACGACTTGGTCGAGTGGTATCTCGGCGCACGATTGCAGAACTTTGAGAATGTAACGATTGGTGCAGTGGAAGGAAGCTCCGTCAAAATCGACAGCACCATGTATCTTATCAATATCCGTGGCAAGACATACTGTGGCGTCCACGGAGATTTTGATGGTTCCACCAGCAAAGTGCAGGCATTGCAGACAATGGCAAGAACTCCGTTGTACGCTGTGCTGTCCGGGCACTTGCACCATAACAAGATTGATGAAGTGCAAGGCGTCAAGACCATCATGGCTGGAAGCTTTCTCGGAATGGATGATTACTGCGTACAGAAACGAATTTACGGGAAAGCTGAGCAGATGGTATGTATCTGCGATGCAGAGGGAGTTCGCTGTTCTTACGGCGTCCCACTTCAATAAACAACCCGCGAGGGCTGTCCGCAATGGGCAGCCCTCTTCTAATTTTGGTTTGTTTCCACCACCTACTCCGTTTCTGGAGAAGGAACGCAGTACGCATATTACAAGGCAGGCAACTCGAAGGTGAAGAACAAAGGTGGCTCCGCTAACATCTGGTGGGAGCGTTCTCCTTCTTCTGGCTACAGCAATAATTTCTGTCGTGTCATCAGCTCCGGCGCCGCCGACTTTCACAACGCCAGCTTCAGTCTTGGCGTCGCTTTCGGCTTCTGCGTCTAACCTCTCCACCCTGCCGCATTTGCTTTGACGCAGAATATAAGTTTTTACATGGGGTCGTGGTCAAGCGGCTAAGACACCGCCCTTTCACGGCGGTAACGATGGGTTCGATTCCCTCCGACCTCACCATACTTTGGGAGAGTGGTAGAGCGGTCAATTACAGCAGACTGTAAATCTGCCGCCTTCGGGCTGCGTTGGTTCAAATCCAACCTCTCCCACCATATTGCGGGCAGGACAAGCGGTTAAGTCGCAGGTCTCATAAACCTTGAGGAATCGGTTCAACTCCGGTGCCCGCAACCAGTTTTTAATTCTATAGAAAGTGAGGTGGCTTGTATGCCCAGAAAAACAAAGCAAAACGAAATCACAAGCCCTGAGCTTTTAAGTCAGGTCAACTCGGAAAACATCCGGCTAAAACAGGATTTTATTGCCTATCTGCAGTCTGTGCAGCGCAGTCCGAAGACGATTGCGGGCTATGCAAATGACCTTGATATTTTCTGGGTTTGGAATTTACAGAACAACGGGAACAAGTTTTTCCCGAAAATCTCCAAGCGTGATTACGCAGCATATCAGCATTGGCTCATCAATGAGAACGGTAATTCTCCCGCTCGTGTGCGGCGATTGAAGTCTGCGATTTCCTCGCTCTCCAATTATGTGGAGAACATCTTGGATGATGAAGATGAGTTTAAGGGGTTCCGTTCTACCGTAAGAAAGATAGAGAACCCTGCTATGCAACAGGTGCGAAAGAAAACGGTGTGGAGCGATGAGGCGCTGGATAAGCTACTTGATGACCTGCTTGCTTCCGGGCAAAACAAAAAAGCCTGTGCCGTGGCTCTCGCTATGTGCAGTGGACGGCGTAAGGCAGAGCTTTGCCGATTCCGGGTTGACGATTTCAAAGACGACAACCTTGTATGCGGCGGGGCGTTGTACAAGACCAGTGAGCCGATTCAGACAAAAGGGTTCGGCCTGGGCAAATACATTTACTGCTACACGCTGGCAAAAAAGTTCAAACCATATTTTGATGCATGGATGCGTGAACGGACGGAACTTGGTATTGAAAGTGAGTGGCTGTTTCCTGCTGGAACGACAAGTGAACAAATGAGTGAGACAACGCTCAACAGCTGGGCGAACACCTTTAGCAGGATGACAGGTGAAGATTTTTACTGGCACAGTCTGCGGCATTACTTTACAACGCACCTTTCCAAGCTCGGTTTGCCAGACAATATCATTCAAGACATCATCGGGTGGGAATCTGCTGACATGGTTCGCGTTTATAAAGACCTGAGCGCAGAGGAACAGATTTCGCAGTACTTTGACGAGAATGGTGATATTCGGTCTGACGCACAGAAGTCACTGTCAGACCTGTAACGGAAAGGAAGGCAAGGATGGATATTAAAAGGGTCGATTTAATCCAGCAGCTTGTGGACAGGCATGGCTACACGAAGAAGGCCGCCACAAGCATTGTTGATGATTTTACCAATCTTATTTTGGAAAATCTCGAAGAGGGCAATACAATTTCAATTCACAACTTCGGTTGTTTCGATATTTTGGAACGCAAGGCGCGAAGCTGTCCGAACCCACAGACCGGGGAGAAGGTCGATGTCCCTGCGCACTGGATTCCCCGCTTTTACCCTGGCAACAAAATGCGTATGGCCGTTAAGCTGTGGGAGGGAAATCATAAAAGGAGGCTGATGTAAATGGCAGACGCCCCGAGACGCAGAAAGCTTGAAAAGACGACAGATGACTCAATGCTACTCCAAACTTCTCAGAAGTTTTACTGCTGCAGATGCGGCACATCGTATAGCCGCAAGAAAGGGTATTTCCCTGTTAGCCACAGCCTGATGTATCGTGGCTCCGGCTATCTGCCTGTCTGCAACGACTGTGTAGAGGATATGTACGAACAGTATAGAGATTCTCTTGGTGATGACAAAGAGGCTATGCGCCGGATGTGTATGAAGCTTGACCTATATTGGAATGAAGACATTTACAATATGGTGGAGCGCACCGTAGGCGTTAATTCTCGTATTCGTAATTATATTGGGAAGACCAATCTGATTCGATATATTGACAAGACTTTCGACGATACTATCGCCGAGGGCAATGCATTGGATTGTCAGCGCTCCGGCGCCATCTACCAAGAGCACCCCCAAGCATTGGATGAAATCGAAGAGACACCAGTTGACCAGAAGATTGTCGATTTCTGGGGTGCGGGATTTACATCTGATTTTTATGTAGAGCTTGAGCGGCGCTACCAGGACTGGACAAACGGCGTTCCTGTTGTGGAACCGAGCGAACGGTCTTTATATAAACAGATTTGCATTTTGGAAGCGACAATCAGTCGTGACAGTGCGCAGGGTAAAGCGATTGACAAGAATGTCAACGCACTCAATACGCTGCTTGGCAGTATGAACTTGAAGCCCGCGCAGAAAAAAGAAGGCGCAGATGCGGCGGTCGATGGGACGCCGTTCGGCGTGTGGATTCGGAAGTGGGAAAACACAAAGCCCATTCCAGAACCAGACCCGGAGCTGAAGGATGTGGACGGAATTGTCCGCTACATCACGGTTTGGTTCCTGGGTCACCTTTGCAAAATGCTTGGCATCAAGAATACATACTGCAAGCTGTATGAAGATGAAATTGCCAAGATGCGCATTGAACGACCTGAATATGAGGACGAAGATGACGAAACAATGTTTAACGACATTTTCAGTTCGGACAAGGCAGGCGTGACTGAGTGACGCGACAAGAGCGCATTATGAGTGGCGCCGCCGTATGGTGCGCCTACTACCGAGCGAACCCCCATCGGTTTGCAAAGGACTACCTGCACCTTGACTTACATCTTTTCCAAAAAATTCTGCTGGTAATGATGAATGTCTCTACGACATTTGTTTTTATTGCGAGTCGAGGTCTTGGCAAAACATTTTTGTCGGCAATCTTCTGCTGCATCCGCTGTATTTTATACCCAGGTACAAAGATATGTATCGCCTCCGGTACACGGGGTCAGAGTATCAATGTGCTTGAAAGGATACAAACAGAATTGCGGCCATGTTCACCGGAGCTGTGTAATGAGATTGACGATAAGCAGACCAAGATAAATGCGACCAATGCACAGATTGTTTTTAAGAACGGTTCATTTATTAAGGTCGTTACTGCCAGCGATAATGCACGAGGTAATCGTGCCAATATTCTGCTGATTGATGAGTATCGCATGGTCTCCAAGGATATTATTGATACGATTCTCCGAAAGTTCCTGACGAATCCGAGACTTCCCGGATACCTGAACAATCCCGCCTACAAGCATTTGGCAGAGCGCAATAAAACGCTGTATCTTTCTTCTGCTTACTTCAAAGACCATTGGTCTTATACCAAAGCTGAGGATAATTGCCGATTTATGCTGGACGATAAGCGAAAGGACTTTGTGTGTGGATTCCCGTATCAGCTGGCAATTCAAGAGGGGCTACTGTTCAAAGAGGATGTGGCAGACCAGATGGCAGAGTCTGACTTCAGTGAAGTGAAGTGGAGCATGGAGATGGACGCCCTTTGGTTTGGCGACACTGACGGTTCGTTCTTTGAGTTCAACTCTATCTCGAAGAACAGGCGTATTAAATATCCCATGCTACCCGAGAGGGTCTCAGTTCTTCTTGGCAACAACAAAATCAAAATTCAACCCAAGCAGCTTGGTGAAAAACGAATCTTATCTGCGGATATTGCGTTGATGTCCAGCAAAAAGCATAACAACGATGCGACGGCTGTGTTCATCAACCAGATGCTTCCAACCAAATCCGGAAGGTACACAAGCAATATCATTTATGGTGACTCCTCAGAGGGACTTCATACAGAAGACCAGGCTCTGGTTATCCGCAAGCTTTACGACGAGTTCGATTGCGACTATATTGTGCTGGACTGCACAGGACTTGGCCTGGGCGTGTATGATGCTTTGGTTCGTGATATGGTTGACCCGGAAAGCGGCGAAATTTATCCTGCGCTGTCCTGTTGTAATAATCAGGAGATGGCGGACAGATGCACGGTAAAGGGAGCAGATAAAGTAATTTGGGCAATCAAGGGTAATCCTGCGCTGAACTCCGAATGCGCTGTCCTGCTGCGTGAGGGCTTCCGAAGCGGTAAGATACGCCTTCTCGTTACAGAGTATGAGGCGGAAAATATCCTGTCTGAAATCAGGGGATATGCCAGCCTTTCACCGGCTGAGAAGGTCAGACTACAAATGCCGTACATCCACACGACCTTGTTGGTTGACGAGCTTGTCAAACTACAGCATGACGAGTCTGGTGGGCGGGTAAAGATTTTTGAACGGGCGGGTATGCGGAAAGACCGCTATTCCAGCCTTAGCTATAACTACTATGTGGCGGCGCAGCTTGAGAGTAAGCTTATCCGCACAAAGGCGGCAGAGTTTAACTCCAGCGATATCTTCATGTTTAAGCCGCCCAAAATAAAATAGAAAGGTGGTGATACCTGAGTGAGTAGTTCTGAAAACGGCAAGTCTACCAATATGGAGGGCATGATTGGTATCTCCAGAAAGTTCGCCCTACTCAATCACTTGATTACAAGGGATTTGAACAACAACACCAATGCGCCTACATTTTCTCTATATAAGAAAGACGACATTGCTACATATCTGACCGACCCGTACCGATATGAGAAGCAGCTGCGCAAGGCAGTTACTTATATCTACGGGGCAAGTTCTCATTTCCGCAGGCTCATCCAGTATTTCACTGGCCTTTCCGATTTTGCGTATGTCGTATCTCCATACCATATTGACCCGAAGGCCGTTAATATGAAATCGGTCAACCGCAATTACAGAAAGGTCTTGAATACCATGTCTGCAATGAATGTGCGGTCGCAGTTCCCTAAAATACTGACAGTGTGTTTGCGCGAGGACACTTTTTATGGGACGCTGTGGGTCACAAGCGACAGTATCACCATCCAGCAGCTTCCGGCTGATTACTGCGCTATCTCGACCATTGAGGGGAATGTGCTGAATGTGACATTCGATTTTTCTTATTTTGATGGTCACTCACAGTATCTGGAGTTCTATCCGACAGAGTTCCAGACAAAGTATAAGGTTTATCAGAAGAATAGGCAGAAAAAGTGGCAAGAGCTGGATTCCCCGACATCCTTCGCTATCAAGTGCAACAACGACATTCTGGATTATGCCATTCCTCCGTTCGCAGGTATTTTGCGGGAGGTGTATGACCTCGAAGATTATAAACAGCTAAAGCTCACTAAGACCACTCTTGAGAACTATGCCATGCTGGTTATGACGCTTGGTATCAATGATGACGGCGAATGGCAGATGGATTTGGACAAGGCCAAAGAGTTTTGGCGCAATCTGGATTCCGTACTGCCAGAGGAAATCGGCAGTGTCCTTTCCCCCATGCCTATCAACAAGATAAGCTTTGAGAAATCCAATACTGGTGATACGAATACCATCTCTGACGCAGAACAGAATCTCTTTACAGCGGCTGGTGTATCTTCACTCCTGTTCAACAATGATAAAGCATCCGCAAATGCGCTGCTGCTTTCTATTAAGGCAGACCAAGCGGTTACCTTTGGCATTGTAAAAAGCATTGAGGATATGGTCAACCGCTTCATTCAGTATCAGGGGTACGGAAAGAATTTCAAAATCACATTCCTTGATTGCAGTCCTTTCAACAGAAAAGAGCTGGGAGATATGTATCTCAAAGCGTGTCAGTATGGTCTTCCTTTTATTTCCATGTATGCGGCATCGCAGGGGTTGTCTCAGAGCGAAGTTGATTGCATGAGCTTCCTTGAAAATGATGTGCTCGGTCTTGCTGAACGGTTTAAGCCGCTGCAGAGTTCTTCTACGCAGAGTTCTTCTGCAAGCACTGCAGCAACCGATGAGGGAGGCGCTCCGCAGAAGGATACGGGTGACCTGACCGACTCCGGCGAACAGTCCAGAGAAGACTCTGACGACTGGGGCTAATCGGAGGTATGTATATGGAGAATTTCATTTATGTGTTTGATGAGAATGCTCGTGACCAGTTGCTGTCCAAAGGGTGTGAAATGCTGGGGCAAAATAACGAGAAACATATCTTTGTGTTTTTGAATACAGGCAATCTGAATTTTGAAGACGAGGATATTCGATATGTACTGTCAGACACGCTGACATTCTGACCCACGCTTGCACAAAGCGTGGATTTATTTTAGCCAAAGGTGGTGAACTGTGATATGGGCGAGAGAAACATGAGCATTGTGTTCTCTTCCGGAATACGCAATCTTGTTGAACGCAATTCGTCTTTTGACAGTGGCGTTCTCCGTGTAGCGTACACCGGGAAAAACCGCAATAACAGCTTCATCAGCAAGGAAACCTTTGAACGATGTATGCCGAGTATCTATAACTGTCCTATTGTGTGCAACTACGACAGGGAATCAGATACCATCGGGTCACATGATATGGAGCTTGTCTCTGACGATAATGGAATGCGGATTGTGAATATCACGCAGCCGGTAGGTGTGATTCCTGAAAGCGCAAAGTATTGGTGGGAGGAAATTGAAGATGACTCCGGCCTGCATGAATACCTCTGCGTGGATGCGCTTATCTGGAAGCGGCAGGAAGCATACCGCAAAATCAAAGATGACGGCATCACGGATGAGTCTATGGAGATTACCGTGAAAGAGGGCGGAATGGTCGATGGCGTATATGTTATTGACCGATTTGAGTTTACCGCCTTTTGTCTCTTGGGTACGGCAAAGCCGTGCTATGAATTAGCATCGTTGGAGATGTTCTCATGTGATGATTTCAAACAGCAGCTTGCAATGATGATGCGAGAATTCAAGGATTCGTTTACTACAGCACAACCCTCGCAAGAGGTTGGCATACACCCACAAAATTATTCGGAAGGAGGAGAAGAGGTATTGGAACAGAAAGTTGCACTGATGGCAGAATTCGGCCTGACTGCCGATATGCTTGACTTCAACATTGAGGAGTTTTCCGTGGAAGAGCTTCGGGCTAAGTTTGAAGAGTTGAAACCCGCCACCGCTGCTCCCGCAGCAGAACCCGAGAAAGGTACTGAAAACTTTGCCCTGGAAAGCCAGTTCCGTCAGGAGCTGTTTGGCGCTCTGGAGGCAGAAAAGGTTGAGACCTGCTGGGGCATGGATTCTCACTATTGGTTCTGGGACTATGACCGGGATGCGTCCGAAGTGTACGCAACCGATGTCACGGACTGGAATCTTTACGGTTTCCCTTACTCAATGGATGGCGACCATGTGGTCATTGATTTTGCCGGTAAGAAACGCATGAAGCTTGCACTTGTCCCGTTTGACGAGGGCGGGCAGGCTGACCCCATCAGCGGTATGTTTGCAAAGGTTGCTGAGAAGTACACCGCAAACGATACCCAGTGGGCGGAGAAGTACCAGACCGCCTCCGACACGATTTCGTCTATGGAGAACGAGCTTGGCACTTTGCGCCAGTTTAAGACAGACACCGAGAACGCCATTGCCAAGGGCGAGCGGGATGAAGTCTTCGCTCAGTTTGAAGACTTGGTCGGCGTCGAGGCATTTGAAAATCTGCGTGAGCACTGCATGGACTACACGGCAGATGCTTTGGAGGAAAAATGCTACGCAATCCGTGGCAGAAGCGGCGTGACCGCAAAGTTCTCTTATGAACCCAAAGCCCCCAAACTGCCCATCCAGCGAGCAGAACCGACGCAGGAGCCTTATGGCGGTGCGTTTGCTGAGTATGGCTTTTCTAAGCCCAGTCAGCACAATTAAATAAACAACAAGGAGGAGTCGATTATGGCTTATACAGTTATCCGTACCGATTTGATGAGCGGTACCAAACAGCCTGCTGACCTCGTTTCTCTGCGCTTTTATGGTGCGGACGGTCAGCCTGCCGAGGTTGAAAACGGCGTTATCGTCAAGCTTCAGGGATATGAAGATGGTGAGCGCGAGGTGATGAAGGCTGTCGCCGCTACTGCGGACGATGACCTGAATGAGTGCGCTATCGTTGCTGGCGTTGAGGTTATGTACGATGAGCGCAAGAAGAATCTCGATGAGTATATCAACGAGGCCGGTAAAGCAGTGCGTGGTTATATCCCCCGCAGCCGCAACATTTTCTCCGTGACCAAAGAGGGTTTTGTGGGCGGTACTGCTCCCACCAAGGGCGCCAAGGTCGGCATTGGTACTGGTGGCAAGATTGATGCTGCTGGTACTGGTTTCGGCACCTGCGTGGATGTCGAGGTAGCCGGTCGTTACACCTACTATGCCATTAAGATTGGCAAAACTGAAACCACTGCGGCATCTACCCCCAGTGTTGGCGGTTAATTTGAAGGGAGGAGAATAACTATGGCTGAAATGAAAGATATCATCAAGATTGCCGTCGATGCCTATCACGGCAATGTTGAGCAGTATTCCGTTGGTCAGTCTATGGAGCTTTTGCAGAAGGCTCTGATTGAGGCCAATGGCGGCAGCACAACTCTGAATTACAAAAATATTCGTGACGGCAAGTGCAGTGGTCTGTTTACCCTGATTGAGGAAGTCCTCAGCCGCACCGTTGTTGAGGGTCTGCAGGGCGATGAATATTTCAACGCACTGGTTGATTTCCGTAATGTCGCTGAGGGTGACAAGAACATCTTTGAAGTGGAGGACAGCACCCTGTTCATCGTATCCGAGGCAGCGGACGGCACTCAGGGCATCCGTCGTCAGCGTCTTGGCGGCTTCAGCGAAGTGTCTATTCCCACTTCACTGAAGGTTGTGAAGATTTACGAAGAACTCAACCGTGTGCTTTCCGGTCGTGTTGACTTTAACCACTTTATCAACAAGGTGGCTGAGTCCTTCCGTCAGAAGCTGCTCAACGATGTGTATGCTCTGTGGAGCAATGCATCTGCACAGGACTTCGGTGGCGTGACCTACTTCCCCGCCGCTGGTGCATACGATGAGGACGAACTGCTCGACCTGATTGCTCATGTTGAGGCTGCTGCCGGTGGCAAGGCTGCTACTATTATCGGCACTAAGAAGGCAATCCGCAATCTGGATGTCACTCCTCTGGGTGACAAAGCGAAGGAAGACCTGTACAACATGGGTTACGCCGGTAAGTTCTATGGCACTCCTGTCGTTGTGGCTCCCCAGCGTCATAAGGTCGGCTCTACCGACTTCGTGCTGGCAGACGATATGCTGACCATTATCGCCGGTGACGACAAGCCCATCAAGTGCGTGTACGAAGGTGACCCCATTGTTATCATGGGCGAGCCTACCGCCAACGGTGACCTGACGCAGGAATACCTGTATGGCGAGAAGTACGGCATGGGCATCGTCCTTGCTGGCGGCAATGCCGGTATTGGCCGTTACGAAATCGCCTAACGGATAGACAACAGACAAAAGCGGGGCTCCTTGCGAGCCCCGCATTATGTATGAAAGGGAGATGTTATGTCTAACGAAACAGTAAGCAAGCCCAGAACACGCCGCAGCCCGGCAGAGGGCACAAGCACCGCCGCAGAGCGGCCTGCTGCGGAAGTCTCCGAAACCACAAAAAAGCCTGTGGTTCCGAAGGAGATTGACCCCAATCAGATTATCACTGTTCGCAACGGCTTCCAGGGACGGCTTGTTTATAAGAGCAAGCGCACCGGCGAGCGTTGGAGCTGGGAGTCTTTTGGAGCAGAGCAGGATATGGAGCTGAGCGAATTGAAAAACGCAAGGAACTCCAACAAGAAATATTTCATCAACAACTGGTTCATGTTTGATGAGGACTGGGTTATCGACTATCTCGGTATGAGACAGTATTACAAGAACTCTTTGAACATTCAGGATTTCGACCAGTTGTTCAAGAAACCCGTTGGCGAGATTGAGGATATTATTTCCAAGCTCTCGGAGGGACAGCGGAAGTCTGTGGCGTATCGCGCCAAGCAGCTTATCGCAGAGGAGGAAATCGATTCAAACCGGGTGATTAACACATTGGAGAAATGTCTTGGTGTTGAGCTGGTGGAACGATAAAGGAGCGTGACGGTGAATGAGTGTTTCTTATGATGTGTTCACAGGTGCGTTCCTCTCTAAAGTATCAGAATTTGATTTTGTCAATATGCGTGTATTTGAGCGCAACTCTTTGATTGACGGTTACATGAAGCGAGCCATTGCAGCTTTCAGAAAAATCTGCAAGTACGACCTCTCGACTACCGGCGATGATGTTATCCGTGAGTTTGATATCGATATTGCCGACGGAGATTTGGATGAGCTGGCAGATATTATTTCCGAGGGTATGCTGGTACAGTGGATGAAACCTTTTACATACAGGCAGGAAAGTCTTGAGAGCGTCCTGAACACAAGAGACTTTACCACCTATTCCCCCGCCGAACTGCTGATGCGGATTGGAAACGCATACAAAGCAGCTCAAAAGGATTTTACGAATATGATGAGGGAGTATTCGTACAACCACGGGGATTTGACGGACTTGCATATATGATGATTCAGACCACGGTGGGCGTGCCGATGGACGCCACGATGCTGAATAACTATTTCCGCGCCCTCGTAAATCTTTTCTTCAAGATTCTTCCTATTAAGGAAAGCGGAGAAAGTTCATTGGAGGTTTATATGAGAAGTCTCCAGGCGGAACTGCTTGGGTGTAAGGAGCTTATCGAAGCAATTCACGACGACCCGCTTCTTCTGTCATTGATTGCAATTTTGCAATACCTGATTGATACGCCCGAATGCAAAGTAAGCGTTGTAAAGCGAGAGGTGTTTCGCGCCATTTCGATTTGCAACAAGCTGAAAGCGAGGTATGCCGTACAGCAGGAGGTGTCATAATGAATCCCTGGAGTACTTATCAGGCCAGAATGGCGGCAAACGGCACAAATAAAAGGGACGCCGTAAAGCGTAGAGAGTGTGCCTTTTTGAACACAAAGCTTCCTTCAAGTCTGTCCTACCACAAGCTGACTATAGATGGGCAGCCACGCGAGTTAGCAGTTATCAATTCGGACAATCTGAATATGAAAACACTGTGTACAATGCCGGGAGAAGATTTGCCGCACGGCGGCCTTGTGCATTGGATGGACAATTATTGGCTTATCACAGAAAAGGATGCCAACAGCGAACTGTACGCCAAAGGCACTATGCAGCAGTGTAATTATCTGTTGCGTTGGGTAGCGGCTGATGGAACGATTGTTGAGCGATGGTGTATCATCACAGACGGAACAAAATACCTGACCGGTGAATACGGCGACAACGAATACATTGTCGTTCGTGGTGACTCCAGAGTGTCCATGACGATTGCAAAGGATGAGTACTCTATTCAGTTGAACCGCGAAAGCAGATTCTTGATTGATGACTATGACTCTCATAATGTTCTCGCCTATCGTCTGACAAAGCCGTTTAAGCTTGGCGGAAGCTTCAATGGAACCGGCGTTCTGAATTATGTTCTGACAGAATGTAATACCGAGGACACCGATAACTTTGAACTGCACATTGCCAACTATTACAAGTACTTCCCGAGAGAAGGGCAGGAAGGTACGCCTGATGAGCCCGGCAAAGATGGCGAAGAAACACCGGGCGGTGACACTCCCGGCGGAAAGAAGGTGTGGTTCTGATGCAGCTTGAAGAGTTCTATGACTATAAGAACCAACTGATGGATGACCTGCTGACAAATGCAGAAATCATTCGCCTTTTGGACGACAACTACAAGGACAGCGACCAACCGGAGAGGTTTGTATATTCACAGGTATTTCCTTTTGAATATGTACCGGACACCATTGAGCATGGTCAGACCTTTATCTGCTGTGATGTGGATGTACAAAAGTCGCTAAATAAAACCTTTTTAATTCCCGTTCTGTATGTTTGGGTCTTTACCCATAAAAGCAAGATGAAGCTGCCAAAGGGTGGCGTCAGAGTGGACAGGCTGTGTTCTGAAATTGCCAAAGCGGTAAACGGAAGCAGGTACTACGGGCTTGGCGAGATGGATTTACACGCAGTAAAAAGGTTCGCTCCGGTGACGGATTATCAGGGAAAGGTCATGACATTCCAGGCAAAGGATTTCAACCGGGTATCGCCCACGGGCAAGCCCGTTCCATCCAACAGGAAGACCGGATAAATGCGCACAAGAAATATGCTTTATCGGCGTGAGTACGACATCAATGATGCTATTCACATCAAGATTCCAACGGTTGGAGAAATCTTGGAATGTGAAGATGGGTACTACAGCATTGTGGCGATGCTGACGGCTATGCCGATTGATATGATGGTTCAGCTTGATGATATCGGAATCGACTTTACCACCATTGATGAATATGACCTTTTCCTTCTTTTGGTCGGCACCCTGAAAGAACAAGATACCTCTCTTGTTTTTGCAGACCTTGATTTGAAACGATTCCAAGCTGCCGTAAACGAGCAGAACGGGAACATCGTGTTGGTCGATGAAAGTTCAGGGGTAGTTATCGACCGAGCCATTCACGCACAGATTGCCGGTGCGCTCAGGAAAATTCACCATCTTGAGAAGGATAATCGCAAACCAGCCAACGGTGAAGCCAAAGAATACATGATTGAACGCGCACGCAAAAAAATGCGCAGACAGCGCAACCGAGAAAACGCTTCTCAACTTGAGGAGTTGATTGTTGCGCTCGTCAATACAGAACAGTACCACTATGGATTTGAGGGGACACGAGAACTTTCAATCTATCAGTTCAACGAAAGCGTGCGACAGATTATCAAGAAAATCGACTATGACAACAAGATGCACGGCATCTATGCTGGCACAGTCAGCGCAAAAGACCTAAGCCAAGACGATTGGAATTGGCTAACCCATAAATAGGAGGAATGTCTATATGAATATCAATGATATCACTATCACCAGCCTTGAGACCATCAATGCTTTTGATATCGTGACAGGCGCCTACAAGTTCACTCTGGATGAGCTGCAGAATGCGACCATTGCACAGACTCAGGAGAAGACCGATATTACCGGTAAGCAGGGTCGCAAGCTGAACTCTCTGAAGAAGAACAAGGCTGTTACCGTCAGCGGCACCAATGGTCTTGTGTCCGGTGGTCTGCTCGAACTGCAGGTTGGCAGCGAGTTCGAGAATAAGAAGACCACTGTGAAGTGGACGGATTATCTTACCGTTACCGGTAATGCGGCTGCCACACAGTACAAGGCCGTCGGTACGACCGGCAACGAGATTGAGTCTGTTTATGTCAAGAAAGCCGACGGCACTCTTGGCAAGACGCTGACTCAGGGCGCCAAAGTTGCCGAGGGCGTGTTCACCTACAATCCCACCAGCAAGGCGCTTGCCTTCAACGAGGGCGAGATTGCTGATGGCACTGAAATTGTCGTGTTCTATATGCGTCAGATTCAGGCCGATGTTCTGGAGAACCTGAGCGACCACTACTCTGGCAAGTGTGCTCTGTACATTGACGCTTTCGCCGAGGATAAGTGCGCCAATGTGTTCCGTATTCAGTTCTATATCCCCAAGGCTGACTTCAACGGCGAGTTCAGCTTCGAGATGGGCGATAACCAGACTGTTCATGCTTTTGAGGCAGAATCTCTGTCTGGCGCCTGCGGCACCAGCGGCGCCCTGTGGACTTATACCATCTTCGGTGCAAACGCTGAGGATGTTGCCTAAGAAAGTTGGTGACACAGATGGCTTCTGCGGTCAAAAAATGCCGGGTATGCGGTAAGGAATATGAAGCCTGCCGTAGTGCCAATCGAGCTGCAGGTGTATTTCGCTGGCAGGAAGTAGCTTGTTCGCCTGAGTGCGGTGCAATCTATCTGCAAAAGATTAACGAATCTCGTGGGATTGTTAATCCGCAGAAGAAGACCAAGCGCAAGAAGTGCGCAGAGCCTGTCATTGAACAGGTGGTTGTTAGTGCTGAGCTTATCGGTGAGAAACCTGTGGAAGAGGAATAAGTAACCGGGAGGGTGGAGTAATCCGCCCTCCCTTTTTCTATTAGGAGAGATATGGCGAGAACAAAATTCAATGTTGACAAAGACAAAGACAAACGAACATTCGCAGGAATTGTGTTCGACAGTCAGCTTGAGATGAAATATTTTCGTGATGTGCTTTGTCCCAGAGTGGAAAGCGGTGATGTGGTTCATTTTGAACTACAGAAAAAATATGAACTGCAACCAAAGTTCACACACGATGGAAAGACGGTGTTACCGATTACCTATGTGGCAGATTTCTACATAGAGTATGCCGACGGACATACAGAGGTGATTGATACCAAGGGTTGTCCGGACAGCGTTGCTAAAATCAAGCGAAAAATGTTCTGGCACAATTATCCAGATGTGCGCTATCGATGGATTACCTATGTAAAAAAATGGGGCGGCTGGCTGGACTATGAGGCCGTACAGACTTTGCGCAAAGAACAAAAGCGCAATAAGAACAAAAAGGAGGACGCAGACAATGGCTGATAAAGAGAAGAAGATTTCGATTGCATCTTTTGATAAGGTGTTGAAGGAGCAGGCTGTTCCGAATACTACAGAACACTGGTTTGGTAACGAGGTCGTTATCAAGCATACGATTTCGATTGCACAGATGCTGGCATTTGTGGACAATGTTGTGTCCAGTTGCTTTCATGATGAGGGGTATATGCCGGAGGTTAAAGACCTGCTGATTAAAAGTAACCTCTTGACCCGATATGCAAACTTCACGCTCCCCGAGAATCTGGAGCATCGATACACGCTTATTTACAATACGGACGCTGTAGCAATGGTGAGCAAGCATATCAGCTCTGCCCAGTTTGATGAAATCCTTCGGGCGATTGATGAGAAAATCGACTACATCTGCAACACCAATATCATGGCGATTGAGAAGCAGATGCAGCAGCTTGCGGCATCTTTTGAGGATGTTTCCAAAAAGACCTCAGAGATGTTTGCCGGGGTAAACGGTAGTGATGTTGCAAAACTGATTGGTGCTATTGATAAAGGCGGCGTAGATGAGCAGAAGCTCGTTCAAGCCTTCCTTGAGCAAAGAGAGGACTATAAGGAATGAGCTTGTCAAGCAAGCTGAATGCATGGATTAAGTCTCCACAGGGACAGGCTCGTTTGCAGGAGAAGATGGCGGAATACACCAGAGATGGTGTGGAAAGAACCGCAGCCGGAGATTCTATCGTCCCAGAGAAGCGTATCTGGGAAGCTGCTGCAAAGTTCATACAGGTTCTTCAGATGACGGCTAAAAGCTATGACCTGCCTGAATCTGTGATGAAGCACATTGACGAGATGGATAGCGGAAGCATCATTCGTATTGAAGAAGGCTTTGAGGTTCCGTTATATTTTGGCGGCGACCTGCATCGTGACTCTCTTGAGAATGATGCTACGAGTTATGGCGGAATCGACAACATTGTGGCTTTGTTTAATAACGGATATCACGCATCCAACTATGTATATGGTTGGTGGAATGGTCACTCGCCATCCGGGGAGGCTATTAGTCGCTCGTTGCATAACGAAGACTTTGCATGGGTGCGCAGCAAAAAAGAGCGTGAGGCTCTGAAGTTTATCCAGCAGGCAATCAGTGACTTCAATGGGAATTATGGTTCCGACTACAATGTAACTGCGGTTGCCGCAGAGATATATGAACAATAAATTTTGAAAGGCTTGGCTTTTTGCCAAGCCTTTTCTTCGTAAAGGACGGTGATGACGATGGCAATGGATGCAGATGTACGGTTACTAATCGGCGTGGCTCGCGGTGGTGCAGACGGTGACAGTGAAGCTCTGATTCGCAAAGAGCTTGCTGAAATCATGAAGAACATCAAGGCTACCGTGACAGTTGACACCAAGACATTTGGTGAGCAGCTGCGTAAGGAACTGGATGCCATTAGCAACAGCGGCAAATTCTATGTCAATTTGTCGAAAATTAAAATCGGTGCCGGTGCCATTACTGATTTCAGAAAACAGTTAAGCGCCGTCATTAACACAATTAACCTTGATAAAGGGACAAGCGTTACGCTCACCGCCGAGAATATCGGCGAGGTCAAGTCAAAACTGAAGGATGCAGGCGACGCTGCGGAGGAAGCTGCCCGTAAGGTTGCAGCGTTCAAAGTGCAGATGGAAGCGCTTGGTCACCAGAAGAGTGTTGTACAAAGAAGCCTAAACGGTCTGGTTGACAGCGGTGTATCTGAGAGTGAGAGCCAGCGTGTGGCATCGCTGGTGGAGCAATATCGTCTTTGGGCAGTGAGTGTGGAGACAGTTCGCGCTTCCAAAGAGGCTACGAGCGATGAGTACAGACTCAGCTTGGAAGCCGAAGGCGCAGCTATTCTGGAGAACATTAACCGGATTTACGCTGAGCGTCAAGCTGCGGAGGAAGCGGCTGCTGCTGAAGCGGCTGCGGCAAGGAGTGCTGAGGCCGCTAACAAGGAAAAGATGGCGACACTCAATGAGGTTATCGCTGCTTATAAAAAGGTTAGCACTTACATTGACAAGAATCCCCGCATTGATGGTACCGAGCTTGAACAACTTAAGCTGATGCGGGAGCAGTTGCTCGGTGTATGGAACGACAGCAAGAGCGCAGCCGATGGTATGACGAGCATTAGCAAAACCGACTTGCGCAAGCTGTTGTCAGACTTTGCTGCACTGGATACTTCCATTACTGAGTCCGGTAAGAAGGGCAATACTCTTGTTGGAATCATCTCATCTGCTTACAAGAAGTTCGGCGGATGGATGCTGGTGACAAGAAGCCTGATGGTCATGGTCAACAATTTTAAGCAGATGGTGACCAATGTACGGGCGCTGGATGCGGCCATGACCGAATTGAAGAAGGTTACCGATGAAACCAGAGCGGACTATACTCGATTCTTCAATGAAGCGGCTGTGCGTGCCAAGAGTCTTGGTGCAACACTGACCGATACGATTACGGCAACAGCGGACTTTGCGAGACTGGGCTACTCTATTAGCGAAGCGGCAGAGTTAGCAGATGCTGCGCTGGTTTACAAAAATGTTGGCGATGGTATCAATGATATTTCCGAGGCGTCAGAGAGCGTCATCTCTACCATGAAAGCATTCGGCATTGAGGCTGCCAATGTAATGACCATTGTTGACAGATTCAATGAGGTCGGCAACCGATTTGCCATTTCTTCTAAGGGTGTGGGCGACGCATTAGTGCGTTCAGCGTCCGCTCTTGCAGCTGCCGGTAACAGCTTAGACGAGAGCATTGCCCTGGTAACGGCGGCAAACAATGTTGTGCAAGACCCTGAGAAGGTCGGTACAACTATGAAGACCGTTTCCATGTATCTTCGTGCGGCAAAGACCGAAGCGGAAGAAGCTGGTGAAAGCACAGAAGGTATGGCAGAAAGTGTCTCCAAGCTGAGAAAGGAAATTCTTGCGCTAACCAGCGGACGGGTTGATATTCAGCTGGACGAAAACACCTTCAAGAGCACTTATCAGATTTTGAAGGAACTTTCCAAAGTTTGGGGAGACCTTACGGATATTACCAAAGCCAACATCATGGAGATGATTGGCGGTAAAAGAAACAGCAATGTGGTAGCATCACTGCTGAACAACTTCGCAGATGCGGAGGCTGTTCTTGAAGTGGCGATGAATTCAGCGGGTTCTGCACTGAATGAAAATGAGAAGTATCTCGACTCTATCAATGGTAAGGTTGCGCAGTTCCAGGCCGCATTTGAAAAACTCTCTGCATCGTTTGTAAACTCCGGGCTTGTTAAGGGTGTTGTAGATGGCGGGACGGCGATTCTTGAAACACTGACCGCAATCATTGATAAACTGGGTTCGTTCCCTGCTTTGATTTCCACAATCACTGCCGCTGTAACCGCATATAGCGGTGCCAAAGGAAAGAACCTTGGAATCTTTGATGTTGTTGACGGTAAAGTAGGGCTTTCCGGAGGCATTACGGATTGGTCTGCGGCAAGCAAAAACATAGCCGAGTATAACAAGGTTCTCGGCTCATCTATACAGACGCAGCAGATATTCATTAAATATCTTGATGGTACTGACGATGCTCTGTCTGGCTATCTAAAGTCTCTGAAGGGCGGCAAAGCCTCCATGTCCGGCTACAAAGCATACTGCAAACAGGCTGGCATAGAGACCAAAGCGTTTGGTGCAAGCTCAAAGGCAGCCGCGATTGGTGTAACGGCGCTCAATACGGCCATCAATATGCTTATTTCGTTGGGAATCGGATTGGTGATTCAGGGAATCATCACGGGCATTACGCATTTGATTAACGCCAGCGATGAAGCGATTGAAAAAGCAAACGAGCTGACCAATGCGTTTAATGAGTTCCGGCAAACAAACTCCGATAACATCGATAAATTGCAGTCGTTGAAGGAAGAATTTGAGACGCTTTCACACGGTGTCTCTCGCTATGGTGAGAATATTTCACTGACAACAGATGAGTATGACCGATATAAGCAAATCGTTCAGACGATTGTGGACATCTCTCCCGCACTGTCAGAAGGCTATAGCATTGAAAACGGTTATCTTGCAGACAAGAATGAGCTGATTGAGCGAGCTATCGAGCTGCAGGAGCAGCAGTATAAGAGCGAGCTTCGTCAGATGACAACCACAGAAAAACTTTCTGAGGTTATTAAAGGATATGCAGCATCTTATGATAAGCTGAAAAACAGCGATATTCTAACCACTGATACGGATTTGTCAAACAATATGTGGGGTATGTTCCGTGTCAATGATAGAGATGTGACGCCCGAGTTTGCAGGAAACTCTGGAGACAATAAGAGCCGATATTTGTCCGAGCAGATTATGAAGGCTCTTGGAGTAACCGATATTGGCAAGGAACTGGAAAAATACACCAACGAGTACGGCTATTACCAATGGGGCGATTTCTGGGACGACTATGCAGACCAGGTATCTCACAATATTGGAAAGATTGCGGCCTCTATTGACTATACGGAAGTTGGCTTCGAGTCTCTCTCTGATTTTGAGGCTGCTGTCGAAAAGACAAAGAACGCTGCTGTCCGTTATGGTGAGGCACGAGATGGGCTTGAAAAGGCCAATCAGGATGTTGCTGACCAGCTGAAGCTTGTTGCGCAGAACAACGCTGCTTATGATGATTTAAGTACAGAAGCACAAAACATTGTTTCCAACTTTATTGACCGTTTCGGCGTTGATGATGTTACGAAGAAAAACTTTTGGGGAAAGATTGTTCCCGATGAAGATGCCATTACCGATATTAAGGTTCAGATAAATGACTTCATCGACAAGCTAACGCCGGAAGTACAAAATGCAATGACTGGCCTGTTCGACCTGAAGGGGCTGTTCGATGCCGGTGACATCAATGTTGATGAATTCCAAGAAACTGTCAATGCGATTATCAGCGACCTTGAAGCAGCTGGGTTTGACGATGATACCATCAAATACCTTAAACTCTCATTAGAAACCGACACGGTTGAGCGACAGCTTGCTGCTGTTAAAGAAGCTATCGGCGGCGTTGGCGGCAAGTACGATGCGCTTTTAGGCGAAATGTCCGCGCAGGAGCTGGAAATCGCTTATAACATTATCTCCGAAGAAGGCTCCATGACCTTTGAGGAACTGCAGGAGAAAATCGAATGGCTGAAATATGCCAACGCCGATATGGTGAACACCCTCGATTTCTCCGATATGATATCCGGCCTGGATAGTGCGAAGGATGGCCTTGACAGCATCATCTCTGCAATGGACAGACTGAACTCTGGCACTGCCATGACAAAGCAGCAGCTCGCCAATCTCGCCTTGCAGTATCCGAAGCTTTTGGAACAGGCAGACCTGTTTGTTGATGGGTCTATCGATGGTCAGCGACAGTTGCTAAACAGCGTTCTTGAGATGAATGAAGCTGAATATGATGCGCAGCTTGACACGAAAATCGCAGAGTTGAAAGCGACCGAGCAGGTTATCAACGACCAGCTTGCGATGGAAACGGAAAAGGCGAACATCATTGCCGATATCAAGAACATGACTGTGAACGGCCAGGTTCAGCAGGAAGAGGCTCTTATCGCTAAAATGAACGAGCTCAACGACCTGCAAGGCCGGAATTATGTTGCGATGGAAAACGGTATGCTGACCGTAAACGAAGAGGCTCTGAATAATAAACTTGGCAAAGAGAACGAGTATGGTCAGCAGGCAACGGAGAACATTTGGAAACCGTATGCGAATACCATTAAAAGCGCACATACACAAGGATTCTCCAAGTCGCTTGAGGCAACCAACAGCTACGGCAACAGTCTGTTTGCCAAGATTCGCAACATTGCTTCCAGCGTTTGGGGCGCACTGAGTCAAGCTGTTAAAGATGCTACGACTGGTAACTGGCAGGGTATTTCTCACTACTTCCAGTCCGCAGTATCTGGCGCCGCAGGTAACACCTCGATTGATGCTGGGGATGTTATCGTAACTTTTGATGGTGCAGCAGCCTATGTCGGAACAGAAACGCTTGACAATTGGATTTCACAACAGGAGCAGGCGTCCGCCCAGCGTATCGCCGCGCTGGAAGATTTCAAACAGCGGACAGTCAACGCCTACAAGAACCTTGAGGCGCTGCGTGGGCTTGACCTGACGAGTATCTATGGTTCTGCCGGTAGCTCTTATGGCAGTAGAAGCGATAGCAGTAGCGGAGGCAGCTCAGATGGCGACAGCGATACAAAAGACAAGATTAAAACAGTCGAAGAATATATCGCTGATATCGATGCTTATTACGAAGCTGAGAAGCGGCTGCAGGCTGCACAAGAACGGGCAAACTCTCTGGCGAAAAAGCTGAAGTATGCGGAAGACCCAGCTGAGAAAATTAAGCTATCCAGCGATTTGATTGATGCCTATAAAGAAGAGATGGCCGCTGAAAAGGATTTGATGGAGCTGAAAAAGAGCACCATCGCATCCAATGTCGGTGCTCTTCGGGCGCTTGGGTTTGAGGTCGAGTATAACAGCGAAACAAATGAGCTGTATATTAAGAACCTTGAACATCTGAATGAGCTTACGGCGTCATCTGCTGGCAAGTATGACACGCTGCAGGAAGCGACCAATGCCCTCCGCAAGGAAACGGAAGGCCTGATAGATGTGACGGAGCAGCTCAACGATGACAACATCGACGCTGCGGGCTCCATTGAGGATTTGGGTTATCAGGTTCAGGAGACAAAGAACAATATCATCGATTACATCGAGGAAGTCTATAAGAAGCAGATAGATGCTTATCAAAAGATTATAAATCTAAGAAAAGAGATGATTGAGTCCGCCAAGGACGAGTTCGACTATGAAGCTGATATTGCCGATAAGGTCAAAGAGATAGCAGACCTGCAAGCCAGAATCGACCAGCTTGCTCTGGATGACAGCAGAAGCGCACAGGCAGAGCGGAACACGCTAATGCAGGAGCTGGAAGAAAAGCAGAAAGACCTTGCAGACACACAGAGAGACCACTCTGTCGAGGCTCAGACCAATGCCTTGGACAAGATGGGCGAAGACTACGAGTCTGATAAAGAAGCGGAATTAGAGCTGCTCAGAAGTACCGTCAATTCTTCCGAAGAACTCTGGACGGCATTTTACCAGACACTTCTTGGGCAGAGCGTATCTGTCGGTGCATCTATCGACGCAGAGATTTCTTCTGCCTGGATACGGGCTGCAGAGGCTGTAAGACAATACAGTGACGCAGTGGGCGGCGTAAGCGGCGTTGGTACCGTGGTAAGCAATGTCCCCAAATACCACGACGGCGGTGTTGTTGACGAAGCAAACCTCAGTAAGGACGAAGTCCTTGCCATTTTGCAAAAGGGCGAAGTCGTATTGAATGAGGCCAAGCAGAAGAGTCTGTATCGCATCATTGATTTTCAGGCAGAACTGTCGAAGCGTCTTGGCGTGGTTATCGGTACGCTGCCGACAATCTCGGCTCCGGCGTCAGGTATCAAAGACACCATGAGCGGATTGACGCAGGACATCATCGGCGGTACCGCACAGAGCCTTGTGTTTGAACCGCACTTCGAGGTCAACATCACCCATAGTGGTGAAATGGCCGACACGGACGCAAAAGCCTATGGCGAACGGATTGCCGATGTGGCGATTGACAAACTTTACAGCGCATTTGAGCGGCGTGGTATCAACAGCACACGAGGCTCAAGGCTGAAACCATAAGTGACCCAACGGGGAGATACGGGCAACTGTATCTCCCCTATTTCAGAAAGGAGGTTTTCTCAAAGAATGGTAGTTGATTTCTCAAAGATAGACCTGCGAGAACCGCCAATGCTGATTCTTAAAAATACGACCGATGTACCAATTGGCGTGCTGGGCTATGCCATGAATATTACTGCTGACATTAAATATGATGAAGCCTCTGTGATTGAGTTCAATCTCCCGGCACAGGTGGATGGCGAACCAACCCCGTACTATGATGCGGTCATTGGTATGCGCATTGTTGAACTGCAGAATATCGGCCAGTTTATCCTTGTGAATCCCAAAGAGACCGGCGATGGCGTGAAGAAGATAAAGGCGTGCAAGGGGTATTCCCTTGAGTACGAATTTACTTTCAAAAAGCTTTCACTGGCAAACGCCACCTATAATTTTTGGAACCCTGTTACGCCGGACAGTACTCTACTCGGTATTATCCTTGAGCTGATGCCGTCGTGGAGTGTCGGGAGTATTGACAACAATCTTGTTGGAAAATATCGCACCTTTGAAGTCTCTGACGAAAACCTTTATAACTTTATCAAGGGTACGATACAGACTTCATATAACTGCATTTTTGACTTTGATACCTATCATCGCAGAATCAATGTTAAGGATGCTTCTTCTGCAGTTCCGACCAATCCCATTTACATCTCTAACGCCAACCTTGCAAAAGAGATTACGGTCGAAGAGAATACGGAGAGCATCGTCACCCGGCTGGATGTCAACGGTGCCGACGGCGTAAACATTCGTGATGTGAACCCCAGCGGAACCAATCAAATCATCAATCTGGATTACTTCATGAATACCGATAACTTCGACCAGGTATTGATTGACAAGTACTATGCGTGGAAGGAAAGCTATGCAAACTATCAGCTTCCTTACTACAATTTGTCTGTGGAATATGTTCTGCAAATCATGCGCAAAACCACGGAGCAGACGGCGTTGGTGGAATTGGAAAGCGAACGGACTGTTCTGGAAAATGAGCAGGCAATCATCATCCAAAGCATCGCACGAGACCTTGTACCGCAAAGCAAGCTGGATGATGTAAACGCCAGGCTTGCTGCAAAGCAAGCCGAAATCAATGCCAAGAACGAAGAAATCAAAGGCATTGAAGCACAGGCGGCATCCATATACAGCGAACTGGTCACGATAAATAAGGCGGCCAATTTCAAATCTTACTTCACGCAGGAAGAATATTTGCAGCTTGACCGATATCTGAAGGATGATGCGGTATCAGAGAGCAGCTTTGTAGCACAGACAACCGATTCCTATGCCGATGAGGATACAGGCAATCAGGTTGCAGACAAGCTGATTGGTATCAGCGATGCCAGCATTACTTATGTGACCAACACACGCAACAAGGAAATCTATGATGTCAAATGCGGTAGAATCAAATCCGACTTCATTGATGCAGAGGTCATCAACGCAGCATTTGAAAAAGCGCCAAACAACAGTTTTGTGATGACGGCGTATCTCGGTGCAGGTACAACTGGCGACCGGTCTTTCCCGAAGGGGTGTATCTCTTTGACGGGGACGGTGTCTTCCGTTGCACATGACATGGCAGCAGACGCTGAAATCCCTGACTTGTTGGTCGGTACGAGGCTGGACATTACGGTCAGCGAGGGGTATCTATACTTCACACTGAACACCAGCGAGTATGAAAAGCGTGCTGTCGCATGGGACTTGTTTGAATACGGCAACGAGATTCTAACCAAGGTATCGCAGCCCTCCTATACATTCGGTGTGACAAGCGCAAACTTCTTATGCCTTGACGATTTCGTGAAGTTCAAGAATAAGCTGCGTCACGGTGAAAAGCTTTATGTCGGTATCAGCGAGGATGAGACGCTGGCGCCTATCTGCGTAGGTGTGAAGGTAAACTTTGATTCCCCTAATGACCTGACGCTGGAGTTCAGCGATACCTATACCTCTGGCGATAGTTCATTCCTGCTGGCTGATTTGCTGGAGCAAAGCGTCTCGATGGGTAAGAGTGTAGACCTAAATAAGTACAACTACTCTGCGTTTATGGATAGCGGTGCTTCTACAAAGGTCAAAGATTTTATGAAGACGGCACTGGATGTATCCAAAAACGCCATCATGTCTTCTAAGGAGCAGGCTATTTCGTGGGGCGATTCCGGTATTCGATTGCGCAAGTGGAGCGATGAGGCACACACAGAGTACGAGCCGAAGCAGGTGTGGCTGAACAACAACAGTATTCTGATGACCAGCAACAACTGGTCAACGGCAGAACTGGCTATCGGCAACTTCTACGATGAAAACCTCGGAGATTGCTGGGGCATCGTCGCCCCCAACATTGTTGGCACCCTGCTCGCTGGCAGCAACCTTGTTATCGAGAGTGCAAAGCAGGACGGCGGCGTATCGGTGTTTAAGGTGGATGCCGAGGGGTGTGTGCTGCACAACAGCAACTTCAGCATTACCAACGAGAAGAGCAACTCGCATATTCTCTTAGACCCGATGCATGGCCTGATGATTGGCAAGTATCCGCTTATCAACAATAAGGGCGTTGTAGATGACAGCAAGAAGCTCTTTTACGCAGACACCAATGGCAACCTTACACTGAAAGGCACTATCTATGCTACAGCCGGTTCTTTTAGTGGTGAGGTTGCTGCGTTGAGTGGTTACATCGGCCAGCCGTCACAGGGTTGGGCTATTATTAGCGATGCCATTTACAACGGGAAGCCTTCGTTCTCCAGTACCGCTTCCGGTATCTATATTGGAACGGACGGCATTTCTCTTGGAACGGCAAGCAACTATATCCGTGCCAACAAGAACGGCTATCTGCTTGCAAACAATGTGAATGTTTCCGGTCATATCGAGGCGAACAGCGGTGTTATTGGCGGTTGCGAAATCTCCAACGGAACACTACAGGTCACTAACGCAAACATCATCAGTATCAATGCCAGTAAGATTACAGCGGGCACTATGTCTGCCAACAGAATTAGCGGCGGCACGATTGACGCAACCGATGTGACCATCAAGAACCTGAATGCGAGCAACATTACATCGGGTACTATTAACGGTAATGTCATCAGTGTCACAAACTTGAATGCAAGTAACATTAAATCTGGTACGCTGGACTGTAACAATATTACCGTTACCCACTTGCGAGCGGACAGTATTACAGTCGGCAAAATAAACGCAAGCCAAATCAACGGGTTGCCAGCCAGCCAGATTACCTCTGGGCAATTTACAACATCCAGAATTCCAGAACTGAATTGTTCCAAGATTACATCGGGCACCTTTGACCCTGTGCGCATTCCGGAACTGAGCTGCTCCAAGATTACTTCTGGAACTTTTGACCCTGTGCGCATTCCGAATTTATCTGCGAATAAGATTACGACAGGAACACTTTCCGCCAACCGAATTAGCGGCGGCACACTCTCCGGTATTTCCATTAGTATCGGGGGTCGTTTTCAAGTAAAAAGTGACGGGAGCATCTACATCTATGGCCGCGCCGGTAAATACACCGGATGGCACTCTGGCATTACCGATGCAATCCCATATATGAACAATACGATTGACCAATGGCTGATGTATTTCTTCCAGGGTATTTGTATTGGTTACGGTAATAACAAGTAAGAGTTGGAGGAAAAGATGAAGGCGGCAGCTTTGATTAAAGAGGTTCGTGAAAGTACACAGCATCTTTACGATTCCTATCAAAAATATCTGGAAACAGACGGGAAAATGGGGTTGTGTTGTTTTGACCCCGATTTGCTCGAAGAGCGATTGAAGAGAAGTGACAGAGACATCATTGAACAGGGTTTGGCAAAGGGTGTTTATATTGAGGATGCCGAAGAATACCTTGCCAAGCTTGGCCGGTGAGTCTCAGTGTGTAAGAAAGGAAAATATATATGATACAGGAAAAGATTAACAGAGCCTATGAGTCTCTGATGAAGCTGAACAATTTTAAGCTGCCTGTTAAAAAGGCGTATGCGGTATATAAGCTGGTTCAGGCGGCTGACAACGCATATCAGTTTGCCCTCTCGGAAGAGCGCAAGTATCTGGATGAGTTCCACGGTACGCTGAATGAGGATGGTAATATCACCTTCTTAACCCCCAGCGATTGCGCTGCATTCAAAGTAAAAGTAGACGAGCTGTGCAATATGGAAGTGGATATTGCAATCGATGTTGTAAAGCTGGACGAGAATGACCTCGGCGAACAAACACTTTCGCCTGCGGATATTTTTAACTTAGAGGGCTTTGTTGACTTCACATAATCACAAGGAGGTGGACTATGGCGTTTTGGGGAACTGAGTTCATTTTTGATGATATTCCCTGCTCCGAGTTCGGACTCATGGTTTACCACTTCGGTTCAAACGGGCAAGATGATGTGAGCTTCAAGAACGGAGAAATCATCGAGGATAGGATTCCGGGAAGATACGATGCGCTCACCTATGGGCTGGTGCAGAACCAGTCGCTGGAATATACGCTGGTCTTTGGGGCAAACATGGAGTCACTTGACGCAAACGCAAATCTGGATAGGTTTGAAGTCGAGGCGATTGCGGCATGGCTCACCGGACACAGCACAAGAAAATGGCTTGTGATTGTGCAAAATGATATGGAACCGTTTCGATACAAATGCACGATTTCAGAGCTGAAGCTGATAACCTACGGCGACTTACCCTGGGCTTTCTCATGTAAGGTTAGCTGTGATTCGCCATTTGCTTATACCTTGCCAGACGAATACATATATACAGTCAGTGGGCAGTCACAGGTTCGCCTATTCAACCGAAGCAGTTATAATGGTTTCTACAGGCCGAAGATGGAGATAACCATGTATGGAGGAGACGGCATCTCTATCCAGAACCTCTCGGATAACAACCGAACATTTCAGTTCAAAGAGCTGCCGGGAGGCAACTCTTTAACTATATATGTGGACAACAAGAATCAGGTTATCACAGACAGCATGGATTTGAACCTGTACCCATACTTCAACATGAAGTTCATGCGGCTTGTCAAGGGCGACAATCTGTTGAAGATAACCGGAAATGCCGAGGTGAAATTCATTTGTGAGTTCCCTGTGAACATTGGAGGGTAATGATGATTAACAATGTTTACAGTTTGCCGGAGCTTGACTTTGTCGGCGGCTCTTCTGAGGATTTGGTGTTTCATGTGTATTGTGATAAGACCAATCCAAAACCGTTTGGACTAACGGGCTGTACGGCAAACTTTTCTATTATCAACTTCGTAAACAAAAACGGTGCTCCTGTGGTTTCTAAAACCATGACCGTGCGTATGGACGAATCAGAGACTTTTTACAATATCCTGTTCGTATCACTTCAGCCGGATGACACCGTTGATTTGTTTGGAAAGTTTGTGTACCAAATCACGATTAAGGATATTGACAACAATGTAGATATTCCCCAGCAGGGCGTTATCTACATCCATAACAATATCAACAAGGAGTTTGTGCGAAGATAATCTTTGTTCTTAATCAGAAAATAGGAGGATAACCAGTTATGAATACAACTTACTTCTTAAACCTGGCGGCGGGCAATCTTTTCGGAACCAAAACAAGTCCAGAGATTCCCAGCAACTACTACATTGGCCTGAGCACTTCTGCTCCCAATGTTAATGGCACGAATGTGAATGAGCCCTCTACCTCCGCCGGTTACGCAAGGGTGAAGCTGACCACTCTGAGTGAGCCTGCATCCGGCGTTGTGACCAACACGCAGGCAATCAACTTTAATGAGAGTACTGCAAGCTGGGGCACCATTACCCATTTTGTCATTTATGACTCCGACACCGTCGGCGGCGGCAATCTTTTGATGTATGGCGTGTTGTCCACACCCAGAAGCGTTGAGACGGCAACCATTATGACCATCAAGGAAGGGTATTTAAGCCTGTCTGCCCAGAACCCTGCGTAACAAGGAGCTGATGCAATATGGTAAAGGAGTTTGATATTTATCTGAAAAGGCGCATCACTGAATGCGACCTTATCGTCTACTCCCTTCCATATCGTGACGGTCTCACGGCTACCAATCGCATCATTTTGGAAAGCTGCATTGAAAGCTATACCTTGCAAAAGTTTGTAGCGATGCAGTTCGGTTCCGAGCTGGTCTCGCACATTGACAAGATGATTAAGACTTGCTATGAGAGGCTGAACTGGGGTACGGCTATCAGTGCCGACGCAGTGTTTCAGACACACTACATCATGAACCCAGAAGCTGGCGCTGTTGAGCTGGCGGTTGAGGATATTCCGGCTTTGGAAACGATGTTTGCGGAAGCGGAGAGCTGCATGGTTTTGAATGCGGCTCCGCTTCTTGCAAATATTGCCAAGTCACTTGGACACGGGCATACAGCCATTGCGTTTGACGGTGGCGTTCGTGATACGCTGAAATGGGGTCTGATGTCCCCGGAGGACAGCATTGTGCTGGACGCTGTTGTATCTGGGACACAGGCAATCGACTATATCAAGGTGGATGCGCCAGTGGTGCTTGGAGCAGAGATGGTGAATCTCTGCTACCGTATAACGAGTACCGCAAGTATGGCTATGGAAATCGCGGCTCTTGTTCTTGGTACAGAGCTGCATTTCTCTTTTGGCCGGGCGTATGGCGGTATGGCTTTTGACGCAAAAGTGTCCAGTGAGCATTTGCGGAAATATGAACTTGTAGAGAACAACCTGCGTATTCTGGCAGATATCACAGAGTCCATCCGGCAGTTTATTGCCACGGATGGAACGGCGGTTGACATTAGCGTGAGTGCAAGCCCTATTTTGAAGCGTCATAGGCTGCTTGCTGAAATGGACGCAGACGAGCTTTCAGAATTTAACAACATGACGCTGGACGAAGTTGACTTTGTCATTCTATAGAAACGGAGGTGATATGAGTGATTTATATCAAGCTGGACGAGAGTATGAATCTCGTTATGACAGTGAATGAGCCGATTTATCGGGGCGATAACCTGAATCAGAAAATCGTTTATTTGATTCCGTTGCAGGTCGGCGAGGTGGATATGTTGGCTGCCACTCCGTATTTGAGCTACATTCGCGCAGACGGTGTAGCTGACATTGTTCGCCTGGAACGAACAGAGGAAAAGTATAAAGAGGCCTATTACCAGTATGTCTTCCCTGTATCTTGTCGGTTGAGCAAGTACCCCGGTGAGGTATGTACCTGGTTGCAGATTTTTTCCGGGACTCCATCTAACCCGACAATCGCCAAGAGTGGTGAATGCTTGCTGTATGTGGAAGATTCCAAAAACATGGATGACTACATTTGTGACCATCAGCTCTCAGCCATCTACGCTTTGCAGAAACAGACAGAAACGACAGAAAACGGTGTGGCAACCATCCGTGTGGAAATGGATAAAAAGGGTGATAACCTTGTTTACGACTCTGAGAAGAAGGTCTTGCAGATGTCATCCAACGGGAAGCGTGTTGGTGATGCCATCGATATGAGCGAGATGGTCAACGACGACGAGACGATTCATTTCGGAGATAAGAATAACGACCCGACAGCAGATACTGAAGCGGTTATTTATTTTGGCTAATGGGAGGTGAGATGAGATGGGTGTGAGGGTTGCATACGGCAAGAAGTCAAAGATTACAAGCGCGATTGCGTCTGGTGTGATACCAAAGGATAGTTTGATTATCACAAGCGACGCAGAGGAGTCAGAGTTGTTCTTCTATGACGCTGCCGGTAATATGAAGCGCATCTCTGAGCGCAAGCAGTTTGCGACCATTAGCGAAGCGCAGGCATGGGTAGATGCCTATGGCTGCGATGGAAATATTATTTCTGTGCATAACGGCTCTGACTGGGTGCCTTACATTGTTTCTGACGAAGGTGCATTAACCCCTGTTGGTTCCGGTGAAATCAGCGTTGAGGATATTAAAACCATTGACGGCGGAACGGCGCACGGTATTCAATGAGACCATTCTGCAAAATATTTTGAAGGAGGAAAGTTATGCCTAATAAAACTATGAAGACTAAAATTCAGGTTCGGCGTGACACCACGGCGAATTGGCTGACCAACAAAGATGTTGTGCCTGCCGCAGGCGAGCCCTGTTTTGACCTGGAACTGGGCACGCTCAAGATTGGCGATGGCGTCACCAGCTATGAGAATCTGAAGGAAATCAGCGGCGGACAGGCCGCACATTATGAGGGCGTAAAGGGTGACGGCGAGAGCGATACCGATGTTATCAGTCGCGTGTTGACAGCCGCTGGTGCCGAGGCTCAGAAGGACGATATCTTCGTCGTCAAGGCGCTGATTGCCGGTGGCAAGTATTCCTATACTGCCTATGTCTATGATGGCAGCGTGTGGGCTGCTATGGATGGCAACTATAGCGCAGAGAATGTGTACTTCGCCGATGACCTTACCTATACAGCAGCCATCGGCGTTCTGACCGTTCCCAGTTCCGGCTCTGGTACGATTGCTGCCTCCGGCAAGAATGTCAAGGATGTACTGGCCTCTATTCTGGCGAAGGAAAAGAATCCTACCGCTACCCAGCCTGCCGTGACGATTACCTGCAAGCAGATTGCTGCGTATGAGGTTGGTTCAAAAGTAACTCCCGCATACACTGCTTCTCTGAGTGCAGGCAGCTATACATACGGCCCCGCAACTGGCATCACGGCTACCGCATGGAGTGTGACGGATGGCGCTGCCACCAAGGATACCGCCTCTGGTTCCTTTGATGAGCTGACGGTTGGCGATGCTACCAGCTATGCTATTACCGCTACGGCGACTCACGGTGAGGGTGCTGTTCCTGTAACGAATCTCGGCAACGAGTATGCAGCCGGTAAGATTGCTGCCGGTAACAAGAGCAAGGCAACGGGCAAAATCACCGGTTATCGCAATAGCTTCTACGGTACGCTGGAGGCGAAGGACGGCGAGGTGAACTCTGCGCTGGTTCGCAGCCTGAGCGGCAAGAGCGGTAAGGCTCTGGCAGCTGGCAACAGCTTCAATCTTGCGATTCCTGTCGGTGCAATCCGCGTTGTGTTTGCTTACCCTGCCACGCTGCGTGATGTCAGCTCTGTGCAGGATGTGAACGGTATGAACGCCGAAGTCAAGACTGCTTTCACCAAGAGCGTCGTCTCTGTTGAGGGCGCAAACGGCTATCAGGCGATTGACTACAAGGTGTATGTGATGGACATGGCAAATGCCAACGATACCGCCAACACCTACAAGGTCACAATTTAACATGGAGGTGACGCATAATGGCTGATTTCGGTAAACTGAATTTTGCGGTTTCATTTAATCCGCAGACTGCGTTCCCTCTGGACGCACGGTATTACTTCTCTACCCTGGGTGCCGCTCAGGCTGCCGCCGCTGCCGCTGTTGAAGTTGGTAGTTCGGACGGCGTTTATTTTTATGGTGAGAATGTCTGCGTTGTGACTGACTCTGCCGCAGACCTGTATATCATCCAGCCGGATAAGACGCTGAAGGCCGTCGGTACCGTTGTGCTGGGCGATGACAAGTCCATCGAAATTGTTGATGGTAAGGTCACGCTGAAAGGATTCAATTCCGCCACCGCTGGTCAGCAGCCCCGCATCAACGCGGCTGGTACTGCGTTGGAATGGTACACGCCTGACACCAGCACCGTATCCGGTCTGGCTGACACGGTCGCAGGCCATACACAGGACATTCAGAATCTTCAGACCGGCAAAGCTGATAAGGCCACAACGCTGGAGGGTTACGGCATCACGGATGCTATGACCGCCACCGCAATCGCAGAGGCAATCCAGACGGCCATCGCCGCCACCGGTCATGCCAGTTTCAAGAAGGTTGGCACTGTACCCACAGCGGCTGAGGCACAGGATAATGTTCTCTATCTTGTGATGAATGCTGACACCGGATTCTATGACATCTACGCTAAAGTAGAAAATGAAGTCGTCCGTCTGGATGATGTGAGCGTCAATCTTGATGGCTACTCCACCACCGAGCAGATGAATGAGGCGATTGCTACTGCTATTGCCAACAAGGTTGACAAGGTGGATGGCAAGGGTCTTTCCACTGAGGACTTCACGACTGCGCTGAAAGAGAAGCTGGTTGCTCTCCCTGATGATGCAGAAGCGAATTTCGTCAAGAGCGTTTCTGACGAGTTTACTGTTTCTGCGGAAGGCAAGCTCGAAGTCAAGGAGGTCGCCCAGGCCAAGGTTACTGGTCTGCCTGATGCTCTTGCTGGTAAGGTCGATAAGGTCGAGGGTAAGGGTCTGAGTACCAATGATTTTACCGATGAAGCAAAAGCAAAGCTCGATGGCGTAGAAGCTGGCGCAAACCAGAACCTGATTGAAATCGTTAAGCTGAACGGCGCCGCTTTGGACATTTCCGAAAAGGCCGTCAATATTCCGGTTGCAGGTGCGACTGCGGGCGTTGTTACCAGCTCTGCCGATGAGAACAAGGTCGCCGTTGCGGAAGATGGCAGCATGGAGGTCAACAGCCTGAATATGAGCAAGCTGGTGCAGTCCGAGGGAGATACGCTGATTCTTGATGGCGGCAACGCTTCTGTGTAAGCAAGCACATCGTTTATGGGCGGGAGGTATATACTCTCCCGTCCTATCTTTATAACAATGAAGAAGGGTGATTTATATGGCTACTACTACTTTTAATACCCGCATTTCCCTGAAGTATGATACTTATGCTAACTGGGTTGAAAAAGACCCTGTGTTGCTGGCAGGTGAGCTTGCGGTTGTCGTTGTGCCTGCCGCCACCGGGGCTGTGGCTAAAGAACCTGCCATCCTGTTCAAGGCCGGTGACGGTTCTTCTAAGTTCAGCCAGCTGCAGTTTGCCGCTGGTCTGGCTGCCGATGTGTACGACTGGGCAAAGGCTGAGAATAAGCCGACTTATTCCGCCAATGAGATTACCGGCCTGTCCGACTACATCTCCGGCGAAATTCAGGACACTGATACCCAGTACAAGCTGGAGGTTGATGCGGACAATGCTCGCAAATTCCATCTGTATTCTCAGGCAAAGGGCGGTTCAACATGGTCTCTGGTAAGCACTATCACCATCCCCGATGAGACTGTTTATACATTGATTGAGGGTGGCGCCAATGGTACCGTTAAGTTCAATGGTACTGATGTGAAGGTGCATGGTCTGGGCACAGCTGCTTATAAGGATGAGGGTGCTTTCGATGCCGCCGGTGCTGCCACTACCGCATTGGACGATGCAAAGACATACGCCGATGGTAAAGACGCCGCTATCGCTGCGGCCAAGAAAGCCGGTGCAGACGCCCAGGCCGATGTGGACGCATTGGAAGAGCTGGTCGGTTCTCTGCCTGCCGGTGTGACTGCTACCACCGTTGTGGGTTATGTGGATGAGAAGGTCGGTGCTATTCCTGCGCAGACCGACTATACGGTTGCTGTTACCGCCTCTACACCCGAAGGCATCGCAAAGCGTTATAACATCAAGCAGACCGCAACCAATCTGGATGTGAACATCGATATCCCGAAGGATATGGTTGTGAAGTCTGGTACGGTTGAGACAAAGGCTGAGGCGGGTGCATGGGGCGAGGCTGGTACATACCTGCATCTGGTTCTTGCCAACGCTACTGAAGACAACATCTACATCAATGTTGGCAGCCTGATTGAGTATGTCACTTCTGGTTCCAAAGTTGGCGACCAGATTGTGATTGATGTTAGCGCCGACCATAAGGTAACTGCTACTCTTACGGAAGGCTCTGTGACTCTGGCACAGCTCCACGCTGATGTGCAGACCGCTATCGGCAAGGCTCATAGCCATACGAATAAGGCTGAGCTGGACAAGATTGTTACTGGCGATAAGGCAAAGTGGGACGCTGCTGAACAGAAGGCTCACGAGCATGGGAATAAGACTATTCTCGACGCTATCTCTCAGGATAAGGTCGATGCGTGGGACGGCGCTGTTACTAAGCAGCATGAGCACGCAAACAAGACTGTGCTTGACGGCATCTCCGCCGAGAAGGTTGCGGATTGGGACAGCAAGGCTGCTGGCAACCATGAGCACGATATTACCGAGTTGAAGCAGGCTTCCGGTTATATCATCTTCAACTGCGGCAGCGCCACTTTGAATATCTGAGACCCGATAAAATAAAAGCAACCCCGCCGTGTATGACACACGACGGGGATTTCGCTTAAAAGGAGGCTACCTACATGGCTGAATTTAACACACGAATCAGACTCAAACGAGATACGAGCGCAAACTGGACGAACAGTAACCCTGTCATTCTGGACGGGGAAATCATCATTGTCGATACGGCCAGCGGTAGCGTTCGCAGGAAGATTGGTGATGGGACAAAGACCTACTCACAGCTCCCGTTTGACGATGAAGACATCTACAATGCGCTTGCAGGGAAATGTGACGCAAGCGTATTTATCAATACCACTTTGGTGGCAGGCAGTTGGTCAAATGGTCAGCAGACGCTGACCGTTGCTGGGCTTGGCGCAGAGCAGAATGGTGTAATTGGCATTTCACAGAGTATTTCTGATGAACAATTTGCCGCAGCTGCGGAAGCCTGCCTGTATGTCTGCTCACAAAGTGCAGGCTCTATCACGATTGCGGCCAACGGAACAGTACCGGAATGTGACATTCCCGTTACCGTGATTTTGCTGTCTTAATGGGAAGGAGGCCTTTATGAACACGACAAACTATAACCTCTATCTTGAAGATGACAGCACGACACGCTTCCTTGACTGGCGCAAAAAGATGAACGGAACCGATAACTCCAATATGGTGAAAATCGATGCTGCTCTCGGTGAGAAAGCGAATAGCAGCGTGGCAGTGAATACAACTTTACTCGCCTCTGCATGGATTGGTGTCGAGGCTCCATACACGCAGGAGCTCACCGTAACAGGTCTTACGGCTTTACAGAATGGGACTATCTCGGTGGCGCACAGTGCCACGGCAGAACAGCGCGAAATTGCCAGAGAAGCAATGCTGTCTGTTATCGGGCAGGAGGATGGCAAGCTGACTATCGCCGCAGATGGTGAAATGCCCGAATTTGATATCCCGGTCTACATCATTTTGTTAGGTTAAAAGGAGGATGATTTCATGCCTATTTTATCAAATTTTCCCGGCGGAGCTGGCTCCGGCAGCGGTGGCGTGACGCTCGGCGCGGTTTCCAATATCAATGTGCTTGTTGCTTCAGGCAAGGTATATGTGAAATGGACTGACCCTTCCGATATTGTGGTATCGGGTTCTACGCTTGCAGCATGGGGTGGAACCTTGCTTGTGCGCAAGGCCGGTTCCGCTCCTAAGAGCCGCCGCGATGGCACTGTAGTGCTGGACAGCAAGACGAGAGATGCCTACAAAACATCTTATTTCTGCGACAGCGGTCTTTCCAACGGTGTTACCTACTACTATAAGTTCTTCCCTTATACCACAAATAATGCCTACACAGACAGCGAAGATAATGCATTTACAGCAACGCCTACCGTTCAGGTCACTGGCATTTCAAGCTGGAATGTGACAGGTATGACTGCATCAGAAGAAGCTGGCAACGGCAAAATGACTGTTAAGTGGACTGACCCCGCTGCAAGCATTACATCGGACGGTGTTACACTGGCAACATGGGAAAGCACTACGATTGTTGTTAAGGCTGATGGTTATGCATCCGGTAAGGACGACCCTGGGGCTGCGTTTACACGAAAGGTCACGACTCGCAACCAGTACGCCAATACGCCGCTGACCATTACAGGCCTGACGAACGGGACGACTTACTATATCAGTTTCTATCCCGAGACTACAGACGGTGGCATCAATACTTCTACATCTCAGCGGACTACCGGTAAGGCAAACCGTATTACCATTTCAGCAATCCCTTCACAAAGCGGTACATTGACCTATAACGGTAACAGCCAGTCTCCCACTTGGAGCAACTACAGTGCTACCAAGACCACCATTGGAGGCACCACATCAGGAACAAATGCTAATAATTACAACGCTACATTTACTCCGACTGCGGATTATCGTTGGTCAGATGGGAGCACCACGGCAAAAACAGTTGTGTGGTCAATCGGCAAGGCTGCTGGCTCTTTAAGCATTAGCCCTACCTCCATTACGCTGAATGCCTCCAACAGGTCAAAAACGATTACCGTTACGCGGGCTGGTAACGGTGTTGTCAGTGCGAGTTCCAATAATACGGGCGTGGCAAAGGTGACCGTTTCCGGCACGACTGTTACGGTTTCCAGCGTGAATGACACGACTGGTAATGCGACCATTACCATCAGTGTTGCGGCTGGCACAAACCATACCGCACCCGCCAGCAAGACCTGCGCTGTGACTGCATCCTTCAAACCTACGGCTTCCACTGCGGCTACTTCTGGCGTGAATTATACATCCGGTCTTTCCGGCGTAGCAGCATCGGATGTAACGCTGTTTGCTGAGGCAATCTCTAACAACAGTAGCATCACAAACGCGACATCCACGGTGTACATTGATTTCGGCAGCGTTCATCGTAAGGTCAGTGTTGGCGACCAGGTGACGCTCGCCCTGAATGGTACGAATTACACCTTTGATGTAATTGGTTTTAACCATGATACGCTGACAACATCTACCGCGTATGGTGCTACCACTAAGACCGGCAAGGCTGGTATCACATTCCAGATGCATGACCTGTTTGCAACGACCTATGTGATGAACAGTTCTAACACAAACAGCGGCGGCTGGAAGAGTAGCGCTATGCGCACCTCGACGATGGCGACTATGAAGGGGTATCTGCCCGCAGCATGGCAGACAGCCATCAAGCCGGTCAATAAAGTTTCCGGCACTGGCGGCGGTTCTTCAAGCGGTACGGAAACAGTCTCCGACAGCTGCTTCCTGCTGGCCGAAATCGAAATCTTCGGTTCCACCACCTATTCCGTTTCTGGAGAAGGAACGCAGTACGCATATTACAAGGCAGGCAACTCGAAGGTGAAGAACAAAGGTGGCTCCGCTTACTACTGGTGGGAGCGTTCTCCTTTTTCTGGCTACAGCTATTATTTCTGTAGTGTCGGCAGCGGCGGCAACGCCAACTATCACTACGCCTACACCAGTATTGGCGTCGCTTTCGGCTTCTGCGTCTAACCTCTCCACCCCGCCGCATTTGCTTTGACGCAGAATGCCCAGTGCGCAAACAAGGGCAGCCCGCTCTCCCCGGTCAGGGGAGACGGCTGCCCGTATGCCGCATTGTGTAAGGGGTACACCCCTTGCGGTTAGAGGTGTGGGAATCCCATTCGCATAAGTAAAACGGAAGAAAAGGAGGAAAGAATGTCCGTATATAAATCAAAGCGCAGTACGAGCGCAATCCAGTATGTCGAGAACGCACGGCAACTACAGGTGTTTACCATCAAGAATTGCGTGAAGTTCCCCAAACGATATACCTATATTGTCGTGCAAAAAATTGCGAATCTTGTGGAAGACATTGACACCCATGTGCGCGTGGCAGAATCAATGATGCCGACCAATCTGCATGAAGCACAGCTAAAGCGTGATGAGCTCACTTACACTTTCGGCTTGCTCAACAGCTTGGATGATAAGCTTCAGCTGATGTATGACATCGTTTCAGACAACCCGAATTTCAAGACGGAGTTTAAGTGGTTGCCTAACGCCATGCTTGAATGGGGTCGGCTCATCCAGAAGGAGCGTGACCTTATTACGGGCGTCAAGAAGGCAGACCGGAAACGGTTCAAGGAAAAATTCAAGGAATACGAAGATAACAGTATTCCGACAAATTAAGTTACTCTAAGGTCAAGTCTCGTCTTGTTGTGTTCTGTGGGCTTTTGGGCTGCTGTGGTGGCTCCGCTAACAACTGGTGGGAGCGTTCTCCTAATTCTGGCAACAGCAATAATTTCTGTAATGTCAACAGCAACGGCAACGCCAACAATAACAACGCCAACAACAGTAATGGCGTCGCTTTCGGATTCTGTAGGTCTATAGGTCAATCAAAGTAACCCTCGTGGCGAAATTTGTACTTCTGCAGAAGGGAGACTTGTTCCTGTAGCATAGTGAAATATGCTCAAAACAGTGTGTCGATGATATGCACCGGATGACGCTTCTTGCATGGCCGATGAATACGGGAATAGTCGGTTTCATGGTGCGGACTACGCAGTTAGAACTCCCGCCTACAATAAGACTGTACGGCACACCCAATTTTCTTGTATATAAGGGATGAGGTATGAACAGTAAGGAAAGACATGAAATTAGATATCAGCGCAGAGTGGCGGCTCGTCAGGCGAAAAGGACTGCCTACAGTGAAAGCTTTGGCCGTTATGAAGATGTGTTCTCCTATGAGCACCTTTATCAGGCGGGCAAGAACTGCTGCAAAGGGGTTATGTGGAAGAACAGTACACAAAGCTATATGAGCCGCATTACCACGAACACCGCCAGCACGCATGACGCATTGTTACGCAGAGAGTTCAGGAGCCGTGGCTTCCATGACTTTGACCTAATTGAGCGCGGAAAACTACGGCATATTCGGAGCGTTCATATCTCCGAGCGCGTAGTGCAGAGATGTCTTTGCGACAATATACTTGTCCCTGTGTTTTCTCACTCATTTGTTTTTGATAACGCCGCAAGTCTGAAAGGCAAAGGTGTTGATTTTGCTATGGACAGGCTGGATAGGCACTTGCATAGATTCTATCGAAAGTTTGGCGTCGAAGGCGTAGAATCTGGCGGTGTTCTCACGGGCGATTTTTCCGATTTCTTTAACAGTGCGCCGCACTCTATTATCTATAGAGAAGCGGAACGCAGGATACATGACGATGATGTGCGTCGTATTGCCTGCCAGTTCATGGAGGACTTCGGAGATGTTGGTTTTGGACTTGGCAGTCAGGTGTCGCAGATAGATGCGCTTATGGTCGCAAGCCCGCTTAACCACTTCATAAAGGAACAGCTACACATCAAATACTATGGAAGATATATGGATGACTTCTATCTGATACATGAGAACAGAGAATATCTGAAATATTGCATGGAGGAAATCAGAAAGAAGTGCAAGGAATACGGATTTGTTTTGAACGAGAAGAAGACAAAGATAGCGCCGCTGCGCAAGGGAGTCAAATTCTTGAAAACGAAGTTTTTTCTGAATGAAACCGGTGCGGTCATTCGCAAGATGAACCGAAAATCACCGGTCAAGATGCGGAAGAAGCTCAGAATATTCCGAAGGTGGATAGATGAAGGAAGGTTCACTATCACAGATGTAGAGACAGCCTATCAAAGCTGGCGCGGACATATGATTCGTGGAAACAGCACGCTTGTCTTGCGGAAGATGGATGCTTTCTACAACAGTTTATTCAAGAACAAGGAGGATTCAGGACATGGTAAAGTTTCTGAAGAACGGCAGCTTGCTCGCGCTTGTTGAGCAGCCGAACTGGGTCTACCTGCAGGAGAACGGCGCCTATGGCCTGTGTGATTATGAAAACGCACAGGGCGTCGCTATCAATGGTATCGTCTATAATCTTGCTGGAAACCTCATCAGTGAGAACGGCGAAGTCGATTTCAAGGATATTCCCAGCGGTGAATATATGATGCAGCAGGATAAGGTCGCCGCGCAGAATGCAGCAAATTTGGACTACCTTTCCATGATGACCGGCTATGACCTGCCTATGGAAGAGCAAGCTGAAGCGCAGGCTGTGAGCGTAGGCGACATTGAGGGTGAAGCTGTCTACGATGACACGGTGGATGACCCGGCCTATGTTGCTACGGAAGAGGAGGAAAACGCCAATGAATGAGCACAGTGCAAGATTTGAAAAAGTCAAAGGCTACTATGACCGTGGCCTTTGGAACCGGCAGATGGTGATGAATGCCGTTGGCAAATGGATTACAGCTGAGGAAGCAGAAGAAATCCTGAGCGGTGGAAATGTGTAAGAAATAAAAAGTGGGAGCCGTGCTACACCAGCAGGCTCCCACAATGCATTTATGGCATATAAAACTTGGCTTTTATACAGAAGGTGGTGATTAACATGAGAATGTCCAAAAGAGAGTATCAGCTTAAGATGGCTGAGATTCGCAGAGAAAATGTTCAAAAGCAGTACAAGCAATCACTCCGCGAAGAAAAACGGAAATATGATACCAAGCGCATCGAAACAAGCAAGCTGCTTGCTATTTACCTCTTCGTGTTATTTAACGCCGTAATGATTTATGCGATGGCGGCTATGTGGGTACTTCATGATTTAACCTATCTCGGTGTCCTTATCACCGACATTGCCGCACAGGTTCTCATCTATGCGATTTATTGCCTGAAAGCGTATTGTGCGAAGAAGCAGAGCGAAAATGTGAAGCTGCGTAGAGAACGCTACGCTGGCATATCTGGCGAAGAGAATAACGGGTCATTGAATGAGATTCTTTCCGCTGGCGCTGATAGCACCGAGCCAGTGCCGTTTACAAACGGTGCAACCGTCAATGTATATGATTACGGTGCCGACAATGGCTCCGTTGGATAACGGACAAAGGAGTGATGTATCGTGGCGTTTAAGATGCGAACCAGCAAACCGGAAGCTGGTAATAAGTATTACATAACCAAAGCAAATGGCGGCTACTCCGACGCCATTAAAGGCAGTCCCACAGATAAGGACTGCGATGTCCTTTCTAACTGTGTAGGGTATGCTTACGGACGATTTAACGAAATTGGCGGGTATGGATACTGCAAGTACCTAAGACCCGTGAATGCAGAGAACTTCATTCAGTATAAGGGAACCTCTCTTAAAACAGGACAGACACCGAAACTTGGCGCTTGCATGGTCTGGCAGAAAGGCGCTACACTGAACGGCTCTGATGGGGCGGGTCATGTTGCTATTGTTGAGAAGGTCGTAAGTGATACGGAGGTCTATACATCCGAAAGCGGATGGGGCAGTTCCAATCCGTTTTGGAACAAGACAAGAACAAAGGGAAACGGTAACTGGGGTCAAGGAGCTGCGTACAAGTTCCTTGGCTTTATTTATAATCCGGCTGTTTCAGATGAGAAACCGGTCACTACCGTTCCCTCGACAAGTGGAGGAAAAATGAAATACAGTTCAACGAATAGACCGTTGGAATGCATGATGACCCAGAGTACTTGCTACAAAGGGACAAGCACCATGACCGTCAAAGGCGTTCTTTGGCACAGCACCGGTGCAAACAATCCGAATTTGCGGCGCTATGTCCAGCCGGATGATAGTGCTGCAAACAGAGCAGAGCTTTTGGCACTTCTCGGAACAAATGGGAACCGAAACGACTGGAACCATATCAACCGTCAGGCTGGCCTGAATTGCTGGATTGGTAAATTGGTGGACGGGACTGTCACTACAGTACAGACTATGCCGTGGAATTATCGCCCGTGGGGCTGCGGCTCTGGCAACAAGGGTTCCTGTAACAATGGTTGGATTCAATTTGAGATTTGTGAAGACGGTTTGAACGATGCTACATATTTCAACAAGGTCTACAAAGAGGCCTGTGAAATTACGGCATACCTTTGCAAAATGTTCAATATTGACCCAAACGGCACGGTAAATATGAATGGTGTATCCGTTCCTACAATTTTATGCCATGCAGACAGTCATGCGCTTGGGCTTGGCTCTAACCACGGCGATGTCAACCACTGGTTCCCGAAGTTTGGTAAGTCTATGGCGACGGCTCGTGCCGATGTCGCTGCGCTAATGAAAACCTCTGGTAGCGTTGCACCTACACAGCCGACAAACCCGACCACGCCTACAACCAGCGCATTTAAGGCGGGAGATGTTGTCAAGATTATCGGCACACAGTATTACTCCGGTCAGTCAGTTCCTGGCTGGGTTCGGGCAAAGAACTGGATTGTGCATTCTGTAAGTGGAAATCGTGTTGTTATCAACAAAAGTGAGGACGGTAAAAACTCCATTATGAGTCCGTTCAAGGCCTCTGACCTTGCGCTGGCAAACGCAAAACCGACCACGCCGACAATACCGTCTACTTCGTCCGCTCCTTCTGGTAATACAAATGAGGAAATCATTTGGAGCTTCTTGCTTGGCAAGATTGGGAACGAATACGGTGTTGCAGGTATGATGGGCAATCTCTATGCCGAGTCTGGATTACGCCCTGACAACCTCCAGAATGCCTATGAGAAGCGGCTTGGATATACAGATGCTTCCTATACCGCCGCTGTTGACAATGGCACATACAAAAAATTTGGGACTGATAGCGCAGGCTACGGCTTGGCACAGTGGACATATCACACAAGAAAGAAAGCGCTACTTGCTTTTGCGCAGAGCAAGAAGAAGTCTGTTGGAGATTTGGGTATGCAGCTTGAATTCCTGTACAAGGAATTGAGCGAGAGCTATAAGGGCGTTTTTGCCGATTTGAAATCCGCCAAGACCATTCTTGCCGCATCCAATTCCGTGCTGATGAAATTTGAGCGTCCTGCGAACCAGAGTGCGGCAGTCCAGAATAAGCGTGCGGCATACGGCCAGAAGTTCTATGACAAATACGCAGGCAAGACTCCGGTTGTGCCCGAACAGAAACCTTCTGCGGTTCCGTATCGTGTGCGTGTTACGGCGGATGTACTGAACATTCGCAAGGGTGCCGGTACGGGATACGCCGTGGCCGGTCAGATTAAGGGCGGTGGGGTTTATACCATCGTCGAAGAGAAAGACGGAGCTGGCGCCAAATCCTGGGGAAAGCTTAAAAGCGGCGCTGGATGGATTTCTCTTGATTATACAAGCAGAGTATAACACTTTGCCAGAAAAAGAAATGGAGGTACGATTATGGATTGGTTGGAGATTCTGAAGTACATCGCAGCAATCGCTTCCGGTCTGGCAGCCGCCATTCCTCTCGTTATTCAGCTTGTGAAATACATCAAGCAGGCTGTCAAGGAGAAGAACTGGGGCGTCGTCCTGGACAAGGTTATGAAGCTGATGGAGACTGCCGAGACTAAGTTCAAAGACGGTGCAGAACGAAAAGAGTGGGTTCTGGCGATGCTCAAGGCGAGCGCAGATGGCATTAACTACGACATTGATTATGACGCAATTGCCGACATGATTGATAGTCTGTGCGACATGAGCAAGGTAATTAACCCTGCCACACCCGCAAATAAGGTTACTGCCAAGAAGGAAGAGGGGAAGTAACTTTATTCAGGAGGCGCTCGTATGACTGACCAGGAAACTGTTATGCTCATTGAGACGGAACAGAGATGTAAGTCCAATACGCATAGAATTGATAATCTGGAAAATGAGCTGAAGGAAATCCAAAGCGAACAGAAAGCTATCTACAAGATTGCTACTTCTGTTGAGCTTATTGCACAGCGTGTCAGCAACATTGAAACGAAGGTGGACGACACAAACAGTAAAGTCGATGCACAGGTGAAAGCTTGGCAGGAAACCGAGCGTAAGTTGTCGGAAAAGGTCAATGAAACTGAGAACAAACCGTACAAGCAGATTGCCAGCAATGTGAACTCTATCAAAGTTGCAGTTATCACCTGTATCTGCACTTTGCTTGTGAGTGGTATCATCGGTGCAATCGTCATGTTTGGCAAATAATTACCCGAGGATATTTTGTGGGTGTGAATATTCTCAGTTGAGGAAATGTGCGAAAATGAATTAGGGCAGGAACGGAGTAATTTTCGAACCTGCCCTATTTTTTTTGCGCTATTTATTTGTGGGGTCAAAGTGTGCGTTCGCTTTGAAATTGTTTAACTGTCCATTATAAATTCAGCTTTTGAATGTTCACTTATAACAGCGTTGGTTAATCTAAACAGCGGTCTTATAAACGAACATTTCTATGTATGCGCCTCGGATTGAGTAGTTTCACGAGGCTTAAAAGATGTTGTATGTTGATTGTATAGCTAATCCGTTTCTTTCATTGGGAGTATCCCGTTATTATAACGAATAAGTTAGAAAGCAACATGAAGCCTTTATCATTTGAGGCGGTATGGCAGCACGCGAAAGACCTGCTTATTCTTGGTTCCTCATGGGTAGCCGATGCTACCACAGTCGAGGATAGACACATTACGCGAATTATGCTCACAAACTGCATGGTTCGCTCTACAAAGGAAAGGAACAAGGTTTTCCTCATTCCGACATGGCTATTCATTGTACAAAAAGAGAGCGCCTTGGACGGGCATATTTTACCATCCTATATAGCAATCAATGCGTTAGATGGATCCCGTGTTGAAATGCACAATAATTTTTCCTAAGAAATATATTGAATGGGAAAGATAGCCTCTTTATGCCGGCGTGTTCAACATATTGATCTGATCTGGCGGAGCAAAAAGTGACAGGCAACCTAAAAAAGGCAAACGCGCGCCATGAGCAAGTGGTGGATAAGCGCCCTTGCGGCCTTCGCGGCTATCGCGATAATAGTCGCGGTAATTGTGGTGAGTAAATTTGCGAGAATGATGAGGATGAAATAGCTGTATGGTTGTGTCGGTTATTAGTATATAAAAAATACGCTTTTGGCGACAGATTTTCCCGCGTCAGCGTGTCTTATATATAGCGAAAAAGGAGGTGGTTCCATTGAAGGAATAAAAAAGCCCTTGCAAGTCATAATTTGAGCAAGCTCATTGCCATTTGGTAATGCAGAGTTGCAAGGGCTAAACATGAATATACCTGTTCTTGCCCAAAACTCAAAGATTTAGAAAGGAGAAGGATATGAAAAAAATAATTGCAATAGCTCTTGCGCTGGTAATGATCTTTGCATTGGCCAACGTTGCACTTGCATTTGAGGCATCTGATTATACTCTTGGCGCGAATAGCACAACGCCGGCGAGGGCACTCAAGAACATATCACGCGAGTTTTCTGCTTGGTACGCATCTGGAACGTTTGGTGGTAACAGCAGTAAACGGCTTACAGTAAGGCCCTACAAGGCAGGATCTACCACGGCGATAGCAAGCCATGCCTATACATTTACAATAAGCCAGGTATCCGGCGGGCATGACTACACAACGCTTTATAGTAGTTTGGATGTGTATGCGAATACTAATGGTGGAGGCGCAAGCCTTACGGGATACTGGAGTTTCTAGTTAGATAAGCGTCGGCTAATCGTCAATATAATATGGCGATTAGCCACACTATACAATCACGGAGGATAGCTTTATGCCAAATAAACCCAATAAGTATCGATTGCACGTAGGAACCTTAGCTTTAGTTGTTTTATTGCTAATCCTGTCTGCCTGCCAGCCCACGCCTGAAAAAGAACCTGTTGTTGTTAAGACGGAGGACTACGTAGCAGAGGCTATACAGCCGAAAGATGGAACTCATGATAAATACGATGCACCGAATAACGTGGAATTCCATAATGAAATAAGCGGATTAGATTTGACTATAAATGCGCCTGTAGTTATACCTCAAACAGATGTATATCCGGTTGCGGAAATTGAAAAAGCGGCGTTTGATGAAACATATTACCGGAATGTGATGCGATTCTTTTATCCGGACGAGCAGTGGGTAGAAACTCCCCAAGAAACGAAACGGGATATTCTTGAAAGAATGTCTTATTTGACGTCTCTAGCGGAAGAGAGCGATACTGATATAGCCAATGAACTTATAGAATTGCAACAACGGTTAGCAACAGCTCCCGATGACAGTGCAGCTATTCCCTTCTCTTTCAATGATTTGCCGGGAAAGACTTTTTTTGAAGCATATCACTACAATGAAAATACGGCGACATACGCTGTTTTAGTTGCACAGATGAATGGCAATACCTATCAATATAGACGTGATAGTGATTCATACTGGGTGCGAGAAAGCAATGCGGAGACTTTAGAACAGAAAAATGATTTTACATCCACCAACCCCAAATTGGAAAGCGAATCTGCGATGGAAATTGCCCAAGATGCTATGAAAAATTTAGGCGCGGACTCAAACATGAAGTTTTCTTTTATGGAAAAGGCGATTGCATATAACGACAAAGGCCTGCAAGGGATCGGATGGATTATTTTCTTTATTCGTGATTGCGGAGGATTACAGGCTACCTACATGGATGAATGGCGAATATGGAAAGGCAGCCCGCCGCCAAGCAATGCTGCGCCTTGGGAAAGCGAGTATATGTATATTATTGTAGATGAGAATGGTAAGATCGCACAGTATGATGTTCGTGGAGCTGGCGAGCAAGTAGCTATTATTGCTGAAAACACCCAGCTTATGCCTTTTGATGATATTTTGGATCGGATTAAGCAGCAGCTTGTCTATAATCATGCTTATCAAGAGAATCACGTGGAAGAGTATTCGGTTATGGTCAACGAAATCCGGTTGGCGAGTGCGTTGATAAATGTTAAGGATCGTCGAGACATAGGTCACCTCGTTCCAACGTGGGAAGTGATGTATGAGTTTCACGAACGCCTTAAAGGAGAGAATGAGCCCACTGTTTACCACTGCCGTGTTTGTTTGAACGCAATAGATGGTAGTTATATTGAACCCAAGGCATATATCGGCAGGATAGCACAATGACTGCTTGGATTCAAATGCATTGATTTGATCTGGCGGAGCAAAAAGTGACAGGCAACCGAAAAAAGGCAAACGCGCGCCATGAGCCAGTGGTGGATAAGCGCCCTTGCGGCCTTCGCAGCTATCGCGATAATCGTTGCGGTGATTGTGGTGAGCAGGTTCACACGGATGATGAGGATGAAGTAGACGGGCCTGCCGCAACCGCAGCGAAAACCCGAAAAGGAGGAATAACAGATGAACGCAATTAAGCCCGGCACTAAAACGCGCCTGAGAATGCTTTTTTCTGTGCTTCTGTGCGCAATTATTATCGGTGCAACCCCGAGGGTAATGCGTGAATTCTATTATCGCGGGGCTTTTATCCATTATCGAGGTATATTAAGGCTCGTATTGCTTATTATGCTTCCTCTTTTGCTGCTGAGCTATATCGCTTTTATTTCGGAATTAAAACAATCACAAAAGAAATTGATGCTGAATGTGCTCCGGTGGTATGGTGTGATACTTTATTGCGCCATATTGGGCTTTGTATTTTTCGGGGGAGACCGGCGCGATTACGACTATTCAGGCTTGACGCCTAATTATATTCCTTTTTCGTCAATAGTAAAATCCATCAGGGGATTCCAAGTAGACGGCGATTGGAAAAATTTGATAGAAATATTCGGAAATCTAGTGCTGCTTTCTCCCTTTTCCTTTTTATTGTCATTTAAGGTGCATCCCGAAAAAAGATATACGTTTTGTTTGCGCTGCTGATTGCGTTGGTATGCATAGAGACAGCGCAGCAGGTTTTGATCGTCGGGGTTTTTGATGTTGATGATATTATACTGGATTTTATCGGAGCAGGGTTCGGCATCCTTGCCCAAACAGCAGCCGCGTGTTTTATAAAAAAACGAATGAGAGAATAGCCGTGTTCATAAGCCGACGGCGGATAAGCGCACCGCCGGCCTTTGCGGGTATTGCCATTATTGCTGCGCTTATTGTGGTCGGCAGGTTTACCCGGATGGTGAAAATGAAGTAGGCCCATGGGTCGCAGCAGATATTTACTGTATGGCGAGTCGTCTTATTGCTTAAAGGGCTAAGACACGGCAAACAAGAATCATTGCTGTGTATTATCAAAAATGTGCGAATGGCAGGTGTTTTGTGGACTGCTATATTAATGCTTTTCTATCCACCTCAACAGTTTACTGGTTAATGCCGGGATTACTGTTGGGTTTCTTAGGATGGTAATCGAGTCCGTATCGTACACGGGCAAGATTAGACAGCCGGTTGAAGAACCAATAGCATCAATTGAATATCACGAACGGAGCATGATGGTATCGATAAGAACCAAGCATGCTCCTTTTATATCTATTCGGGCTCCTCCCGCCCCGTTTCAGCAACCTTTTCACCCACGACTGAAACGGAGGAAACATATGATATTGATCAATCTCCGGATTTACTATCCGGTGTTATATAGGCAGGACGTTTTCTGCGAGGTTCCCGAGCAGGTAAAGCTGTTATTGGAAGAATTGAAGCGGCTTGAACATGCGCAGGATGAACGGCGCAGATACCACGGTGAGTGCTTAGCATTTATTGAGACTGTTACCGATTTGGAGATGGAGCTGCCATCCTTGGAGGAAATATACATGAAAACGCAAAGGTATGAAGCTCTCTATAAAGCAATGCTGAAGCTGCCGGTCAAGCAGATGCGGCGGATATACGCGCATTTCTTTCTACGATTGAGCGAGACTGAGATTGCTCGCGCTGAAAGAGTGAGCATCGCGGCGGTATCCGCTTCCATCGCACAAGGGCTTCGACATCTTAGACAGTACTTGAGCAAAGAGTGA